ACAGACGGAGCCGCACGCACTACTTTACTTGCAAAAGGACTCCTAGATAATAATAACCCTCTTCTTATTGCTAACAGTGATCAGTTTGTTGAATGGTCTCCAAAAGATATCATGTATAGGGCTGTAACAGATAAAGTTGATGCAGGTATATTGACTTTCAAATCTTCTCATTCTAAGTGGTCTTATGCTAAACTTAGTAAAAACGGATATGTTGAGAGGGTAGCTGAAAAAGAAGTTATTAGTGATGATGCAACTTGCGGTATTTACTATTGGAAACACGGTAAAGATTATATAAAATATGCAGAGCAAATGATTAGCAAAAACATTCGGGTTAATAATGAGTTTTATGTATGCCCCGTTTTCAATGAGGCTATTGCAGATGAGAAACGTGTAAAAACTTTTCCTGTAACTAAAATGTGGGGACTGGGCACACCCGAAGATCTACAATTCTTTCTAGACAATCACAAATGATAGATATCTGTTATAAAACTACAAAAACAAGAAGATTTTAGAGGCTTAGAAACAAATATTGCATATTGGTGAAATATGGAAAAACAAGATATTATAAGCATTGTGTCAGATTATATTAAAGAAAAACAATCAAACAAAACTTGGATTGCAGGTAAAGATATTGTTAATTATGCTGGTCCTTATTTTGATACTACAGAATATGAAGAAGCACTAGATTCTTTACTTGATGGATGGCTTGCAATGGGTAATAAATCTCTTAGATTTGAGAATTTGTTTCCCAAACATTTTGATAAAAAATATGGTATACTAACTAATTCAGGTTCAAGTGCTAATCTTTTAATGATGTCCTCTCTAACATCAAAAAGAAAATATAATTTACCTAAAGGTACTAAAGTATTAATGCCCGTAGCAGGATTCCCTACTACTCTAAACCCTACTCTACAGGTAGGGTTTGAACCTATATTTCTTGATATAGAAATCGAGACATTAAATCTTGATTTAACAAAGGCAGAAGATTTAATAAAGAAACATGATATAAAGGTTATTACTTTTGCTCATGTATTGGGCAATCCACCTAATATGAATGATGTTATGGATCTAGTTAAAAAGTATAATCTTCTATTGCTTGAGGATTGCTGTGATGCTTTAGGTAGTACATATGAGGGAAAGAAACTAGGGTCTTTTGGTATTATGGCATCTTGTTCTTTTTATCCTGCTCATCATATTACAATGGGAGAGGGTGGATTTGTTGCATGTAAAGATTATGAAACTGAAGTTGTACTCAGATCATTGCGTGAATGGGGAAGAGGTTGTTATTGTGTAGGTGCTAAAGCGAATGCTTTAAAATGTGGAACATGTAATCAAAGGTTTTCTTATTGGGTTCCATCTATGCCAGATCAAATTTTTGATCATAAATACGTATATGATGAAATAGGATATAATTTAAAACCTATAGAAATACAAAGTGCATTTGGATTGGCTCAATTAAAGAAGATTGATAAGATCATTGAATTAAGAAAGAAAAATTATAAACTTCTATTTGATATTTATTCAAAATATGAAGAATTCTTCCATTTACCAAGAGCACAACAAAACAGTGATCCAAGTTGGTTTGCATTTCCTCTTACAATAAGAGACAATGCACCATTTACAAGAACAAAATTTGTTGAATATCTAGAAGATAATCTTATTCAAACGAGACCTTATTTTGCGGGTAATCTATTATTGCAGCCAGCATATAGTCATTTAATGGATACAACCACTGCAAAAACCGAATTCCCTGTTGCAACAAAAGTTATGTGTGATACATTTTTTCATGGAACAAGTCCAGTTCTAACAGAAGAACAAATAGATTATATCGGTGAAAATATTGATTGTTTTTTTAGAAAACTAATATGAAAAAGATAGTTTATGTTACAGGATGTTTAGGTTTTATAGGTTATCATATTACTAAAACATGCCTAGAAAAAGGATGGTTTGTGAGAGGTATTGATTCAGGTACCTATGCGGCTAATTATAATTTTCTTGATGTTTTATATAAATATAAACAGTTTGTTTATGAGAAAAAGGATATTAATGATTTAAATTATCTCTATGAATGCGATTATGTGATTAACACTGCGGCAGAAACACATGTAGATAATAGTATCATGAATAGTGATGTATTTCTAAATAGTAATGTTAATGGTGTTCATCATCTATTAAAATTGATAACACAACAACCTAAATTTAAAATTCCTATATTCTTGCACTTCAGCACTGATGAAGTTTATGGAGATATACATCAAGGTTCACATGTAGAAACTGATCCCTTAAATCCTAGTAATCCATATTCAGCAACAAAAGCAGCTGCTGATATGTTAATCAGTGCTTGGTCCAGAACTTTTAATATCCCTTATGTAATTGTACGTCCAACTAATAATTATGGAATTGGTCAATATACTGAAAAATTCATCCCCCATACCATCAAGTGCTTAGCATTGGGAAAACAAGCACCTTTACATGATAATGGATATCCTCGTAGAACATGGTTACATGCTAGTGATACAGCAGCAGCTATAATTACAATTATTGAAAGCGGAGAAACTAATGAAATTTATAACATCTCTGGCAATTATGAAGAGATGAATCTAGTTGTAGCTCAAAAAATAATTCAATATATGGATCTACCAGGTGATATAAAACAATATCTAGATTTTTCAGTTAATCGTCCAGGTCAAGATGTACGATATTCTATTAATGATAATAAGTTAAAGAAATTGGGTTGGAAACCTGAAGCAAATTTTGACGAAAAACTAAAAGAGTTAATAGATTTTTATAAACACAATTTTGTTTGGTGATCTTATGATAAACTTATTTGGTAATGGCTTTATCGGAAAAGAATATGCAAATAGATATCAAGTATCGATCAATGATAGAGATGATCTAATACCTAGATCTAGTGATATTCTTTATATGATTAGTACAATACATAATTACAATGTATTCACTGATCCACATTTAGATATAAATACAAATTTAAATGTGTTAATAGATGTATTAGAGAATGGAAGAAAAAAATATGGTAGTGATTTTACTATAAACTTTATAAGTTCTTGGTTTGTTTATGGTAATACAGATTTACCTGCTACTGAAAATAGTGAATGTCATCCTCGAGGATTTTATTCAATAACTAAAAAAGCAGCGGAAGATCTATTACAATCTTATTGTAATACATTTTCTATTAAGTATAGAATAATGAGACTTTGTAATGTTTTAGGTAAAAATGATAATAAAGTGTCTATACAAAAAAACGCATTCCAATATCTTATTGAAGAATTAAAGAATAATAGAAGTATAGAACTTTATGATTATGGAAGATTTTATCGAGATTATATGGATGTTAGTGATATTGCAAGAGCAATACATATAGTAATCGAAAGAGGAAATTTGAACGAGATTTACAATATTGGAACAGGTGAACCATATCTCTTTAAAGAGTTAATTGATTATGTGATAGATAAAACTAAAAGTACCTCCATAGTGAAACATATTCCACAAAAAGAATTTCATGCCAAGGTACAAGTTAAATCTATGTATATGGATACAACAAAACTTAAATCTTTAGGTTTTGTTCCCTCTAAAACTTTATTTGAAACTATTGATGATTTATTATGACTAATCCACAAGTAACTATCATTACAGCAACAACTTGCTCTCAGTATCTTAAACAGAACTTAGAATCAGTTCAAAATCAAACATATAAAAATATCCAACATCTTATCTTTATAGATGGTAAACATCATGTAACAAAAGCAGATTTTGATCTAGATCTAACGCAAGATGTAATCATTTTACCTTATGCAACAGGTACAGATAATTATAATGGTCATCGAATGTATGCTGCAGGGACTTTTCTTGCAAAGGGTGATTATATTATCTATTTAGATGAGGATAATTGGTTAGAACCTAACCATGTAGAAAGTTTGATTGAATGTACTAAACCTAATACTTGGTCATGTTCTCTTAGAAAGATTACGGATATGGAAGGCAATTTCATCTGTAATGATGATTGTGAGAGTTTGGGTAACTGGGAATCAGTCATTGGTGATTATTTTGTAGATGTTAATTGTTATTTTTTACCTAAGATACTTGCTATTCAGTTAGCACCTTTATGGTATAGAAGAGCGAGGCATCCACAAGAGCAACCAGAGGTAGATCGCCTATTGACATTCATGCTTAGAAATAATAAAATTGAGTGTAATGTAACAGGACTTTATACTGTCAATTATCGTGCAGGTAATAGAGCGGATTCAGTTCAATCCGCCTTCTTTTTAGATGGTAATAAACAAATGAAAGCAAAATATGGCGAAACTTTTCCCTGGAGAAAATATGTTTGAACTTGAAATTGATTACAAATATAATGAAGGAGAACTTTTAAAAGAGATTAAAGACTATATTGATAAAACTTACACTGAGCATTATGCACAAGGTAATATCCAGACCACAGAATTCATTATTGACAATGGACATGGAGTAGGTTTTACTATCGGCAATATTATTAAATATGCTCAAAGATATGGAAAGAAGGAAGGAAAAAATCGTAAAGATATATTGAAAGTTATCCACTATGCTGTTATACTGTTATATGCTCATGATGTTGAATTGAAAAAAGAGAAAGGTACTACACAATGAAATTTAGTAATGAAACTATCCAAATTTTAAAGAATTTTGCTACAATCAATCCAAATATTGTTTTTAAAGAAGGGAATACACTTGCTACTATGAATGCGGCAAAGTCTATTCTAGCAAAAGTTAAAATCGCAGAGACAATTCCTAAAGAATTCTCTATCTATGAACTTAATTCTCTTTTACAGATTCTTTCGTTTTCGGAGAATCAAGAAATTGAATTTGGAGATAAAAGTCTTACAATTAGTAATGATATGGGATCGTTTGAATATTTTTATTGTTCCATTGCAATCGCATCTCCTCCAGATAAAGAAGTAAAACTTGAACCTTTATTTACTTTTACATTAACATCAAAAGATATTCAATCGATTACTAAAGTTGCTGGACTTCTCGCAGCACCAAATCTTTCTATTGTTTCAAAGAATGGAAAGGTTACAATGAAGATTGGTGATAAGAAGGTAGATACATCAAATTCTTTTCATAGAATTATTGGTGAATTTGATCAAGAATTTAGTGCAGATATTGCTACTGAAAATTTAAAACTAATTCCCGACGATTATGAAGTTAAACTTTCAAAGAAACTCGCAAGTGAGTTTACAAGTAAGAATACTAGTATGGTATATTTGATTGCTCTAGAACCTACATCAAAGATGTAATTTGGAGGATTTATTTTATGCATGAAATTCGTGATGAGCAGTTTTTGTGGGTGGAGAAGTATCGTCCAAGAATTCTAAAAGATTGTATTCTTCCTACTGCATTGGTTGATACTTTCTCCAATTTTATTGAGAAGGGTGAGATTCCAAATATGTTGCTCTGTGGTGGAGCGGGTATGGGTAAAACCACAGTTGCAAGAGCACTTTGTGAGGAACTTGAAACAGATTATATTATTATCAATGGTTCAGAAGAATCTGGTATTGATGTTCTACGAACAAAGATTAAACAATTTGCCTCTACAGTTTCATTTTCAGGTAAGACAAAAGTCATTATTTTAGATGAAGCAGACTATTTAAATCCCAATTCCACACAACCCGCACTTAGAGCTTTTATGGAGGAATTTTCACAAAATTGTAGATTTATCTTTACATGTAATTTCAAAAATCGTATCATTCAACCTTTACATTCAAGAACAGCAGTTTTTGAATTTAAACTTACAAAAGATGATAAGCCGAGAATTGCAGCTCAGTTCATGAAACGGTTAAAGTTCATTTTAGATAATGAACAAATTCCGTTTGATCAAAAAGTTCTTGCTTCTCTTTTAATGAAATATTTTCCAGATTATCGAAGAATCATTAATGAATTACAAAGATATTCTGTCTCGGGTAATATAGATGAGGGTATTTTATCCAAGGTAGGAGAGCAGAATACAAAGGAGCTTATTAGTTCTTTGCAAGAAAAAGATTGGAAGAAGATGCGAAGCTGGGTTGTCAATAATATTGATAACGATCCTCAAGGTATTTTTAGAAAACTTTATGATGAGCTTGTTAGTAAAGTGGATAAAGTACCACAACTGGTTCTTATTATTGCTGATTATAGTTATAAATCTGCTTTCTGTGCTGATCAAGAGATCAATTTAGTTGCATGTTTAACCGAGATTATGGCTTCTTGTTCTGTTAAGAGTTCTGTATGACTGAGGAATATAAACTCCCTTCTATATCACCTTTTGATTTTGTGAATAGTATTCATCATTCTAAAGAAGATCTTATGATTGATGAATGGGCCGAGAAACAATACAATCCATTTATTGTTAACAAAGCTTTAAGTTTTGGTGCTGATACTGTTATATGTTGTAATGAAATGAATTCTAGACCACATTTGCCAAAAAAACTTCAATATGATTTTCTTATAAATATAATTAAGCCCAAGAAGCGTTATAATAAATGGCTAAAGGGTGAAAAAGTAGAAGCGATTGAAGTAATAAAAGCATACTATGGGTATAGTACTGAAAAGGCTCATCAGGTTTGCTCTATTCTTTCGCCAGATTGTATTAAACTAATGAAGGAACGACTTAGAAAAGGTGGATTAAAAAATGAATGAAGCAACTAATATTTCATTTAACGTCAAACTACCTGGATATAAGCCTCTAGAGATTAAACTGGCACAGCCTGATGATTTTTTAAAAGTAAAAGAGACTTTATCTAGAATCGGTGTGGCATCAAAGAAAGATAAAACATTATATCAATCAGTTCATATTTTACATAAACAGGGCAGATACTTTTTAGTACATTTTAAGGAACTATTCGCTTTAGATGGAAAATTCTCTGATATCTCAGAGAATGATTTACAAAGAAGAAATACAATAGCAAAATTACTACAAGATTGGGCTTTATTATCTATTACTAATCCCGATGATTATAATGATGTGGCACCATTGGCTCAAATCAAAATTCTTTCATTTAAAGAAAAAAATGAATGGAATTGTGTCCAAAAGTACAATCTTGGTAAAAAAGTAAAACAAAAATAACATTTCTGTGTCATAAATAATAGTACCTATGCCTTCGGGGTAGGTACTTTTTTAAATCTTGCTTATAACAAGGAGAGCATATATGTTTAAAGAAATGAAATTTGAAACAATCTTTCCACGACATTTTGTGGGTTTTGATGATATTCTGAATACAGCAACAAAAATTTCTGAAGAATTTTCAAAAAATTCATCTTATCCTCCATACAATATCAAAAAACTTAATGAAGATACATTTGTAATCGAGATCGCATGTGCTGGATTTTCTTCTCAAGATCTTGAGATTACAGTTATCGAAAATAAGTTAACAGTCAACGGAACCGGTAAACAAGAAGAAGCTAACTTTGTTTATAAAGGTATTGCTAATAGAAACTTCACTCGAGAATTTACATTAGCAGATTATGTTGAGATTGAATCTGCAGATATTGTAAATGGTATTTTAGAAATTAAACTCTTTCGTAAACTCCCCGAAACAAAGAAACGTAGAACAGTTTCAATCGGAAAACAGGAAAATGTAAAAGAATTTTTAACTGAATAATTTCTAGAACCCCCTGCAAAGGGGGGTTTTAAAAAGTTAAATTTGTTCTTGACATTTTTGCTAGATCATATATAATGATAGAGAATTAATTAATCCCTCCTATAGCTCAGCGGTAGAGCAGCTGGTTTATACCCAGTATTAGCGCTAGATAGGCGTGAGGTCGTAGGTTCGAATCCTACTGGGAGGACCAATTTTATAGAAAAAGAAGATGCAAAATCTCATTTTAGCTTTGAATAAAGGAGGATATCCTCATACATGGTTACCATGGCAAGATGCAGTTATTTTAAAATGTAAAGGTTTGATTGCATGGGAATATGGTGATAAAGACTTTATGTTTAGAGGTGGAATTTCTAGAATAACAGGTCTTCAATCAAAAATTGAGATATCATCTATCATTGCACTTAAAACTAATTTTTATTATAAAGGTAGAACTCCTACATTAAGTAATAGAAATCTTTTTAGAAGAGATCTTTATCTGTGTGCTTATTGCGGAAAAAAGTATTCTGATAACAGATTAACAAAAGATCATATTGTTCCGGTTTCAAGAGGTGGACTTAATACTTGGACAAATTGTGTTACTGCATGTACTCGATGCAATTCTTATAAAGATGATATGTTATTAGAAGAATGCAATATGCAATTATTATATATACCATATACTCCTGATAGAGCTGAAGGATTAATATTACAGAATAGAAGTATATTGCATGATCAGATGAAATTTCTTTCAGATTTTTTACCAGATTATTCAAGATCTAAACAAAAAAGTACGTAAAAAATATAAATAATAGTATGATTACTATTATTAAAAATATAGAAAACCCTTTTATGGAATATATAAAAGATGATCCTGTTCGCCCAGAAATTTCAAAAGATTTTAGAGTAAGTAAACATAGATTTGTATGTGTATTGGGTGAAGAAACCCCATCTGCTATAGTATGTGTGAGTTTATTGAATCATGTTCCTGTGACTGTAGAAGAATTAGAGGCGGATGAAGAAGAAACTACAGCAGTATTTTATACTATATGGAGTTATGTACCGGGAGCTGCGAGGAAATTATTATTTGAAACTATAAACTTTATACATGAACAATTTCCATCGGTGAATAGATTTGTAACTTTGAGTCCAAAAACTGAGCTGGCGAAGAGATTTCATTTAAGAAATGGTGCTATTTTATTAAAAGATAATGAGACAACAGTTAATTACGAATATATATAGATATATAGCTCCTAACTCAGAGAAAGCGCTGACCTGGATTTGTAACCCAGTGAGGATCGTGCAAGTCGGTCTGGGAGCACCATTTTAAAGGAATTTAAATGACTAAAAAAGTAGCAGATCTTTTACATGAATCGAGTTTATCTCGTGTAAATTCTCATGTTAAAAACAGAAATATAGGTATGATAACTGCACATAGAGGTGAGAATACTTCTAAAGAAAATCAATCTAATAACAAAGAATTGGAAAATCATATAAAAACAGCAGGTTATGGTTTTATTAAAGTAAAAGGTCGATACATAGAGAACCATGGCACCAAAAATGCAAAAGCAGTAGATGAAGATTCTTTTCTAGTTATCGGTAAGAAAGGTGATGATAAAGGGGAGTTATTGTCTTTTTTGAAAAAACATGGAAAACATTATAATCAAGATTCCATTCTTCATAAATCATCAACAGATTTAAACGCAAAGTTGCATGGAACAAGAAAAGACGGATTTCCAGGATTGAATAAAATTCATGATGTTGGAACATTCCATGCTAATAGAGCAGGAGAATTTCATACTGCAATGAGGGGGCATAGATCTTTTGAATTTAGTGAATCTGTAGAAACATTTAAATTTGTACGTTCACCAACATTTTTTAATAGAGAAGAAACATTATTTTAAACAAGGAGATTAATTGTGTTTTATAAAGTTTTTTACACAAATTTATTTGTTTTGAAAAATTCTGCTGGTACTACAAGAGGACCTTTTATCTTCATTCGTCCAGAATATAAAGATGACATTGGACTATTAGAGCATGAAAAGATTCATGTTAAGCAATGGTGGAAAAATCCTCTTTTTCATGGTATTATGTATCTTTTTAGTGAAAAGTATAGACTTAATTGTGAAGTAGAAGCATATAAAGAACAATTAAAACATTGCCCTGCTAATAGAAGAACTCTTTTTGCAAAGTATCTTGTAAAAGATTATAACTTAAAGATAACACTTGACAAAGCTAAGAAAATTCTGTTATAATAGATTTATCGGGTCTATAGCTTAATGGTAAAGCAGCGGACTCAAGAATTAAAAATAATGCCCTGGTAACTCACCTGGTCGAGAGTAATCCGCTCATAACGGATAAGGCAGAGTTCAAGTCTCTGACGGGGCACCAGTAAAGAAGGTTCAACTGGGTCACTGGTTCAATCCCAAGTGAACCCACCAAAATTTTATTTGAATATATGAATAGTTTATTAAGAAAAGAATTTCAACGTAGTAGAGATTTAGGATCATTATTTAGACGTAAGATTAAAAGAAAGTTATTAAAAATAACAGGATTTATTATAGGATTCTTTTGGAAATAGAATTGTTATAGACGAACGTGCTGTCTAATCAACAGCTAGTGTGACCCGCACGATGAGAAGTAGGATGATACCTACGGGTGGTTTGAGCAAGTGCCTACTCCTAGTAATGGGAATGGAGAATCTGCTCCGGTGAAAACCGCAGTCCAACCTAACTGACGCTGGCAATGCGAAAATCTTTCCCGGTCGTGAAGCGGATGGGGCGTGCGTGATGGGATTGCGACTACGCGGTTTCTGATGCGCTATAGTTACCGCCGCGGGAAAGAAGCACTTATACTCGATAACTCAGAAAACTCTCTGTGGCGTAATCCGGTAGCGTTCTACGTTTGGGACGTAGAGGTCCTGGTTCAAATCCAGGCAGAGAGACCAAAAAGAGGTAAAAATAAATAATTTTTTACAAGCGCGGGTGGTGGAACGGTTTACACATCAGACTTAAAATCTGACGGCTTAAGGCCTTGCGGGTTCGAATCCCGCTCCGCGCACCAAATTTAAAAGGTCAGTATATGGCAACAAAAAATGATATAACTGGCGATGAAATAAAAACAAAAACAGTAACTGATGCATATAGAAACAATTATGATAGAATCTTTCGCAAAAAAGAAACAACATATGAAGAACAAATACTAAAAAACGAGTATCAAGATATATTATCAACAGAAGAGTGTTTAATTAACGATGAAGAAAAATAAAGAAATCTTATGGACTGATGATTATGGGTTCTCTCTTACATTAGAAGAAATGATTGAGGAGATTCAATATTTACGTTTAATGAAAGTAAAATATCACTTTTTACTGTTTAAAAATAAAATTTCAGTACAAGAAATCGCTAACGTAGAAACTCAAATTAAAAACCAACTACATCCAATCATTAAACCTGTACTACCTGTAGAAACTAAGAAACCTGTAATTAAAAGAAAACAAGCATCTAAAAAAATAACAAAAAAGAAGAAAGGATCTTAGTATGAATACTATTGTAATTGCAACTGGTGGATTTGATCCTTTACATTCTGGTCATATAAAATATCTTGAAGCTGCAAGACAACTAGGTGACAGATTAATCATCGGTTTAAATTCTGATGCTTGGTTAACTAGAAAAAAAGGTCGTTCTTTTATGCCGTTTTTAGAACGACAGGCAGTTCTTAAAGGTTTAAGTTGTACCGGTTATGTTATTGGATTTGATGATTCTGATAACTCAGCGAAAAATGTAATTCATATGGTAAGACAATCTTATCCACAAGATAAAATCATTTTTGTAAATGGAGGAGATCGTACAAAAGATAATATTCCGGAAATGGATATACAGGATAATAACTTAGAATTTGTTTTTGGAGTTGGAGGAGAAAACAAACGAAATTCCTCGAGCTGGATTCTAGAAGAATGGAAAAATCCAAAAACATTTAGAGATTGGGGTTATTATCGTGTATTAGATTCTCAGCCAGGAACCAAGACAAAAGAATTAGTAGTGAATCCTCAATGTTCACTATCTATGCAAAGGCATTTTAAACGTAGTGAATATTGGCATATTGTTTCAGGTGTTGGTTGTGTAGATTTAGAGACAGAAAATAATTTTAAATCTGTATATCTTTATCCACATTCTTTTATTAATATTGCGGTGGGGACATGGCATAAACTTCGTAATACATCACAAGATATTCCACTTAAAGTTATAGAAATTCAATTTGGTGAAGATTGTATAGAAGAAGATATAGAAAGAAAAGTTTAAAAATTTCTTGACACCACCGTCAAAATATGTTACTATTTGGATATAATACGGCTGTAGCTCAGTTGGAAAGTAGCACGAGCCTTCTAAGCTCGGGGTCGGGGGTTCGAGTCCCTCCAGCCGTGCCATTATGTGAGGAATTAAAATGAGAATGATTCTTAATAGAAATGATATTAGATGTTTGGTGGAAAAACTGGACAAATATGAAGTAGACAGTTTTACAATCATCAAACATGATACAAGTGGTATAGCTTACACTCTCGATATTGAATTTCCTTATAGAATTAAGGATGAGCTTGTGACTGTGACTACGAATGTTGTAGGAACAAACGAATGGTAGAGATCAATTTTATGTGTTTAGTTCAGCATGTTCATTTCAACACAAATTTAGGTGTTTTTAGAATTAATAGAGATAGAGTATTAGAACATTGGGATACCATACAATGGAGATGGAATAATGCTTTAATGAAGTTTCCAGAATTGAATGTTAATGAGTTTTATGAAAAAGCACTTCCATTATTTAAGACTTGACATTTAAGTAAAATGCTTGTATAATATTAATATATTGAATAAGGAATTGTTATGAACGAACGAATTTTTGAACTGATTCAGACCCAAAATGGGTTTCGCGGTCTACTTTGGACCGAAGAAGATAAGCAAGAGTTCGCCGAGTTGATTGTTCGGGAATGCGCCAAAGTTAATTACAACTCGCCATTTAAGGATGGCGAATTTCACGCCAGGGAACTATTAGAACACTTTGGAGTTGAAGAATGAACAAACGAATTCTTAAACTTGGGTTAGACTCGGGTATGCTGAACTATGTGGAACATGAAACACCACGACACTATTTCTTATCCGGTCATGCTGATGAAGAATGTTTAGAAAAGTTCGCTGAGTTGATTGTTCGGGAATGCGCCAAAATGCTCGACGAGTTTCCAGACTACGGACGCCACAACTACTATAAACACGCATCACTGAAGGTAAAAGAATATTTCGGAGTTGAAGAATGAAATTCAAATACAAAGCCAAGCGTCCCTCTCGTGATCAGTTATGGGGAATGAGCCCAAGTCAGTTCAAGACCTTTCTGAAGAAGCGTGGACATAATATTGGTCGTGATTTCTTCAAGTATGGTTCTGTAAGCCATTATAAAGGGCGGGCATACCGTTTTCGTTGGTGGGGTGCTATTGGTGAGTTTTATGTAGATGTAAGTTGCCCATTGAAAGAGTTTGATCGTTGGGCGAATAGTGTAGATGAAGTTGTAAACTTTTATAATTGGATTGAGAAATGAACGAACGAATTAAAGAACTTGCGTTAGAAGTTTTTAGTTTCAAGTATAAAACTAACCCCAACGAATTGAATCCTGGGCACCACATGGATCATATACACAAGTTCGCCGAGTTGATTGTTCGGGAATGTGGGGTAGCATTAAGCCCTATGTTGCGTGATATGGTCAGTCGTGGTCAGGCTTTTGATTTAATTAAGAAACATTTCGGAGTTGAAGTATGATCAATCGTTATGAATTATTGAATCGTATTACAGAGTATCTTGCCAATGGTGGTTTGTTCAACCCTGAGTTGATGGATCATCAAGAGGTGATGCGTCTGCTAATGGATGTTCGTGATTATTTGAATGATCCGACTATCAATCAGCCAGTGATTCCACAAAATCCTTTCAAATGGGATGGTAGTTGTCCTGTCTGTGGTATTAGTGGTGTCAATGGATATGTGTGTAACAATCCAAAGTGTCCCACGAAAGTGACTTGTTGAAAGGAGAAACATAACAGATGAACGATTTAGTAGATTCTTTGGAAAGTGTATCAAAAACATTTCATGAAATTCACGATGAGATCGAAAAGGAATCAGAACAATATTGGAATTCACTTTCCAAAGAAGATCAGTTAAAAGTCTTTTGTGCAGTAAGTCGAAGAATCTACAAAGCGGAAATAGAAGAACAAAGAAGTTATCGTGGTACATTATATAGTGTTTTTGAATTTGGACCAGAAGCATATGCACAAGCACAAATGGCTGGATATTTGACAATTCATAATTCAATAATGTCCGAAGATCATGATACTCACTTGTTGACTCAATTCTGTAAACAGAATAAAATAGACGATATAGAAACTAAGATAATGGAATTTTGGAAGTTGAATCTATGAAATATTATTCTTATAATGAGTATATAACTGAACCAGGTATTGATGATTATGTAGAAACAAAATCAGAAGAAGATATCAGAAAAGAATATTGGCCTTATTGGTATAACGAGATGTGTAAAAAGTTTGGCAAAGAGCATGTTGATGCTAACTATACTATACAGGACTGCATCGACGATTGGGTTATTGTTAATTGGGCGTGGGAGAGTAATTGATGGGCACTAATTATTATGTGGTGGAAAATCACAGGACGTGGTGGTAATGGATAAAGATCTGATCCTACCCATGGTGATCAACCAGAGTCGCCGAAAGATTGCACGACAGGCTTGTCAGTATTATGAGTTCTCCGAGAGTGAGCTTCTTCGGTTTGTTGAGGAGATTGTAGAGCAGTGTGCCTCAATTGCGGACTCAAATCGTGATCGGTATGTTTTTTTTGCCGAGGCACTCGGAGGTCTTGTTCTCCCCGACACTGGCGATCTGATTCGCCATCATTTTGGTATTCTTTCTGATTTCGGAGTTGAAGAATGAATGATGAAAAAGACTATGATGTGGTCGTTGATGTAATTTGAACAGATGAACGATTTAGTAGATTCTTTGGAAAGTGTATCAAAAACATTTCATGAAATTCACGATGAGAGCGAAATGTTTTGTATTTGTTGTAATAAAAAGTTAGAAAAAGTGTTTGATGAAAATCTACAGCCCAGTGGTGCTGTTCACTTTTCGAGCTTGGGCCATTATGGTTCTACTTATTTTGATCCAATGGATGGATCTACTTTGAATATTTTTGTCTGCGACACATGCCTTGAAAAAAACCAAGACCGACTAATAATGAGAGAAAAATGAACGAACGAATTAGAGAACTTGCTTATCAAGCCGCCAATGGCATGCTATCGTATGATGGTGAAGGAGAATGGCGTTTGAGTGAAAAAGAAACGATAAAGTTTGCCGAGTTGATTTTGAAACAATGTTTATCATACATCGATGATTCGGGCGATATCGATTATGTGAAGTTTATGATCAAACGAGATTTTGGAGCCGAATGATGAAAAAAATAATTCAACTAGAACAAGATGAAAATGGTGATCTGATACTTCCACTAGGCGATGAGATATGCGAAACCTTAGGATGGAATATAGGCGATACTATAGAATGGATTAACAATAACGATGGTTCGTTCTCTTTAAGAAAGAAAAATGAGTCCTAATCTAGATCAAAAGCTGTGTAAAGAATTTCCTGAAATTTTCAAAAATCGCTATGCAGATAAACGCTCTACAGCAATGTGTTGGGGCTTTGATATTGGTGACGGTTGGTATAGTATCATTCGTTTTCTTTGTCAGCAACTAATGCGTGATTATACTCTAGCTAAGCAAGATTATGATCATTATAAACAAATGCTCGAAGTAAAAGATAAATCTGCTTGGCGTGAATGGCATCATCAAAAATATACTCAGGAAAACCTAGAAAAACGCAAACAAGAATTAGATGAGTGTCATATTCCTGTAGCCTTACAAGTTAAAGAAAAGTATGGTGGGCTACGTTTTTATGTTCAATCTGCAACTGATGAACAACATCAAACGATTGCTATTGTAGAAAGTATTAGTTATTCAGTATGTGAACAATGTGGTACAACAAAAGATGTTCATGTGTTCAATATGGGTTGGATGCGTACACTTTGTGTAGAACATGGCAAAGAACTGTATGGAGAACAATCTGTTGCTGATTATATAAACGATTTAGAGGGAGAAAAAAATGAAGAAAGATATTTTTGATCTAGAACAAAGTATAATGCATTGTTGGAATATTGTTGAAGATTTAAAAATGCTCAATGAAGCTGTGTTGGAGCGTGATCTAAGTGTTGATGAAATTTCTAATATTCTTTTAGGTATAGAACGTCTTTATAATTTGAAATTTGAAAAACTTTTTGAAATGTTTGAGGATCATTGTAAAGATTATTGGAATCTTAAAAATAAATGGAATGATCGATTTACTACAACTATAAAAAAAGAAGAAAATGATTGATCCGATTACACCAATAACAATTATTTCAAATTATACAAGAACAACTGATAAAGAAACTGAAATACATAAGTTTATTTCCGTTAATAACAATTCACCTAAACATTTTATTAACTATATTCTCTACAATTCAAAAGGTATAATTGAAGAGAATTATGAAAATAAAATTGACATAAACACATGAAACCGTGGCAAATTAAGATTGCTAATTTCTATTTTAAACTAACAGAAAAATTTACTGTTATAGAATGGATTGTGATATTTGTAACAATATCATATATTACATGGATTATAATTAAATGAAAGTATATATTGGACCTTACAAAGATTATTTTGGTCCCTATCAACTTGCAGATCTTTTACAAAAAGTCGGTGTAAGTGAAGATCGTTGCAATACAGTAGGTGACTGGTTATCCAAAACATGGGTGAATAAAGTCTTTACTTGGATTTATAGTAAGAAGAAAAGAAAAATTAAAATTAATATACACAAATACGATACGTGGGGTATGGATTCTACTCTAGCATTAATTATTCTTCCAATGCTGAAACAATTAAAAGATACTAAACATGGTTCAGGTATCGTTGATCTAGATGATGTTCCAGAAAAAATGCGATTTACTACAACAGAAAACTATGAATGCCAAGAAACATTTGATTTCTACAATGATCCAGATCTATGCAAACAAAATATTCAATGTGATGTTCATGATCGTTGGGATTGGGTTTTAGAAGAGATGATTTGGGCATTTGAACAACTTAATATTGATTGGGCAGATCAATATTGGTTAGTAAAACCTGAATTAGATCTTGAAGATTATCCAGAGGATGAAGGAAAAGAAACTATACCAATTCGTTGGAAGGTAAAAGGTGAATGTGATTGGGAAGGTACAAAAAAGCATCAAGATAGAATCGATAACGGTTTAAGATTGTTCGGAAAATACTATCAGAGCTTGTGGGATTGAAAAATACTTGTAAATCAATGAGTTAGCTGGTGTAAGAAACTGCTTGACAGATAGTTAGATCCATGTATAATAACGGTATACTGTTGATGACAAGGAAAAGTAAATGGGCTGGATTAAAGATGGTAAGCACATTACTGCCAATTATCTGGGTGTAATGGTTTCTGGTGTCATTGAGTCAAGCCGTGTAAAATATGGTGGCAAGGTACAATATACTGTTAACTTAGACAACCCCGTCCAATTACGTTGGAGGAGCGAACCCACAGTGCGTGTTCTCATTGATGAAACTGAAATTACTTCGGAAAATCAATGAGTTAGCTGATGCAAAAAACGCTTGACATTTAGTTAGATTCATGTATAATTAAGTCTGAATCGTTGATGAGGAGTTCTGAATGTACACTGAAAATCAAGAAACGTTGAATAATGTTCTTAAATGTTTTAGCGATTCTGCTAGTAGGTATTACAAATCATATGGGTTTGAGGCAGGATATCTGGAAAGCGTCATTATTCATCTTTTACCTAAGCTGTCTAAGAAGAATCAGAAAGAGTTGATTGAGAGCATGCTCAAGTCTGCTCAAGAAATAGAGCAAAAGTTGGTTGAGAAAATTCTTAAGGGGGCTATCTAATAATGGACTTTTTGATTCGTGCAGAAAAGTATGCAGAGGAACGAGGTGACGATGCGTTCTTCAAGTGGATCTACACTAATCATCGAGAATATAATTCTGTCAAGGATTCAGTCTGGAAAACTTTGAGTTATCTTTACGGTGATTATACTGCCGATATATTGGAGAATCAATAATGATTGAGTTTGATGATCAGACACTGGATTATTTGCAGATTATACATGATGGTCCTGGTGGTGGACCGAGGTCAGCTTATGCATTCTTTTTGGGGAGAATGGATTGGATGACCAATACATCCGATCTAAAAACCTCTGATGTAGAGGACTTTATTATTAATTTTTATTCTGCTTATAATAGGCGGTTTGGTACTCGATATTAATTTAGGAGATATATTATGAAAAAGATTGTAAATGTGACTGAAGTTGCAGGCGAAGGTCTTGTTAAGCTAATGGGTGAGCGTGTAACATTATTCTGTATGAATTATATCTACACAGGCAAACTCGTAGGTGTGAACGATTCTTGTGTTCTATTAGAAGATGCAGCAATCGTTTACGAAACCGGTTCTTTTTCTGAAAAGAATTGGAGAGATGCACAAAAATTACCCAATGACTGGTATGTGCAAATTTCAACTATTGAAAGTTTTGGTATTCTAAAATGATTCGTTCTAGATTACAAAAATACTCTAGGTCTAGGTCTGAGTCTAGGTCTAGGTCTGGGTCTAGGTCTGTGTCTGGGTCTTGGTCTAGGTCTAGGTCTAGGTCTAGGTCTGTGTCTGGGTAAAAATTCTGCTTGACATTTAGTTAGATTTCTGTATAATGACGGTATACTGTTGATGACAAGGAGCTAGACAATGAATATTATGCCCGTAAATATCACTGGCCCATATCGTACTGGCACTATTAGAGGTTATAGTGCAGATGAGATTGAAAATATCTTAGGGTTTCCCCCTAATGTAGAAGATGATCCTGATAAGGTTAGTCATAGTTGGGGGTTTCTTGCTGATGGATTGAACTGTGGAATTTGGTCGTATAAGGGTAGTGAAATGGCAAAAATCTTCAGTACATATGGACCACAATATGTGTTTGATACACTTTTTCCTGAAAGGAGTTAATTCATGGGGCTTATCATTCTTTATACTATCATTATAATTCTTACACTTACATTTCTAGCAACAGGTAACACGAATTATTTTCTTCTTTCGTGCGTTTTTGCAGTCATTGCATTGATTAAGGAAAGGTCGTTGAAAAAGAATGTCGAAAACTAAGCAAAATATCACTGCTATAATTTATGATAAACGTGGTAGAGTGTTGTCAGTAGGCAAAAACCAATACCTTAAGACACATCCAATGCAAGCAAAATATGCTAATGAAGTTGGTCTACATGAAAAGATGTTTCTACATGCAGAGATTCATTCTATAGTACGGTGTAAACAATTACATAGAGCATATAAAATTTTTGTGAGTCGATGGGATAAAAAGGGGAATCCAATGTTAGCTAAACCATGTCTAATCTGTCAGAGTGCGCTTAAAGCTGCTGGTATTAAGATTATAGAGCATACTTAGATTTAAGTATAACCAATACGATTGAGAATATTAATTGCTCGTGTTCTTAATTTGTTAAGAAACTGTTCTTCAGTTAGAACACCTTTTTCTGTATTACATTTTTTACATGTTACTTGAAGATTACCAAACGATGTTGATCCTCCTTGGCTTTCCGGTATAACATGATCCAATTGTATCTCATTGATCTCTAAATCAACTCCACAAAAGACACATCTTTGTCCATCACGCTCTATAACCATTCTACGTAAATTTTTAGTTATACGTTCCTTTTTCATATATAAATTCCACTTGACATAAACAAATTATTTTATTATAATTGTATTTATAGGAGATCATTATGTTAGATCGAGATAAGCTTGAAAAGAAAAGAATGTTGCGTGAAACCAATGCGTATTTAGTTGCTCTTCTTGGAGATAGAAATGTTGAAGAATGGTGGCAAAGAAAAAATTCTCATTTTTTAGGTAAAACACCAGCTGAAGCATGGGAAGAAAATCCTGTGAAGGTTTATCAATATGTTGCATCTGCTGGTGATGGATATTGGTGATATATGTTGATCTATACTAATCAGAGTTCTAAACTTACACGTAAACAGAAACAAAAGCAAAAAGACCGTTGGATTAAATCTCAACAAACTATTGGTGGCACTATCGAAAAAAGGAGATCAAGTTTCACTCCATTGAAAGTACAACCATCTCCTATTATTCGTACAGACGCATCTGTTTATAAATCTTTGCCTTCGATAACATCATCTAACGGTGATACATTTAAAAAACCAATTCCCATCTATACCGGTGATGCTATGATTGGAATTGGTACATTGCATAAAAGTAATGCTGTACCTATTTTTTCAACTGATGAAGCTAAAGAAATTTCTAGAATGCGTAGAGGGTAAATATGTGGGATGAAAGATTTTTGAAATTAGCAAAAGAAATTTCTTCATGGTCTAAAGATCCTTCTACAAAAGTAGGTGCTGTTATTGTAGATTCTAATCGTAGAATTGTTTCAACTGGTTATAACGGATTTCCACGAGCAGTTCATGATCATTCTTCTCGTTATAATAATAGAGAAGAAAAGTTGGAGATTATCATTCATGGAGAGATTAATGCTATTCTTTTTGCACAAAGATCTTTAGAAAATTGTACACTTTATACTTTTCCCTTTATGCCATGTTCAAGATGCGCCTCTATTGTGATACAATCAGGAATAACTCGTGTATGTTCGTTAATCTCTGATTCACCTAGATGGAAAACAAGTTTTGAGTTATCAGAAAAATTATTTAAAGAAGCAAATGTAAACGTTGATTTACTTAATTTACAGGAGTAATAAATGAAAGCTACCTCCACATTTAAACTTTCAAAGACCACTAAGAGGTTATTAGCAACAATGTTGAAGCAAGATAGAAGTATCTATAAATCTTTGGCAATTAGTGCACAACTATCAGAAGAAGACCATGCAAAACGAAAAGTGAGAACTAAAGAAAAAGATTTAGATGTATAGAGCTTTATATGCAAAAATTTTATACTAGTGTAATACAATATGGCAATAAGATCCTCTATCGTGGTATAGATAGAGGTATGCCTTTTATGTATAAAGATTCTTTTTCACCTACTCTCTTCGTTAAAACAAAAAATGTTTCACAATATAAATCTCTCTTTGGAGATATTCTAGAGCCTATCAAGTTTTCAGATATAAATGATACAAAAGAATATATAAAGATGTATTCTGATGTAGATAATTTTCATATCTTCGGTAATACAAATTTTGCATATCAATATATAACTGAGAATTATAAAAATGAGATACAATTTGATATCTCACAAATACGCATCTATTCTATCGATATTGAAACAACAGCAGATAATGGATTTCCAGATGTAGATAATCCTATTGAGAAAGTTATTCTCATTACAGTAAGAGATTATACATCTAAAGAATTAATTACTTTTGGATGTAACCCCTATAAAATTACTCGATCAAACCATAGATATATTCTTTGCAAAGATGAATACACATTACTTTCTAAATTTATCGAATTCTTTGAAACAGCATATCCTGATGTTATCACCGGATGGAACTGCGATATATTTGACATCCCTTATCTTATCAATCGTATTGAAAGATTAAAAGGTGAAGGTGCATCAAAGAAACTGTCACCATGGAATATCATCAAAGACAAATCTTTTACTCGCAATGATAAACGGATAACATCATTTGAATTAGTCGGTATCTCAACTTTAGATTACTTAGATCTATATAAGAAGTTTACTTATACTGCTAGAGAATCATATAAGTTAGATTATATTGCTAAAGTTGAATTGGGAAAACAAAAACTTTCTCATGATGAATATGATACTTTTAAAGAATTTTATACAAAAAATTGGCAAAAATTTACTGATTATAATGTAATTGACGTTGAACTAGTAGATGAATTGGAAGATAAGATGAAACTTATCGAACTAATTATCACTATGGCATATGATGCCAAATGTAATTTTACAGATATCTTTTCTGCAGTCCGTACATGGGATTGTATCCTCTATAATCATTGCTGGAATAAGAATATCGTTGTTCATCAGAGAGATTCTAATCAGAAGGGTAGACAAATTGTTGGTGCATATGTAAAAGAACCTCGTCCAGGAAAATATGATTGGGTTGTATCTTTTGATGCAACATCACTTTATCCATCTATTATTATGCAATATAATATGTCACCAGAAACAATGGTAAATCTTACATATGATACCACTGTTGAAGGAATGTTAGAAGAAAGATATGATACAACAAATCTCATCACAAAAAATATTTGTATGGCAGCAAATGGATATTGTTATGATAACAGCAAACAAGGACTATTTCCTGAGATCGTCCAAAAGTTATTTGATGATAGACAACGCTATAAGAAAGAGATGATTTCAGCACAAAAGAAATATGAAGAAACAAAAGATAAAAAATATCAAAAAGATATTGCTAAATATAACAATTTTCAGATGGCAAGAAAGATTCAACTAAATTCTCTATTTGGAGCTATGGCTAATGAATGGTTTCGTCTTTATGATGATAGAATTGCTGAAGGTATTACTATTACAGGTCAATACATCATTCAACAAGTAGCTAGAGCATTAAATGTTTATCTGAATAAAATCTGTAAAACAGAAGAGCATGATTATGCGTTTTATGGTGATACAGATTCATGTTATATTACATTAGATCCTCTTGTTAAAAAGTTCTTACCTAATCTAACAAAAGAAAAACTTATCAATTCTTTAGATAAGATCTGCGAAGATAAAATAGTACAAGTTATTAATGCAGCATGTGATGAATTGGCTGCATATACAAATGCTTTTGATAAAAAGGTTTATTTTAAGCGTGAGGCTATTAGTGATAGAGGTATCTGGGTAGCAAAGAAACGTTATGCGTTGAATGTTTATGATAATGAGGGTGTAAGATATGAAGAACCCAAATTAAAAGTTATGGGTTTAGAAATTGTTCGTTCATCTACACCAGAGCCTGTACGTGATGCATTAAAAGAAGCAGTGAAGATTGCATTAACAAAAACAGAATCTGATTTACATAAATTTATTGAGGAATTGGAAGTTAATTTTAAGAAGCTTCCCTCAAATGAAATTGCTTTTCCTCGTGGAGTAAATGGATTAGAAAAATATACCGATAGTGCTAAAATTTATAAATTGGCAACTCCTATGCATGTGAGAGGCTCTTTGTTATATAACTTTTATTTAAAGAAGAAACGTTTAGATAAAAAGTATGAACAAATACAAGAGGGAGATAAGATTAAGTTTCTTTATTTGAAAGATCCCAATCCTATTAGTGAAAACTGTATTGCGTTTATGTCAAAACTTCCGGATGAATTAGCATTGTCGGATTATGTAGATTATGATACAATGTTTGAGAAATCTTTTATCGAACCTATTAATACAATTTTACAAGGCTTAGGTTGGAGTGCTAGACCACAAGCTAGTTTAGAATCTCTTTTCGCATAGGAAATGTTATGTCATTACTAGAAAAATTAAAAAAATCATCTACAATTAAAGAATCAGAAATTCTCACTGAATCGAAATTCTTCATTGAAAAGGATTTAATTCCTACACCAATTCCAATTTTAAATGTTGCTTTATCTGGTAGTTTAGATGGAGGATTAGCACCAGGTCTTACTATGTTTGCAGGACCTTCAAAACATTTTAAAAGTGCTTTCTCCTTGATGTTAGCTAAATCTTATCTTACCAAATATGAAGATGCTGTTGTATTGTTTTATGATTCAGAATTTGGCTCTCCACAAACATATTTTAAATCATTTGGTATTGATACAGATAAAGTTTTACATACTCCGATTACAGATATTGAGCAATTAAAACATGATGTAATGTCTCAATTATCTAATATTAATAGAAATGATCGTGTTATAGTTGTAATTGACTCTATCGGTAATCTTGCATCAAAGAAAGAGGTTGAAGATGCTTTAGAAGGTAAATCTGTTGCTGATATGTCTAGAGCAAAACAATTAAAGTCTTTATTTAGAATGGTTACTCCACATCTGACAATTAAAAATATCCCTATGATTGTAGTTAATCATACTTATAAAGAAATTGGTATGTTTCCTAAAGATATTGTAGGTGGAGGAACCGGTGCATATTATGGTAGTGATAACATCTATATTATCGGACGACAACAAGAAAAAGATGGTTCTGAGCTTACAGGTTATAAGTTTATTATCAATGTAGAGAAATCTCGTCATGTGCGAGAAAAATCAAAAATTCCTGTTGAGGTATCATTTGAAGGTGGCATTAGCAAATGGTCAGGATTACTTGATATCGCCCTTGAAGGTGGATTTGTTACTAAACCTAGCAATGGATGGTATCAAAAAGCAGGAGATACTTCCAAATATAGACAAAAAGATACCTATACAAAAGAATTTTGGTCTTCTATTATAGAATCAAATGAATTTAAGCAATATATTGAACAAACCTATAAGATGAGTCAAACTAATATGGTGAACTCTGATTCAGATATTGATGAGGAGTATGAAAATGTTGAATGATGTTTATAGAGTTTGGAATGTAGATTATTCTTTAGAAGAAACTAAAGAAGAAAAAGTTCCACATTGGGGATTTGAAATCTTAAAGGGTAAGTTCAAAGATACAGTAATAGAGATTGAGAATATTGATTATAAGGATGAAAGTTTAGATGTAGGATTTCATTTTCTCAATACTCCTGATACAATATCAACTGAAGAAATGAAAACAAAAGATTTTGATGAATTAATAGAATGTATCATTTCTGATTTTATTGCTAGAGCTATAAAGGACACGGATGACAAGTATTGAACAAACAATTTTATCTAACTTAATTCACAACGAAGATTATATGAGAAAGGTTATCCCCTTTCTCAAGGAGGAATATTTTACAGAATCTACTACAAAGAGTCTTTTCAAGCATATATCAGAATTTATAGAAAAGTATAATACACAGCCATCTAAAGATGCTTTAACTATTGCTTTTCATAATGATAAAACTTTAAATGAGGATACTTATTCTGATCTCATTAATCATCTAGATACATTAACAACAAAAGAATCTAATATAGAATGGTTATTGAACGAAACAGAAAAATATTGTAAAGATAGAGCTGTTTATAATGCTATTGTAAACTCCATTAGTATTATTGATGGTAGAGACAAAGTACATTCTAAAGATGGAATTCCATCTTTGCTTCAAGAAGCATTAAGTGTATGTTTTGATACTTCTGTAGGGCATGATTATTTAGATGATGCTGAAAGTAGATTTGAGTTTTATAATCGTGTAGAGGCAAGAATTCCATTTGATTTACATTATATGAATTTGATCACAAATAATGGTATTCCAAATAAAACTTTAAATATTATTTTATCTGGCACTGGTGGGGGGAAGAGCTTATTTCTATGTCATGTAGCTTCTTCTTATCTAAATCAAGGTAAAAATATTTTATATATTACATTGGAGATGGCAGAAGAAAGAATTGCTGAAAGAATTGATGCAAACTTACTTAATACACAAATTGATCAACTAAAAGATTTACCTAAACATATTTTCATTGATAGAGTAGCAAAGATAACAAATAAAACTAATGGTAAATTAATTATTAAAGAGTATCCAACTGCTTCAGCACATGTTGGTCATTTTAAAACTTTATTAAATGAACTGAAGTTAAAGAGAAACTTTATACCAGATGCCATCTTTATTGATTATCTTAACATCTGTTCTAGTTCACGGTTTAAACCTAGTTCAGGAGCAAACTCTTATATTATTATTAAATCGATTGCTGAAGAATTGAGAGGATTGGCAGTTGAATTTAATGTTCCAATTTGGTCAGCAACACAAACTACAAGATCGGGTTATAGTAATACAGATGTAGAATTAACAGATACATCTGAAAGTTTTGGTTTACCAGCAACTGCAGATTTTATGTTTGCGTTAATTAATACTGAAGATCTGGAAAAACAAAGCCAGGTTATGGTTAAACAACTTAAAAGCAGATATCGTGATCCTTCTAAAAATAAAAGATTTCTTTTGGGTATAGATAGAGCAAAGATGCGATTATATGATCTAGAAGAATCTGCACAAAAAGGTATCACTGATGCGGGCGAGGAAGAATCTTTTAATCTTAATAGAAAATTTGAAAGGAATTATTCAGATATCAAAATATAAATACTCTATGTATACACTTTAAGGAGTGCATTATGCATCTAGGACCAAAAATCTGGAAAAGATTGAATAAGTATTCCGATAAGTTAACAGGCAAATTTACAATTAGCCAATTTAAAGAAAATTTAGAGTTTATTATTAAGCCATTTGGCGCAAAAGTAATTATAGAACTTAGATCACTTTCTAAAAATAAACTGTTTGCTATTGGTGGAGAATATGACTTTTCTACTAATAGACAACCTATAACTATTTTTTTATTTATAAATCAGAATAAACAACAGATATATCTTTCAAAAAAAAGAAAAGAAAGTTTCCTCTTCCAATTGAATCAGACTTTACAGCACGAATTAATACATAAATTTCAGCACGCTAAAAAACAAGAAAAATTTTATACTACACAATATAACTTCTCTAAAGGATCCGCTAAACGCGGATTATCTTCTATGGAATATTTGGCTATTGTTGAAGAGATAGATGCTTATTCCCATGATCTTGCTATGGAGATTATTTATTATTATCCTGAGGATAATTACAAAACTATATTAAATAACTTGAGTAAATATAAGAAGTTATATACATGGAATCTATACTCTACAACATTTAAAGGGGCGAGATGGAATCATATCAAAGCCGTGCTTTTACTTAAAACTTACAAGTGGTTACCTTTAATCAAAGAAAAATTCCTTTAAAATCAATAGATTACAATCTGCTTGACATTTTTTATAGAATCTGTATAATATAGGTGTATACTTAGTGGAAGAATCGTTATGATATCTATGCCGGAGATAGGTTCTGTTGTCAGAGTAGTGACGAAGTTTCCTAATACATATTACTACTCTGATGCAGAATATGAATACAAAACTTTTACTGGGCGTATCATTCGTCCAGAGTCATGGATGCAAGGAGATGAGTTTAATATTGAAACAGGAAATCCGAAGTATCCTAAATCAATTATTAGATTGAAAAATGTATCAGAGATACAATATCTTAGTGGTTCGGCTAGAAAAATAGAAGAATCTGTTACAAGAATTTTCAAAATTACTAGTAAAAGTTCAAAAAAACAATATACGGTTACTGTTGACGGAATGCGGGGTAGATGTGATTGCCTGGGATTTCAGTTCAGAAAAAACTGTAAACATAATGATGCGGTTCTAAAGAAGATTGGAGTGAAAAAATGAAACAACCACAAATCTCAGTAAAACTGAACAATTATTCCGGCAAACCTCTTAAATTTGATAATATCACTTTTAAACAAGCACAAGAACTTTTAGAAAATTTCAGCGGATGGCATCTAATTGTTACAAGCACTAAAATGCAAAAAGAATATAAACGATGAGTCCTGATACATATATGAGTACAACAGCATTGTACTTTTCTTTAGCCTTTTTAGCTACGTTTCTGATAGAAGAACCTACATTTGTAACATATATAGTAAGATTCTTTTTCTTCTTTATGGTATTTTCTTACACCTTTATAACATTATGATCATATATATTCACGGTTATAATAGTACTGGATTAGAAACTTTTGGTAAGATTAAAGAGGGAATTCCTGATAGCATTCCAATGAAATTGATTCAATATGATACTATAGATGCAGATGTATCATATAAACAAATTATGGAGCAACTTACCCCTCATTTAGATGATGATATTCTTATTGTAGGTTCTAGTTTGGGTGGGTTTTGGGCTAATTATTTTGCATGTAAATATGCATATAGAATGGTGCTAATCAACCCAGCCACTCAACCACATATATCACTTAAAAAGTATCAAGAAAATACTGATAGTTTTTTATCATATGAAAAAATTATCAATGAGCGGCTTGAACACTGTTCTAATGTATGTTATAGAACTTTGATTTTAGGTCTGCAGGATGAGGTTTTAGATCCTCGAGAAACTTTAGAGTATTATGAAAGATTTCATCCAAAAATTTATACTTTTGCTCAAGAAAAACACCGTTTCAAAGATTTTAACCCAATAAATAAAATTATTCGTAAAATATACAACACTTATTACTAAGGATAATTAAAATGAATGAGTTTAAATCCTTTCTAGAAGAAAGATTCATCAATCTTCTTCCTCAACATGAAAAAGAAAAGCATGAACATGCTGATCATGTGTGGAATATGCTTCAGACAGCATATAAGCCTTTAGGTGGAATTCATGGTTCGGGATTTGAATCAAAAGAAGATATGGTAAAGAAAATACCGATGTGGAAATTACATAAAGAAGGTGGAAAAGTTCGTTCTGTTCAACTATATAAAGATAAAGAAGGTAGAAAGCGTGTTGCTATAGCTACAGATGGAACAGATGCGGGTAAACGTGGATTAGCATCTATGATGAAAGATGATTTCAAACAAAAAAGATCGTATGGTGAAGTTTCTGGTCCCTCTCTATCTTTTTTAAAAAAACATCTTCCCAATGTCAGAGATTTTGCTATTCCGCGCCATCAAGCAGCTAAATTAGCAAAAGAAGAATTACGCAAACCACCACATGATGATCCCGAGCTTCAGAAACATCCAGAACTAAAACATCATTTTTACCAAAGAAAAATTGGAGGAGAGTGGCATACTAAAGTGATGCTAGGGATACCACACAATCCTATAAGATCTAAATAATTGATTTTAAAGTGTTTTTTTAATGTAAAAAGTTTAAAAAAAAGCTTGACATTTAGTATAGAACATGTATAATATGGTTTTACGATGATAGAAGGATGCGGGAAAATGAATATGGACAAAGTAATTTTTATCACTGCAGTTGTACTTTTTCCCGTTCTTTTTATTCTGTATTGATTGACAGAAGTATAGTAGGGTGTTATAATTGTTTTTTTAACTTGAGAGGTGCATATATTATGAATGCAAAGTATAATTTTGGTGGTGTGTCTAAGCGTCTGGGTAAGTTCAAAGTCCGTGTAGGTCAAGGTGATATGGTAACTCGTATTAAGGCTATGATTAAAGCTGGGCATACGGATATTGAGTTGGTAGAGTTTGATGAAAAGTTCACTAAGGCGCAGATTTGCGAGAAGCTTCTAAAGAATGATAAGTTCAAAGATTACGAAGCTATTATCAATCAAACTTATGATAAGAAGATGGGTCTGACAACTGTTAAGGTTTCGTCAGCCAAACCCACAAAAAACAAGAAGTCTGTTAAGAAGACTCAGCCTGTTTCTAAGAAGGAAAAGGCAGTGAAGCAACCCAAGGTAGTTATTGGATCTAAGCCTAGTAAAGATGAGGAAGATGATCTAATGATTGAAGAAATCAAACAATATGCAGTATAATTTTATGGAGTATCTTGAATGAAAACTCAAAATGAGAAGTTAGTATCGTATTTTAAGACAGGTCGTAAGTTGAATCAAGCCCAAGCCCGAGGTCTTTTTGGAGTGAAGAATCTTCCAGCACGTGTTGCTGAACTACGTGATGCTGGTATGGCAATTTACACTAATACTAGTAAGAAGGGCACCAGTTATCGTCTTGGGCGTCCTAATCAACGTATGGTAAGTTTTGCGTATAGGCTAGCGGGTACTCAATTTTTTGAGTAAACGTAGAGGTAGATAAATTTTTCAGGGCGCTTTGGCGCCCTTTTTTATTGTATAAATATTAAAATAAACCACGGATTACGTAGATGGCTTCTCGCGGTAAAGAAAAATTTGAAAAATATTTCAAAGATAAAGAGATATCTACCTTTGTCAAGGGAAAAGATAAACAACAAGTAAAAATAACTAATGAGAAGGGAATCGTAATTGATACAATATATGCTAATACTCCAATTATTGTTCCCGCGGTAAAAGATTTTTCCCCTAAGTATAAAATTTTATATAAAAAAAATAACATAGAAACTATTGGCTATATCCACGAATCTTTTGTTTCTAAACCTATTGATATCTCAAAGGGTGGGGCGACCGAGTTATTAGGTATTCAGTCCAATACACTAATAACTTTGGGAAAAAAGGATATATTTGAGTATAATGGTATGAAAATACCAGGATATTCGTTTACTACAGCTAGTCAATTAGCTAATTCTATTCTTGCAAATTTAAGAAAAAATCCTAAGGTAAACAGAGATAATTCTGGCATACTTTTAGTGCTTGAAAATTACTTTAAAAGTTCTAATCCTAAAAAAATTACTTGGAACACTGAAGTTTTACCCCCAGAAATAAATGAATTAGGTAAATATTTGGGTGAATTACTCTTAGGATATATCATTCTAAAATCACCTTCTTCATATCCTGTAATTAAAGGCACACCTAAGTATTTTTTTATTCCCGATGAATCCAGTTTTAAAGGTGTTGATACATTTATAAAAACAACTACAGGATTATACCCTATCTCTAATAAATTTGGTGTGGGTGCCAAAGCATCTTTTTTTGGTAATCTTCTTCCTATTGCCTTAGATAAGTATCAATACTTACCCTCAAACTCCACTATAAAAGAAATAGCAGATATTACTAAAAAATTAAACATAACCTCTGCAGATCTTTTAAGAAACAAGGGAGCTAAAAATATAGTTTATGAGTATGGAGTACGAGTTATTTTAGGAATACCTGCAACTAAAGTAAAAAATACATATGATGTGTATACTAATATAAAAACTTCTACGACAGATAAAAATTTAACTAAAGAAAGTAGTACAGTAGTTGATGCTATAAAATCAATAAAAAATTTAGAAACAAATATAAAAATTAATCTTCCAAAATCAATTACTGCATTTTTCAATAGACAAATATCGTCAGAATTAAATTCTGACTCCAAATCTGTAAACTTTATGTTAGATGTTCTTGCTGGTAAAGAATTTTATCAGGCAAATTTAAATATAGATAGATGGAAGGAAGGTGAAATCATATATTCATTAACAAAATCTGGAGATGTTTCTATAAACATTATTGGTAGTAAGTCAGCAATTTCAGATATTGAGTCTAAACAAGGTTTAATAAATTACGAACTTAAGGTAAAATAATGTTATCATTTCAAACTTTTTTAACAGAAGCTGCCACAGAAGAAAAGTTAAAACATCTGGAGCATGCAGAGGATCATCCTATCAATGCGGGGGAGGCAGGATTTAATCATGCGAAAACTACTCTTATGGGTGTGCATGATGCACTGCGAGGTAAAGGATCTAAAGTCTCTATATCAACTAAATATGATGGTTCACCTAGCATTGTTTTCGGATATCATCCAGAGAATAAAAGATTCTTTGTCGCCTCAAAATCAGCTTTCAATAAGAATCCAAAGTTAAATTATACAACAGATGATATAGAAAAGAACCATGGTCATGCACCAGGTTTAGTATCAAAACTTAAATCTGCTCTAACACATCTACCAAAAGTTACTCCACATACTGGTGTTTATCAGGGCGATTTTATGTATTCCAAGAGTGATAATGATGTTAGTTCATCACGAGATTCTTATCATTTTAAACCAAATACTATAACATATTCAGCAAAAAAGAATTCTGAACATGGTCAAGCAATAAAGAATGCAAAGATTGGTGTAGTTGTTCATACTGCTTATCATGGAAATAAATTAGAAGATATGAAAGCAGAATATAATGCTGATACTAGTCATTTTACAAAACATCCAGATGTACATTTAATTAGTCCCAATTATGATTCTAAAAAATCGCATTATTCACCAGAACATCAAAAAGAATTTGAATCTCATATGCGTATGGCGGAAAATGAGCACAAAAAATTAGCAGATTATAGTCATTTACACGGACATATTGATACTGTCAAGACATATATAAATAGTGCAGTGAGAGAAGGAGTAGCTCCCTCTACAAAAGGATATAGATCACATTTAGAAGCGTTTCATAATAAAAAAATTGCAGATGTAAAGACTGAAGCATCTAAAACTGCAAAAAGAAAAATTGCAAACGAAGCACTACAACATGTAGATTCTAATAAGAGTTTATTTGATCATACATTTAAGTTGCATCATCATCTACAAAAAGCCAAAGATATATTAAACAATACCTTATCAGCATCTGAGCAACAATTTCATCATAGTATTTCGGGGCAATTAGCAAAGCCTGAGGGGCATGTAGCAGTGATAAATAATAGACCCACAAAACTAGTTGATAGAGCTGAATTTAGTAGAGCTAATTTTTTAGCAAGACCAAGATGAAAACATTAAGGCAACTAAAAGAAGAAATACATCAGAAATATAGTCATCTACATGTTTTTGATATAGATGATACTTTATTTCATCCTACTGCAAAAGTTAATGTAGTAGATAACGCGGGTAATAAAGTAAAATCTTTATCTAGTAAAGAATATGCTCATCATAGCACTCATAATTTATTAAAATCAACTGAAAAATATGATTTTACAGAATTTAGAAATGCTAAAAAATTTAAACAAGAATCTAATCCGATTCATTCCACGTTAAATCTAGTAAAATCTTTACAAAAATCTCCTCATAATCATATTATTCTTAATACTGCTAGAGTAAATATGGATAATAAGAATACTTTTTTAAATACATTTAAAGCACATGGACTAAATATGAACAAGATTCATATTATACGTGCTGGTAATATAAATGCCCCTGTATCATCAGATATGAAGAAAGCAACAGTTATTAGAGGGTATATAAACAAACATAAATATAAACATGTTCATATGTATGATGATGATACTAAAAACTTAAGTACATTTAAAGATTTAAAACATGATTATCCTAATACCAATTTTTATGCTCATCATGTACAGCATACAGGTGAATTAAAGGATTTTTAATCATCATACGCCACATAGCGAAGTTTACATGGTTGTCAATGATTAATCAATAGAGAAGATAACTTTTTAAAAGTTTATGAGAACGATTAAAGAAAAGTTAATGCTTGTAAAGTTATCACAGGATCTCGGAATGCCTGTTGATTCTGATCTATTGGAAGAAGTAACACGTTATAAAGATATGCAGCGTAATCTTATAGAATCAGTACGTAAGAATTCCGCATTAGATCTTTTTGATTTAAAAAATATAGAAGAAGAACAGATTACTATATCTGAACCAATACAAGAAGAAGTTCGTTATGAAACACCACCACCAGTTATAGTGCCAGAAAAAAGTTTAGTAGATAGAGTCGCACAAGAAATAGAAAAACAAGTTTCTAGAGAACAAGATTCGTTTCAACAACCAGATCCTTTAGTTACGCAACCAAATTTTGATGCTATTACAAAAAAGTTAAAATTTTTAGAACAAGCCATTAGTAAGATTGCAGTTACGGGACCTGGTGGTGGTGCTAGTGATGTAGTAGATCTTACACATAGAGTAGTATCAGTTACATCAAATTCTTATACTATGGGAAGAAAAGATTATTATGTAGGTGTTAATTATAGTGGAGCAGTAAACATTTATTTACCTTCTAAACCAGCACAAGGAAGAAAAGTTGTAGTTAAAGACGAATCAGGTAATTGTGCTAATGGAGTAAATCGTTGGATTACAGTACGTGGAAGTAATAGTGATTTAATTGATGGTAAAAATGCTGCTAATATAGCAATAAACTATGGCTCCTTAACTTTTGTGAACAAAAACGGATGGAGAATTATCTAAGTGTCTCACTTATTTTCAGATCGAGTTGGCTTTATACGCAGTACTGTAGATGCGTTTAATAGATTAAAAACTTCAGAACCTTTTACCCTTTTTGAAAATCAAATGAGATTTAATGAGGGGTATAAATTTAGTACAGCAAATTCTATAGGTACATATACAGAACATAAACCAAATGAAAGTGTTTTGGATATGGTTGTTGATGCAAATTCTGGTTCATATGTCTATAGAGAATCAAAAAGAGTTTTTTCTTATCAACCTGGAAAATCTCTAGGTATTATGTTAACTTTTGTTTTTGCACCTGCAAAAACAAATTTACGGCAACGTGTAGGTTATTTTGGCAATAAAAATGGTATTTATCTAGAACAAAATGGATCTGATATTAAATTAGTTTTAAGATCAAATGTTACAGGAACAGTTGTTAATCAAGAAGTTTTGCAAAGTGATTGGATAGATGATCCTTTTGATGGAACCGGAGCTTCAGGAAGAATATTAGATGTAAGTAAGGCTAATATTTTTTGGATTGATATTGAATGGTTAGGTGTAGGAGATGTAAGATGTGGTTTTATAGTACATGGCGAACCCATAACAGCACATACATTTCACAATGATAATGTAAATACTACCACATATATGACTACTGCATGTTTACCTGTAAGATATGAGATAGAAAATACAGGAAGTACTATAAGTTCTAGTACTATGAAACAAATTTGTACTACAGTTATATCAGATGGAGGATTTCAGGGAAGAAGTTTAAATACTAGAGTGGGGCATGATTTAACACCTTTATATGATTTAACGTTAGCTAATACATGGTATCCAGTACTAAGTATACGATTGAAAAGTACTAGATTAGAGGCTATTGTTTTACCAAATTTTGTCGATCTTTATTCACCTACAAATAATGCCATTTTTAAATATCAGGTAAGATTAAATGGTACGCTTACAGGTAATACTTTTTTACCTGTAAGTGACGATAGTTCTGTAGAATATACTCTCACCTCAACCGAAATTTCTGATGGACGAATACTAGAATCTGGTTATTTTTCAGCTGGAAAATCTGGTTCTATTACTATTGGTGTACAGGAAGATTTTAATTTTCAACTTGGTAGAACATTAGCAAATGTTAGTGATATTGTAACAGTTTGTGTAATGACCGACACTGCAGGTGCGGATATTGGTGCTATTATTGGTTGGAATGAAATAATTTGATAAATAATATATAACTTTATTTTTTACGGGAAAATAATGAAATTTAGAGATTTTATTGTAGAGGGAAGCGAAAAAACAACAGTTTTCGCCTTTGGGCGTATGAATCCAGGACCTACAACTGGTCATCAAAAATTGATTAATACTGTAATATCTCTTGCCAAAGAACATAAAGCAGATCATCTGATCGTTATGTCTCATTCCCAAGATCCGAAGAAAAATCCTTTAAGTCCAGAGCAGAAATTAAAACATGCTAAAAGATTTTTTCCAAAAGTTAACTTTAGAACATCCTCTAAGCAATCTCCATCATATCTAACTCATGCTGCAGAGTTACATAAAAGTGGTACAAAACATTTGATTATGGTTGGTGGATCTGATAGAGTAGAAGAATTCCATAAAACATTACACAAATATAATGGAGAAGGTGAGGGTAAACTTTTTAATTTTAAATCAATTAAAGTTGTTTCCTCCGGAGAAAGAGATCCTGATGCTGAAGGTGCTGAAGGTATGTCAGCATCTAAGATGCGTGCTCATGCTGCAGCAAATAACTTTAAAGAATTTCGTAAAGGTGTTCCCTCTCATATATCAGATTCACATGCAAAAGAACTTTTTCATGATACACAAGAAGGTATGAAATCTGCGTCTAAAACAGTTAGAGAACAATATTACAATAAAGAAATTTATAATGTTGGAGATATAGTTTTTGTTGAACAGAATGAAGTTATGATAATTTCTTGTAATAGTAATTATGTCACTGTTGAAACTTTAGATGGTAGTATAGAAAAAAGATGGTTAACTGATATACAGGAAGAAGCACCTATTATTGAGAAGAAATCTTCAATTGTTATGGCAACACCTCGTCCTTATAATGAATCATTTACATTTAAAACAAAAAAAGGAAGAGAAATACCCCGTTTATTAATGTCTCCAGCACAGATTGCTGAAATGGCAAAAAATGCAGAATCTTTAAATCAAATTTCTTTTTTAGATTATGAGACAAAAAATTTTGATATTGAACCTAAAGCAAAAGAATTGTTTGATAAATTAATAGATGCTTTAGGACCTGTTGACATTAATATCAATGATGTAAGTAGAAATAAACAGATACAGAATTATATAGGAGCAATGGCTGACCCATCTCATGTTCGTAGACAACATTTTAGGAATTATACTGAATTATGATATTACAACAATCATACATGAAAACTACTGTTAGTTTCTAGGGGCTAGTTTTAAATGAACAACGAAAAAGAAATACAAGCTGAGATTTTAAAACGTGCTATTATAGCTACAGATGCATATTTAGGTATGTATAAAGACGCTTTGCGTACAAAGATTATTACTCAACAACAAGTCCATGATTTTACTGTAAAATTATCTATTGCCATGGAGGCATTAAAACATCTTAAAGATTTACAGAATCATAATGCTTATATAGAATCTATAATATCTGATATGGCTAAATTTTTACCATATCATGGAGATTCTTTCTTTTTTGATGAACCCTATACACATATTCCTGCTTCTTTTCCTGATGGTAGTGTAGATGAGGGATTAAAAGATCCTGAAGATAATCCATGTTGGAATGGATATAAACCTGTAGGTGTAAAGAAAAAGAATGGTAAAACTGTTCCAAATTGTGTTCCGGTTAAAGAAGAAGAAGAACTTGATATTGATGATATAATTGATGATTTAGAATGGGATGATATTTCCGATACTTATGAAGAAGAGCAATTAGAAGAAGAGATTTTAGACGAAAAAATTTCTGCTGCTTCTAGATTACGTAAAAGAATGCATTTTAAAAGAACAACACCAAAGAGACAATTGGGAGCCTCTATAAAATTAAGTAGACCTTCCACTATGTCGCAATTACAGAATAGAGCTAAAGTTGCTGCAAGAAGATTGTTAATGAAACGATTTCTTTATGGAAGAAATAAAGCGCAATTATCAGCACAAGAAAAAGATTCGTTAGAAGCACGTATAAAAGCTATGAAAAATATACGTACTATACTTGCACAAAGATTGATACCAAAGATTCGTTCTCTTGAAAGTAAACGCTTAAAATCAAAGAGATGATAAATAATAAATCAATAAATAGATAAACAGGATGAAAACTTTTAAAACCTTTAAAAATGACTTCTATATTGCAGAATCTGATGTAGATTCTGTGGAGGAAAGTTTTATTATTTGTGATGATATAGAATATGAAACTTGGGGTGATGATTTAGTTGAAGAAGCTGAAGTGCAGGGTAAAAAAGTAAAATTAGGCAAGCCTTTTTTAACACCATCTGGACCTAAGAAACGTGCTGTTTATGTAAAAAATGATAAGGGAAATGTTGTAAAAGTTAATTTTGGTGATCCAAATATGGAAATTAAGCGTGATAGTCCTGAGCGTCGTAAAAATTATAGAGCAAGACATAATTGCGATAATCCGGGTCCCCGCTGGAAAGCGAACTACTGGAGCTGTCGTTACTGGTCATCAACACCTGTTAGTAAATTAGATTAAGAGGAAAAATATGCGTACTCTAGTAGAAACAGCAGCAGATATACTTAATGGTAAACTGGATGAAGCAAAGAAACCACTTCATCCAAATCAACAAAAACTTGACATCCACGAACCTGAAAAAGATGAGTTAACAGCAAAAGACTTTGAGATGCTACGTAAAGGTAAGACCGTAGCGACTGTCAAAGAAGAACTAAAAGGCGATATTCATCCAGATGCAGACGAGGTATTAAAACATATTGAACCAGAACACCGTCGTAAATATTTGCCGTGGTTAAAGAAAGGTACATACAAAATTGACAGCAAGCGGAGTAGTTATGCTGATCGTAGTGCTATATTAAGAGCAGCAGAAAGAGCAGGTCATACCGTGAAAGATGTGACGGAAGGTGTTATTGAAGAAACTATTATTAAAGAAGATTCGTTTGAAGTTACTTTACCAAAAAAGTTAGAATATTCTGATTATGTAAAAGCATATCTAACACTTGAAGGAGTAACTTCATTTTCTGAATTATCAGAAGAGCAATTACATCTTGCTTTAGAGACAATAGAAGTTGCATATGAAAATAGAGTAGAAGATTTAGTTATTGAAGCATTATCATGGGAAGAAATTGGTAAATTAGCTAATAGAAAAGATGTAACAGATCTCAAAACTAAAATTGTAAATGGAAAGCCGCATGTCAGTTATGTAATGACTGATAAAAATGGTATGAAGCGCCGCTATTTGCATCATGGTAACATTAGAAGAGTTGAAAATATTGGTCAGACCGTTAAACCTGACTCAACCGACGAAGATTAATAGGAGAAAATAAATGTCAGGATGGGGTAAACTAGATAGTAAACAAATAACAGCTAATGTTATAGTTACTAATGGCAGCGCTACAGTTTCAAATTCCTTAGGAAATACTACAATCTTCTTAAGTGAAGTAGACCCTGGCGATTATTTTGTTGCCGGTGCTGTAACAAGTAACTCTAATGTTAAGTATTATGTTTTAACTGTTGATTCAGATACTTCTTTAACTCTAGATAGAGTTTATGAAGGCTCTACATCTAATGTAAAAGCAAATGTTCAACAAGGTCCTAAAGCAATTAATAACACAGGTTCAACCTCTGATTCCGGCATGTATACAATTCAAAATGTATATGGAGTCGATTATGTTGAAGTCGGTGTTACAGCAAATAAAGCAAATGGCTTTAGTCAACCCGGTTGGACATATCATACAACATATGTTGATGGATATGGTCAAACACGAGTTAAGACAGAAGTTCTTGTAGCTGCATCTAAATACTTTAATCGTAATGTTTCAACAGGTTCTCTTGAAACAGATGCTAATGATGATACAGTAATTCCTAACTCATAATGGCTGATTCTAAATTATCTGAATTAACATCGACTACAACTGTTGGCGAGACTGATCTATTTTATATAGTTCAGTCTAACGCCAGCAAACGTATTACTGGTGGCAATCTAATTGCAAGTTTAACACAAATAAGTAGTGCACCAGCAAATGCTAAAGGTGTTGTAGGTGATGTGGTTGGTATGATTGCTTTTGATAGCACATATTTCTATGTCTGTACAGCAACATATTCTAATGGAACTGCCAATATTTGGAAGAGAGCTAGTATAACAGAATGGTAATTGATGGTATTCGACTTAACTAATGATAATTTCTTATTATACGCTATAAAATGTTATGATGCTTCTTCATTTAAAAGCATACATGAATTTTATGATGATTTAAAAAGAATAAAATATCTAAAAAGATTATTTAATAGATATAGTACAGCAAATGATCTTAAAGAACGATTAATATTAAACCATATAATCGTTCTTTATAATCTTTTTGGAGCAGAAGCAACAGTTAAAATGTTATTTTTTAAAATAGATCAAAAATATTGGTCATATCTTAAAACATTTCTTGTTTATCTTAACATGATGCCTTCAAATGTATTTCTTTATAATGATATAAAAGATACAGATATACCCATAGATTATAATATAGCAAAAATATTAAGGACTCTATAATGCCAACTTCAAGATTTGCAGATAATATTGTTGCATATAGAATTTTACGTATGCTCGTAACTCCTTTTAATGAAACAACTGCATATAAATTGGGTATTATAGATGAAAAAGGTAAAATTTTAAAAAAATCTTCTCAACTAAAAACATCCGAAGAAAAAGATGCTTATACATTCTTACATAGAATAGTATTTAGGTTAAAACGAATAATTGAAAAATTACCAACAGAAAATAAAAAATTTGCTTCCTATGCAGCTGCCTATGCATTAGTTAGAGAATGTATACAAACTGAAAAAGAACCTTTAAATTTAGAATCAATCTTTTTAGAAACTCTTACTCTAGAACACGACACAACAATCGTTGAAGAATTTTTTACAGGAAAGAAAATAATACCTTTTCATTTATTTTATGAAGAAGATGGCGGTGCTCCAGCAAATACAGCTACCGTTACTCCTGGTATTGCAGGTATAGGTAGAACTTCTGATGATATTGCTGTCCCCCCTCTAAACAAACTAACACGTAAATCTAGATTGTTTCGTAGAAAAAAACTTCTACAAAGAAATTCATTGTAAAATTTACTATAATATGTTAACATGGTTTAAAAGGAGTAAACCATGTCTCTATACATTGATCTAAAATATATAAACTTTGTTAGTACACGTTTAGAATTCTTTAAACGTAAAAACGATTATCTATTTAACTTTAGATGCCCTATCTGCGGAGATTCCTCTAAAAAGAAAACAAAAACTAGAGGTTATTTCTATAAAGTTAAAAATGATATGTTTATGAAATGCCATAATTGTGCAATTTCAGTACACTTTGGTACTTTTTTAAAGATGATTGATGGTTCATTATATTCACAATATTCCTTTGAGCGTTATGCAGATGGTGTAGCTGCAAATAAACCACATAAAAAAGAACCTAAATTAGTCTTTACAGAATCTAAAATAACTGAAAAAAAACCTGATACTTCATTAGATTCTATTCTTGATAGAATCGATACTTTATCTGAGGATCATATTGCAGTAAAGTTTTGTAAAAAACGAATGATTCCAGAACATCAATACAAAAGACTTTATTTTATTGATGATATAAAGAAGATTGAACAATTATCAGATAAAGTAAAAGATAAGATAACATCTAATGAACCTAGAATAGTTTTACCTTTCTTTGATGATAAATTACAATTAATTGGTGTTACATGTAGAGCATTGGGTAATGAAAAACTTCGTTATCTAACTATTGATATAAAAGATGATATTCCAATGATATTTGGTTTAGAATCTGTTAATTCTAACAAACATATATACGTTACAGAAGGTCCTATTGATAGTTTATTTTTACCTAATGCAATTGCAGTAACTGGAACATCATTTAATAAATTAGATTCATTAAATATTTCTAAAGATAATATGACGATCATTGTGGATAATCAACCTAGAAATAAAGATGTTTGCAAGGTTATTGAAAAACTTATCGAAAAAAATTATAATGTAGTTATTTGGAATCAAACTTTAAAAGAAAAAGATATCAATGAAATGGTATTGTCAGGTAAATCATCTGCATCTATTCTTAAGATGATTAAAGAAAGAACTTTTAGAGGATTAGAAGCTAGAGCTAATTTTATTGTTTGGAAAAGGTGTTAATATATGAACTCGTGGATTGGTGTAGATTTAGATGGAACTCTTGCATATTATAATGGATGGAAAAATGGAGATATTGGACAACCTATTAAGCCAATGCAAGAGAAAGTAATTAAATGGTTAAAGGAAGGTAAAGATGTTAGAATCTTTACTGCTAGAGTAAGTGAAATTAATACACAAGGTGTACAACGTTCTATAGAACCTATTAGAAAAAAAATTGAAGAATGGTGTTTAAACCATTTAGGCAAAGTATTACCTATTACAAATATTAAAGATTATGGAATGGTAGAATTGTGGGATGACCGAGCAGTACAAGTAATACCAAATACTGGAATGACAATTGAGGAGTTTATTAAAAATGCAAGTTAGACTTATTTCTTATTCACAACCAAATTTAGATCCAGAAACACATGAAGATAACACCTTTTTACAATTTATTAAATCACCACAAGACTTAGTTGCTTTTTGTGCCCGTGTATCCAATCCACAAAATCAACATAATACAGAGACATCTGATAAACTACTTAAATATTTGGTCAAAAACAAACATTGGAGTCCATTTGAACTTGTCTCCGCTTGTTTAGAGATTACAACGACAAGAGATATTGCTAGACAAATTCTTAGACATAGAAGTTTTTCATTTCAAGAATTTAGTCAACGATATGCCGATCCAGTTAAAGAACTTTCATTTGTACTTAGAGATCCACGTCTACAAGATACAAAAAATAGACAAAATAGTATAGAAGTTCAGAATGAATACTTACAGAGGGAATGGGAATATCAACAATATAGAGTATTAGAGGCAGCAAAAGAAGCATATAAAAGAGCTATTTCTAAAGGTATTGCTAAAGAACAAGCAAGAGCAGTTTTACCAGAAGGATTGATTGAATCAAAACTATATATGAATGGAACTTTACGCTCATGGATTCATTATATTGAGCTTCGATCTGGCAATGGTACACAAAAAGAGCATAGAGAGATCGCGGTTGAATGTGCAAAAGTTCTTTCAAAAGTATTTCCAATTATTAAGGAGTTTGCATGAATACATTTAATGATGTAAAAATTTTTATGGAGGCAGCAGATCATCAAGTAAAGAGAGAAATAGATGGAGCTTTTACACATCAATCATTACTTTATATGGATCTAGTTAAAGAAGAATATTATGAATTAGTAAAGGCAGTGAAAGATTTTGATATTGTAGAGACAGCAGATGCCTGTGCTGATTTAATTTGGGTTATTGAAGGTCTTTGTCATTCTTTAGGTATTCCTCTACAACAAGTATGGAAGGAAGTTGCAAGATCTAATCTTTCAAAAGTTAGTTCATCAGGTAAAATTCTTAAACGTGAGGATGGTAAAATTCTTAAACCAGATACATATTCTCCTCCAAATATTAAAGCAGTTCTTAAACTAAAATAATAAAATGTCTATAAAAATAATAGAATTGATAAAAGCTGAAAAACTTCTAGAGCAAGTTGTAAAAACTTATGTCAACACTGGTTTAAAATATGGATGGAAATCTTCTAACGGTAAAAGTTATGACTATGGACATTGGAACAAGCAGATATTAAAATCAAATAAGAATCTAGTATTAGATTTCACATGTTCTCCATATATAAAAAAGAACCCATTAATTGATTCTATATGGCAAAGTATTTTACCTAATATAGAAGAAAGAGCTTTGTTGAGATGTTATATTAATGGTTATACATATGGTACAGATGCTTATTTTCATACTGATGATAATTGGATTGCTGAAAAATATGGTGATAATACAAGATCTGAGACTATAATAGTTTATATTAATCCTGAATGGCATTATGATTGGGGTGGAGAAACTGTTATCTTAAATGAAGCTGCTACTGATATCGTAGCATCGATATTACCAAAATTAGGTAGAGTATTAATTTTTGATTCAAATAGATTACATTCTGCTCGACCAGTTACAAGAGCTTGTCCTGTTCTAAGATCTGTTTTAGTGTTTAAAACAATATCAAAAGATTATATAGATCCACAAGTAGCATATGTACAAAATCTGACACAAAAATTTAATCATAGTAGTAAAACTTTCTTTGAACACTTATATAATACAGCAATTATTTTAGAGAAAAATAAATTTGAGCGAGATGTTTATATTGCGGGATTATTTCATTCTATCTATGGTACAGAATATTATACTTATGAAGGATTAAAACCGTCTAGAGATGATATTAAGAAACAGATAGGTGAATATTCTGAATTTTTAGTTAACGAATTTTGTAATCTAAAAGGTAGATTTCTATCTTTAATGCAAAACACAAAAAATTACAATGATAAAGTTCTAAGTGATTTATTAAAAATAGAATGGGCTAATCTTTGTGAACAAAACAGAAATGCTATGTTAGATAACAAAATTCTTCAAATAGAAGAAAAAATTTTTAAATAGGGAAGTTACATGCAAACAGATATTGTTCACGGTATCAAAGTAGATTATACTAGAGATAAGTTATTTGATGAGTTAGGTATTAAGAGACTTAAAGAAAGTTATATGCGTGATGATGAAGAATCGCCACAGGAAAGATTTGCTTTTGTATCATCTAAATTTGGATCAAATGAAGAACACGCACAAAGGCTTTATGAATATTCAAGTAAACATTGGCTTAGTTATAGTACACCGATTTTAGCTTTTGGTAGAACGAAACGAGGTCTACCTATTTCATGTTTTTTACCTTATTTGCATGATAGTGCAGATGGATTAGTAGAATGTCTCTCTGAAGTGAATTGGTTATCTATGTTAGGAGGTGGAATTGGAATTGGTATTGGTATTCGTAGTTCTGATGACAAGTCTGTTGGTGTTATGCCTCATCTCAAAACTTATGATGCAAGTTGCTTGGCTTATCGTCAAGGCAGGACTCGTAGGGGTAGCTATGCTGCTTACCTTGATATTTCTCATCCCGATATTCTTCTTTTTGTAGAGATGAGAAAATCTACAGGTGATCAAAATATGCGTTGCTTAAATCTTCATCATGGTATTAATATCACGGATGATTTTATGGAGATTATTGAAAAATGTATGTTAGATTCTACTGCAGATGATACATGGGAACTTAAAGATCCACATAATGGAGAAGTGAGAGATAAAGTATCTGCAAAAGAATTATGGCAAAGAATTTTAGAGATGCGTATGCATACTGGAGAACCATATCTTCACTTTATCGATAGAAGTAATGAAAAAATGCCAGGATTTCAAAAAGCACTTGGTTTGAAAATTAGGCAATCAAATCTTTGTAGTGAAATTATTCTTCCAACAGATAAAGATAGAACTGCAGTATGTTGTCTTTCTTCAGTCAATTTAGAATATTATGATGATTGGAAGTCTGATAAACTATTTCTTAAAGATATTGCTGAGATGTTAGATAATGTATTGCAATACTTTATTGATAATGCACCTCGTAGTATACAGAGAGCAAAATATTCTGCTAATCGTGAAAGAAGTATTGGAGTTGGTGCATTAGGTTTTCATGCCTATCTGCAGAAAAAAGGTTTACCGTGGGAATCCGCTTTATCAGTATCAGCAAATAAAGCGATGTTTAAACACATTAGAAAGCGTTTAGATAAAGCAAATATTGAATTGGGTGAAGAAAGAGGCGAAGCACCCGATGCTAAAGGAACTGGCTTAAGATTTTCGCATGTTATGGCAATTGCACCAAATGCATCAAGTTCTATCATTATGGGGAATACTAGTCCTTCAATCGAACCATATCGTGCAAATGCTTATAGACAAGATACTCTTTCAGGGGCTCATCTAAATAAAAATAAATTTTTAGATAAAGTTCTTAGATCTAAAGATTTAACTGATGAAAAGATTACCGAGATTTGGTCATCTATTATCGCAAATGATGGATCGGTACAACATTTGGATTGTTTAGATGATTATGAAAAAGATATCTTTAAAACATCTATGGAGTTAGATCAACGATGGATTGTCCAACATGCTGCTGATAGAACAGATTATATTGATCAATCTCAATCATTAAATCTCTTCTTTCGTCCAAATGCTAATGTGAAATATATTCATGCAGTACATTTTCAAGCATGGAAACAAGGATTAAAAACTCTTTATTATTGTCGTTCTGAAAAGATTGGAAAGGCAGATAAAGTTTCAAAACAAATTGAAAGACAGGTTATTGAAGAATTAGATCTTAAAGCTCTAGCACAAGATGAAGAAATTTGTTTAGCATGTGAAGGATAAATTAAATGGAATCTACATTATTGGTTGTAATAAGTCTTATTATTATCGCATTGATTTTTGATTTTACAAATGGTTTTCATGATGCTGCAAATTCTATAGCAACAATTGTTGCTACTAAGACATTGACTCCTATACAGGCAGTTGCAATGGCAGCATTTTGTAACTTTATAATTATGTTTTTTATTACTTTTAAAGTTGCTGCAACAATAGGAAAAGGTATAGTAATTCCACAAGCAGTTACATTATATGTAGTATTTGGTTGTCTTATGGGTGCTATTACATGGAATCTTATTACATGGTGGCTAGGACTTCCAACATCTAGTAGCCATGCGTTAATAGGTGGATTGATTGGTGCAAGTATTGCAAGTGGAGGAATTGATGTAATATATACAAACAATATTATAAAAATTGTTTCTTTTATTGTTGCAGCACCAATTATTGGATTTGTATTAGGAGCATCATTAAATACAATTATAAGAAATATATTTCCAATTGAAACGGATCGACAAAATAAATGGTTTAAACGTTTACAAATAGTTTCAAGTGCATGCTATTCGATGGGTCATGGAGCAAATGATGCACAAAAAACAGCGGGTATAATTTTTCTTATTATGGTTGCAGGTGGTTATTTACAAGCAACAGAAACAATTCCTTATTGGGCAGTATTAATTTGTTTTATTGTAATGGGATTAGGAACTCTTGCGGGGGGATGGAGAATTGTGCAAACTTTAGGATTTAAGTTAACACAATTAAGCTCACGACAAGGTTGTGCAGCAGAAACAGGTGGAAGTATGATGTTATTTGGTGCGAGTGCAATGGGTATACCTGTAAGTACAACTCATACTATTACGGGTGCTATTTTAGGTGTAGGTGCAAGTCAACCAGATCCTAAAGTAAAATGGAAAAAAGCAGGTGAAATTTTAATTGCATGGTTATTGACTATTCCTTGTTCTGCTTTATTAGCTTATGCTTTTTGGATTTTAAGTACACATATATGATAGATGAAGATGTAGAATCATGGTTTAAATATCCACAGTATAGAAATTGGTTTAATAAATTATTTGTAGCAGATTTTTTTGGTTATAAATGTGGACCAGCATCTGTTCCTATACCTGAAGATGGTTATTATATAACTAGACCAACTTATAATCTTAAGGGTATGGGTGCTGGTGCAAAAATATGTTATTATAACAAAGACGATATACCACATTTACCTGCAGGTCATTTTTGGTGTGAAGTATTTACAGGAGGACACTATTCTGTAGATTATGTAAAACGTGGTGAAATATTAGAACAGTTAGTATGTTTTCAAGGTTATAATAATTGTAATGACTTATCTTATTTTTTGAAATGGGAAAGAATAGATAAACAATTTGCTTTACCTACAGTTTTATTCAATTTAGATGTAGAGAGATTAAATATTGAGATTATAGGTGATAAAGTTATTGAAGTACATTTGCGAGGGGGATTTGATCATATGCTTGACTATACTGAACTTTATCCTGTTTTTGAGAATACAACAAATGTTTTGGTACCGGATGATTGTACGTGGATAGAGGGTGAAGAAGATGGTAATGGGGAGATTACAAATAAAAGACTGGGGTATTATGTAAAGTAATGGGTACAATAATTTTTCTTAAAGAAGTTTATGAAACAAAAAAGCAACAAGAACGAGAATTAGAATATTATAAGGAACAGATGAGTATACTACAACAAAAAATGGATTTAGTTCGCCATGAAATTATTCTAACTGATACTATAATACATATTATAGAAGAAGAAATAATAAAACACTAAAAGGAATTAGATAATGGAGAAAAAACTTCTCATTACAGAAGATGATCAAGAAAACATGTTAGCAGAATTTATTGCATCATGTGAAAAGGACGGTTTAACAGAGGAAGAATATAAAGAAGTGTTTAATACACTTAAAAAAGTAGCGGAGCATGTGAGAGAGAAAAATGGTTAAAAAGAAATTAAAATTAACAGATGAAAGAGACTATTTTAGACCTTTTAGTTATGAATGGGCATATTCTTCTTGGTTAGCACATGAGCAAGCACATTGGTTATTTGGTGAAGTACCGATGATTGAAGATGTTAAAGATTGGAAAAATAAATTATCTGATTCTGAAAAATTATTTCTTACTCATATATTTAGATTTTTTACTCAAGGAGATATTGATGTAGCTGGTGGTTATATTAAGAACTATCTGCCATATTTTCCTCAACCTGAAATACGTATGATGTTATCTGGATTTGCTGCAAGAGAGGCAGTACATATTGCAGCATATAGTCATCTTATTGAAACTTTAGGTATGCCAGATTCTATGTATAATGAATTTTTAGAATATGCGGCAATGAAGGATAAGCATGAATATTTTACGAATCTTTCTAATAACAATGGTACTAAGGATTCGGTTGCAACAAATATTGCAGCTTTTTCTGCCTTTACTGAAGGTATGCAATTATTTTCTTCTTTTATTATGTTGCTTAATTTTCCTAGACATGGTAAAATGAAAGGTATGGGTCAAATTATAAGCTGGAGTATTGTAGATGAAACTATGCATGCTGAATCTATGATAAAATTATTTAGAACTTATATTGAAGAAAATCGTGAATTATGGAATGATGAATTAAAAGGAAAGATATATACTATAGCTACAAAGATGGTGGATCTAGAAGATAAATTTATTGATTTGGCTTTTGGTATAGATAATATGCAGAATTTAATTTCAGATGATGTTAAAACCTATATCCGTTATATCGCTGATCGTAGATTAATTTCTCTTGGAATGAAAGGTATTTTTAAAGTAAAAAAGAATCCTCTACCGTGGGTTGAGGAAATTATCAATGCGCCTATTCATACAAATTTCTTTGAAAATCGTGCAACCGATTATGCAAAAGGTGCGCTTTCAGGATCTTGGGATGAAGTTTGGGCTTAATAATAGAATGTTAGAAGGAAAAATGCAAAAAAAGCTACCATTTTTGGTGTTTTTTATTATTTTTTTATCATTCTCTGTTTATGCACAACCAATTATAACTGAATCGACTTCAACAAGCACCGTAAAATCTGATTCTGTAACAACTTTAAAATCTCCTCCTCCATCTGCAATTAGTCCAACAATTAATAATACTAATTCGGACTTATGCACAACAGGAGTTGCTGGAGCTGTTCAAACTCAAATATTAGGACTTTCTGGTGGTATGACAATTCGAGATTTGAATTGTGAAAGATTAAAATTATCAAAAACATTATATGATATGGGAATGAAAGTTGCTGCAGTGTCAACACTTTGTCAAGATCATCGTGTTTTTGATGCTATGATTATGGCAGGAACACCCTGTCCTTATGATGGTATGATAGGTTCTGAAGCAAAAGCTGCATGGCAATCTAATCCAGAAAGAATACCTAAACAAGAAACTAAAAAATTAGAAGGGATGAGCGATGAACAAAAAACTTGGATGGGTGGGGGTCTTATTAGCATTTTGTTCCTTTTATTCTTACTCTGAGACAACATATAATCAAAGTTCAAATGCTGCTGCAACCGGTCAGCAATGGACTATGACGAATGTTATACCGCAAAATACAGGTCTTTCTGTAACCGGTATTATATATACTTATAATGTAACAAAAAATCCAGCGGATGCATTTACTGTTTCAATACAAAATAAGAATGCATCAGGGACGGGGTTTGTTTTTAGAAGCACCGATGATTGGTCAGGTCTTCCTGGAAATACTATTGCTAAATCTGTTCCAGTTGACAATATTCCTTTTAAAGCATGGGGTGATGGTGAAATTGCCACAACTGGTTTTGGAACTGTAAAAAATCCAGTTATTATATATAATTATAAGATTGATACATGTGCAGCTACTCCAGTAATAGATAGATCTTGTCCAAATTATATTCCACCAACAATTGACACTCCTTCAATAGCAACAGATACTGCTACAGAAGAATATATTAAAGAAGTAATGGCAAATAAAACAAAATTAGAAACTGAAGAAGAAAAGAAACAAAAAGAATTGAAAAAGGCTGCAGAAGAAAAGAAGAAGAAAATTGAACAAATTGCTAATAAAGCAATACAAAATACTTTATTAACGGCAAATGCTGTAGCTCAAGCAGATGCCTTTTTTGCTATGAATAATATTAAAGGATTTGAAAGTTATAGTGTCAGTATGCCTGGTGGCACATACAAAGATGCAGTTAGACTTCAAGATGCAAAACTTCCAGATAATGTTAAAGCGTTAAGAGGAAACTTAACACAACAAAATTTACATAAAAAAATGGTAGAAGAGCAGTATAAACGTTTTAATAACAACTAATTCTCGGAGAATTTTATGCATAAAAAGATTTTAGGTTTTGTAGGATTAATGATTGCTCTTACAATTACTGCTACTGCTTCTGAGGTTCCAATTATTGGAACTGTAGCAAGTAAATGTATTATAACAACAGATACAACGGGTATTTATGGTAACCCAACTATTGATAAATTAAGTACAGCTCCTGCAGATGGTGGTGTTATGCCTGTTATTCGGTATGATGTATTTGCAGCAAATGCATATAAAGCAGTTATCAGCACTCCAATATCGTTTTCTACTTCTCCAACTTTAAGTGATACTGTTGATTGGGTAGGAGATACGAGTGTTAGCCGTGTTTCTGTAGCTGGTATGTCTGCATATGATACCAATAAACGTGTTTATAATAATACAACTGAATTTGATTTAACCTTTGCAGGTTCAACATGGTTTAAATCATCTTCAACTGCAACATATGGTGTAGGAAAAGCACTCCCAGGTGGTACTTATCGTGCTGTTGTTGTGGCTGAATGTATAGCATTGTGATATAAATGTTTCGTTATGTCGTGATATTCTTTATTATGTTAAGTGGGTGGGCGCATGCTCATCAATTTACACCAACATATCCTAGATTTAGTTTTTCTTTTGTATCTGGTATATCCAGTACAAAAATGGAATTGTTGAATATGCGTAAAGATGTTAATTATTATGAAATAACAGTTTACGATAAAAATTGGAATAAGATACTTTTTATGTCTAGTCCAAGTGGAATTATTTATATTCCATACTTGAGACGAAAAACTATTGAGATATTTGTGAATTCATCTAATGTTGATAAAGTTACTTATATATGTAGTGAATCAAAAATAATGGTAACTGAAAATACTGTGACTGTAATAGCATCTAAAATATGCTCAAGGAAAAGATGAAATATGAAAAGAATTTTCGTTATTCTTATGTTATCTGCTAATGCATATGCGGTCGATTCTTTAAATTTGTCTATACCTATGTCACCTGGGCAATATCAAAATGACCATATTAGAGCAGATAATATGGAATGTTCTATGGCAATTGGTTCAGGTACCAATATAGAATTTGGTGTTTTAGGTATTGCAAATAATAATAACAATACAACCGTTATTGGATCAAACGTAAATGCAAATACAGGTAAACAGGTTGGTGTTTATGGTAGAATAATAATACCAATTGGAGCACCAAAAACTCGTCTCGATTGTAATTTATTTTATCAATTAGAATTAACGAAACGACGAATAGAGGTGATGAGACTTAATCAAGAATTAGAAAATTTAAGAAGAATGCAGTTTGAAAACAAAGGTAAATAAAGATGGAAAAAGGTAAGGACGTTGATGCAAAAATAGAAGAGCTGGAAGCAGCTAAAGAAAAATACATGAGCGAAAATACTGTGATTTCTATCGGAGGATATTCTTTTACACCTGCAAAAATCATGATTGCAGGTACTCTTGTTTCAACTGTTCTTGGTGGTTTATATGGTGCGTTTGAAGTATATAAAGATTATCAAGGTATGAAAAAAGCTATTACAGAATATGTTGCCCCAGATCTTGGAGAAATTAATAAAAAACTTGAAGTGTTAAATAAAGAAATGGATGCAACTAAAGAAACTGTAAATCAAGCAACCGGATACACAAACAATATTAAAAATGATTTAAAAAGTGATATCCGAAGGCTTGAAGGAGTAGTCGATTCCGTTGAACGTAGCTCTAAACAAAGCCAACGAGAGACAGATATAAGCGTCAAAGAGGTTCAAACAGAACTTCGAGCAACTCGCAAAGAACTAGATAATGCAATTAAAGAATCTAATGCTAATGTTGCTAAAAAAATACAAGAAGCATTGAACAATCCTCTAGCTAAATAAAATGATAGGAATGACCTATAATCAAATTCGTATGGAGATATGCAAGGAATGCGACAGATTCAATCCTATGCTTAAAATTTGCAAAGAATGTGGTTGCTTTATGCCTGGCAAAGTTTTAATGAAAAGTGTTCGCTGTCCAATTAACAAATGGATAGAAATATCCTCTATAAAAGAAAAAAGAAATTGTTGCAAATAGGAGTTAATATTGGCAAATAAAGGTTACGAATGTTTCGATTGTGAAGCAGTATTTAAAATAAGACATGATCTAGATGATCATTATTATAAAGTACTGTATTGTGCTTTTTGTGGCTCTGAATTAACAGATGAACAAGAATTCGATTATAATGAGGAAGATGATTCATAAATAAACCAAAAGAGGTTATTTATGGATTGGCTATATAATGGACAAGTTTTTACAACTCCTAACTCAGATGATATAGGTTTTGTATATCTTATTACCTGTATACCTACCGGTAAAAAATATATCGGCAAAAAATTATTTTGGACTAAAAAATATAAACAAATAAAAGGTAAAAGAAAAAAAATCATAGTTCAATCTGATTGGAAAAAATATTGGTCATCATCAGATGAACTTAAAACAGATGTAGCAAAGTTAGGTGAAAATAGTTTTAGACGTACAATTTTATATCTATGTAAATCTAAAGGTGAGGCAAATTATCTCGAGGCAAGAGAGCAATTTGTACAGGGAGTTCTAGAATATCCCGATCTCTGGTACAACGGATGGATCATTGTCAAGGTTTCTTCATCACATATTAAACGCCTACATATTCATCTATGACAGTTGACTACAAAAAATCCGTTTCTTTTATGCCTAGATTTATTACAAGAGACGGATTTCTTGTACTTTGGCAATATGGACCTGATTATTTTCGTATCGAAAATAACAAGATAGTTACTCATGTTCTGATCCATCATACCTTTGAAGAAGCTATTATGATATTTAATACTGTAAAATCAATGAGTTAGCGAACCCAAAGAAAATGCTTGACAGATAGTTAGATTCATGTATAATGTAGGTATATTGTTGATGACAAGGAGTTTGAAATGGCATACGTTAGTCAAGATCTTAAAGCAAAGTTGGCTCCCCAGATTAAAGCAATCTGCAAGAAATACGGAGTTAAGGCTTCGCTTGCAGTTCGCAATCATAGAACCCTGTGCCTAAACATTAAGAGTGGCAAGGTGGATTTCGTTGAATCGTTTAACCGACTAGGCGAAGAAGAACTACGCCCTTCATACAACCAGTTCCGACCAGTGACTAATGGTTGTATTGATGTGAACCCGTACCATTACAAAAGTCATTTTGATGGCAAGGCACTCAAGTTCCTTAGTGAAGTTATTCCTGCCATGAATAACGGAAACCATGATAATAGCGACATCCAAACCGACTACTTTGATGTAGGCTGGTATATCGATGTTAACATCGGTAAATGGAACAAACCTTACTCATTGATTTCTAAGTAGTTTTTCTTAGTAAAAATGCTTGACAGATAGTTAGATTCCTCTATAATTAAGTCTGAATCGTTGATAACAAGGAGCTTTTGATGGGTTACTTTCCCCATTTCATTATGGCTAAAGGTAATACGGTTTTGTGGCAACGGGGACATTATTTCTATGAGATCACAGAACGAGCACAACCATTCAATCGCATAAAAACTATTATGGATTCTTGTGAAACAGCAGTGAAAGAATTTAAACAGATTATTGGAGAAGCATATGTCCCGAATGTCTGAAATTGCAATTACAATTGAAGATATGCTATATGATGGTTATAGTGCAACAGAAATTCAAGAAAAACTTTTTGTTCCATTAGAATGGATTGAAGAAGTAAAAGAGTTTATGTCCAGAGAACAAGAAGAAGCAATTACCTTCTTACTCGATTCAGAAGCAGAAGCAAATGAATTGAAAATTACTGAGATGGAATCAGAACTATGATTATTACAAAAGAAGAATTATTGACTGCACTAAAAGCAGGTCAAGTTTGCTTGACATTTGAGAAAAAAGATCATACAATTCGAGTTATGAATTGCACTCTACAGGAAGATAAAGTTATCGCATATGAGAAGAAAACTTCTCGTGTGCGAAAGGTCAATGATGAAGTCGTTCCTGTGTTTGATATTGATAAACAAGAATGGCGTAGTGTGCGTCTAGAATCTATCCAACAAGTGGAGATTGTATGACCAAAGTAGTGATTTCTGCCAGTACAGAGCCTGAGGCAACAACTATAAATAGTTCTATGGAGAACTATAAAATAGAATTGACTAAAGCTCTGAATTGGTATTCTTTGGAAAAAGATCGTAAAGATGCTAAGAAATATCTGCATCAATATGTGTCTAAGTCAAATATTGATGCACCGTATCTTGCACAAATTTCTGATTCCGAGATCACTCCTACTTTTGGTTGGTTAGCACGTATCGCAACTCGAGGAGGCGTTCTAACAGCTAAAGATACAGAACGGATTCTTGTTTATATTAAATCTTTGCAGAAGAAAATTATTACAAAGCAAGCAACAACATCTACACCTCGTATTTCTATTCAAGAAGCAACTGTTAACAAGATTAATGAATATCTGGGTGAACTAGAAGTTATTATTGATGCCTTATACAAGGGAAAGATTAAATCTTTCGATCTGCTTTCTGATCTTAAAGCAAAACAATTACCAAAGCAATGCAATACTCAGATCGAAGTATGGGTAAAAGAAAAGATTACTGAATTTGTTCATGTATATGAATCTAAGGATGAGGCATATACTATTGAAAGAAAGACATTAGTTAATCTTATTAAAGTGCTAGGTACATTTATTCCTTCTGTTCAATCGTACTGTGATTTTAAGAAGGCGAATAGAAAACCTCGTCAACGTAAGGCAAAGCCTGCTGCTACTCAAGTCAAAAATCTTAAATATAAAAAGAGTGATGAGGAATTGAAAATTAATTCGATAACTGTTACTGATATTGTGGGTGCTATGCAGGTTTGGGTATTCAATACTAAGACAAGGAAACTTGCAGTATATAAAACTGAAAGTGCTTCTGGTATTCAAGTAAAGGGTAGTACTCTTCAAAACTATGAACCAGAACTTTCTTCACAGAAAACTCTACGTAAACCAGAAACACAACTAAAAGATCTTGTCAATGCAGGCAAGGTTCAACTAAGAAAGTTTATGGATAATATTAAAGCGAAAGCTCAACCGGTACGCGGTAGAATGAATGCCGATACACTAATAGTGAGGATAGCATGATAGTAGTAGACTATAGCCAAACAGCAATTTCTAATTTAATGATGGAGATTAAAGGAAGGACAGATGTAGATATTAATGTTCCTTTAGTTCGACATATGATTTTAAATTCGATCCGTGGTTATAAGCAAAAATTTTATGAAGAATATGGTGATATAGTTATCGCCTGTGATAGTAGAAGTTATTGGCGTAGAGGGGTGTTTGCATATTATAAGGCGCATAGGCGCCGTGATAGAGAATCATCAGGGTTTGATTGGAAATCTATTTTTGAAACTTTGAGCTTGGTTAGAGAAGAACTAGATAAATTCTTTCCCTATACAGTAATGAATGTTGAAGGTGCAGAGGCAGATGATGTTATTGCTGTTTTAGCAGAGTGGAGCCAAACCAATGATCTAAAGGAAACACTAATTGATAGTGAGCCAAAACCATTTTTAATTATCTCCGGAGATCATGATTTTTATCAATTGCAAAAATTTTCTAATGTAAAACAATATAATCCTATTCAGAAGAAGATGTTTAGATCTTCTCTAACACCACAAGAATATTTATTTGAACATATTGTAAAAGGTGATACCGGAGATGGTATTCCTAATGTACTATCATCAGATGATTCTGTTTTTGCTGGTAGCAGACAAAAGCCTATTACAATGAAGCGGATTAATACATGGAGAAATGAACTACCCTTAGATGATACTTTTCAACGTAATTTCTCACGTAATAGAACATTAGTAGATTTTGAAAAAATTCCTGAGGGTATTAAGGACAGTATTATAAATACATTTGTCAATCAACCCAAAAAAGATAGAAGCCAGCTTGTAAATTTCTTTATGAAGAATAGAATGAAGCAGCTTTTAGAATGTGTACAGGAGTTTTAAATGAGACTATTACTACCAGAAATTTTTGAGAAAGTTGAAACTGCTAAAAGTGAAGAAGAACGTATCAAAATTCTTCTAACTAATGATAGCCCAGTACTGCAAACAGTGCTAGGAATCTGCTTTAATCCAGACACAAAGATGCGCTTGCCTGAAGGTAAACCACCATTTAAAGTAGATAAAGATACTCCAATGGGATATAGCCCCACCAATCTTTACAAAGAAGCACGTAAATTTTACATCTGGTTAAATCCCTCAAATCTTTCTAAAGTTAAACTAGAATCTTTATTTATTGAGATGTTAGAAAGTGTACATTGGAAAGAAGCCGATATCCTCTGTGCAATGAAAGATAAACAACTATCAACATTGTATAAAACAATGACTGAAGATCTAGTTCGTAAAACATATCCCAATCTATTGCCTAAAATAGAAAAGAAACCAGAAGAACAGATTGTTGAAACAATTCAACCTGTAAAACGTGGACGTGGCCGTCCTAAAAAAGTTAATACTTAATTATGGAGATTTATATGAGCAAATTTCTTTCTAATCCAGCAGATAAAAATGTAATCAAGAACGCATTACGTGAGATCTCGGGTTCACTAACACGGATTGAGGCAGAACGAGATCTCATTAAAGAAACTATTGCTAATGTAGCTGAAAAGTATGAAATTCCTAAGAAAACTTTTCGACGAATGGCAAAGGTTTATCATAAGCAGAATTATACTCAGGAACAAGAAGAACATCAGGAGTTCGAGCTACTATACGAAAATATTCTCACTACCGGGACTACAGCAGAATGAAATGGGATACTCGATACATAGTAGAAGTCGAACTACATGATTCTCTCAATCGTGCTCAGAAATCTCGCATCATCGGCGTATGGAGAACTCCAGAATCTGTACCAGTAGAAAAGATTCGAGCAGTTAATCGACATATGCATCCCGGCAAACAGATCGAGATTCGAATCCATCCCTATACAGATCTATTCTAGTAACTCTTTGATTCTTAAGCATTTTTTCAATACCTCCACAGAACCAAAAAGTACTGGTAAATCAATGAGTTAAGTAATTTTTGGGCGCTAGAGGGAGGTTTCAGAATTTCCCCTGACCCTCGGAACGTCAGAATTCTAATAGATAGGTATATCATAACTCATTGATTTTTAATGAGAAAAAAGTACTGGTAAATCAATGAGTTAGCTTTGCAAAAAGTTCTTGACATCTAGAGTAGAACCATGTATAATGGTTTACATGCTGAAGAGAAAACGTAGACAAGATCGAAAGCACGCAGTGTACAAGATCACCAATATACTGTCTCAAGAATTTTATATTGGTATTACTGTATGCCAGGGTGCAGCAGTGAAGCGTAGTTTAAAAGTACGCTGGCAAAAGCATGTTCATCGTGCATTGAATGAGAATCTTGATTGGAATTTGTGCAACGCAATACGCTTTTGGGGAGTGGAATGCTTCACTATAGACTTAGTTGAAGTTGTGCGCGGACGTAAGCCAGCGCATTCTCGTGAGCGCGAATTGATACGTGAACTCGATCCTCACTTAAATACTGCTTGACATCTAGAGTAAAACCTGTATAATAGTAGCATAAGTTGATGACACGGAGAAAGTAATGAGTAAGAAACATTATCAAGAATTGGCATATCAGATAAGTCTTATGTTGAATCCTGATTGTAGATTGAATGCAGCAGTTGCGGTTGCTAATGCTTGTGCTCAGTTTAATCCTCGGTTCGATTATGATAAGTTTTATGTAGCCTGCGGAGTGTCTAAGTGAAAGAATATACCGTTTACTTTTATGTTGGTTTAGATGGTAAAGATATGGAAGCAGTATATGAGTGTGAAAGTGCAGACGAAGCAGAGGATCGTTTCCGTTCTGACTTTGGGTTCGATATGGTATATCTAGATATGATCTGTCGTACTGATAAGGCTTGACATTTAGTTCAGTTACTGTCATAGGATTAGAGATGAACAAAGAACTTCTGAAGTTGATTAAGGCAGCGAAGGCTCCGAAACAAGTCCTGAAGGAGGAATGGTTTCAGGAATTTTGTGAGAACTTCGCCTTTGTAATTCTGGCTGAGGCAGAAGCTGAATGCGAGAAAGAATATCAAGTCGCTCTTGCTCAAAAAGAAGTTAAAAATTACGCAATCAATTAGGAAAGAATATGGCTAAGACTTTTAAACTCCGAGATCCGTATGCTCGTGAACTGTTGACAAGTGGAAAGTATAAGCAACGAGTAGTTTCTCTCAAAAAAGTTTATAAGCGTAAATATCGCAATCAAAAGGAAGCTCTAAATGAACTGCAATGATATTTTGGAAGCACTTGCAGCAACATCTTCTCGTCTAGAGAAGGAGGCGATTCTACGGAAGAATCGTGACGATGCTGATCTAAAGAAAGTATTTTTTCTTGCTCTTAATCCGATGATTAATTTTTATATTCGGAAGATTCCGGAATATACTTCTCAATCACTCGTGACATTGAATTGGGCTTTGACGGAGCTGAATCGATTTTCTAGTCGTGAGTTGACAGGTAATGCTGCAATCTCACATCTGCAACTTGTACTTAGTTCATTGAAGGAGAGTGATGCTTGTGTCATTGAAAAAATCATTAAACGAGATCTCCGCTGCGGAGTATCAGAGGCAACAGCAAACAAGATTTGGAAGAATCTCATTCCAGAATACCCAGTTATGCTGGCTTCCGGATTCGACCAGAAGGCAGTTGATAAAATCAAATTCCCAGCCGTTGTCCAACACAAGTTGGATGGCATGCGCTTTAACGCAATCGTCAAAGACGGAAAAGTAGAATTTCGTTCACGTAATGGTAAACCCATCGATCTTCTTGGCGAACTAGAGGAAGATTTTCTACAACTATTTCAGTTGCAAGCGGGTAAAGGTGTAGTATATGATGGTGAATTGTTGGTAAAAGATGCAGCAGGGATTCTTGATCGTAAAACTGGTAATGGTATTCTGAATAAAGCAGTGAAAGGTACTATCTCCAAAAAAGAAGCCATGTTGGTTTGTGCAACACTTTGGGATATTATTCCTTTAGACGATTTTAAGAAAGAAAAATCTTCCTTTACCTATAAAAAACGGTTTTATCTAGCTCTTAAAGACGCAAAATTCACTCCACGAGTTGGACTTGTTACTTCACATGAAGTAAATTCTTTAGATGAAGCTCAAGAAATTTTTCAATCCTACCTAGAGCGAGGTGAAGAAGGTATCATTCTTAAAGATCTAAATGCACCTTGGGAAGCTAAACGTGCAAAGCATCAAGTGAAATTTAAGGGTGAACTAGAGTGCGATCTAAAGTGCGTAGAGTGGGAAAAAGGTACCGGCAAGAATGCTAATCGTCTAGGTAATCTTGTACTAGAATCTGCAGATGGAAAGATTCGAGTATCCGTTGGTACTGGATTTACTGATGCAGATCGTGATTCAATCAAGCGTAAAAATGTAGTCGGTAAAATCGTAGCTATTAAATATAATGCTCGGATTCAGGATAAGAATGGCGGACCAGAGTCATTGTTTCTTCCTGTGTTTCTAGAGATTCGGGAAGATAAAACAGTGGCTGATTCATCGGAAAACATTAAATGAAGATTGGGCTTGTGTCAGATTTACATTTAGAATTTGGAGATCTAGATCTTCCGAATAAAGAAAATATTGACACACTTATTCTCGGTGGTGATATTTGTATTGCTGGAAAGATGTCTCAGTTCGAAGAATTCTTCCGACGTATTGCAGCAGAGTTTCCAGATATCATCTATATCATGGGCAACCATGAGCATTATAATGGTAAATTTGATAAAACAGAAAATATTCTACGTGAATCACTAGCAAAGTTTTCCAACATCCACATACTCGAAAAGCAGATTAAAAAGATAGATGATGTAGTGTTTATGGGTGGTACATTGTGGACAGATTATAATAATAAAGATTCTATTACAATGTGGCAGTGTCGGCAATCAATGAATGATTACCAAATTATTAGAGTTGCCAAAGAAAACTATCGCCGCCTTCTTCCAGAGGATACATTACTAGAGCATCAAAGGACAATTGATTTTTTGAAGAAGTCTCTATCTGAGCATCAAAGTGACAAAGTAGTTGTGGTTGGTCATCATGCACCATCTACACTTAGTGTAAAACCTCAGTATGCTGATCAACATTTGATTAATGGTGCCTATTGTTCTGATCTTAGTGAATTGATTCTTGACAATCCACAAATTAAACTTTGGACTCATGGTCATACTCATGCACCGTTTGATTATATGATTGGAGGGACTAGGGTTGTCTGTAATCCTCGAGGATACTGGCAATATGAAGTATTTGAACTGGGATATACATATCAATTATTGGAGGTATAGAAATGAGAGTGATTAATAATGATTTTATTGAAACTATGAAACCCTGTAGAAAGAAACCGATTGTAGTTCATGCAGTACAAATGAGTGAAGATTTTGTTGTAAATACTCTAGAGGGTTTAATGAAAGGTTCTGCGGGTGATTATTTGATTAAAGGTGTGAGGGGTGAATTTTATTCATGTGAGAAAAGTATTTTTGAAGAAACCTATGCATGGATTGGAGAAGAAAATTTTTAATGAAAAAGTTATTGAATGGGTCAGTACTATATTTTTGATTTTGGGTGTAATATTGACAAGTTATAATATTTTTCCTGCCAATATCTGGGTTGCTTTTTTAGGTAATACTGGTTGGATAATTATTGGTATAATATGGAAAAAGGCTAGTCTTGTTATTGTAAGTATCTTTTTAGGTGTGATATACTTATCGGGGTTGTTTAATTATTATGTATTATGAATGCAAAAATATATAAACTTAAAGAAAAACCATATACCTTTAAGTTATCTCTTTTTACAGATAAAGAAATAGAATTAACTTTAAAAGCAGTTAATATGTTTTCATCTATTAAGGGTAAAGTAACGAAACGAAGTCTACCTTTTGTAGAACCTTTACATGTTATTAATTGTCTCAATATGGCGAGAATAAATTTTGCTTTCTTCTCTGTTGAAGAACAAGATATGTGCAAAAAAATTTTAGAAACTGTAGAGCGGACATGAATATATTTTATTTAAGTAAAGATCATGAAGAATGTGCTAGAATGCATCTAGATAAACATGTAGTGAAGATGATTTTAGAATATGCACAACTGCTATCTACTGCTCATCGTGTTTTAGATGGGCAACAAATAATTGAAGAAAGAAATAATAGAAAAGTCAAGATATGGAAATTAGAAGATCAGCTATTAGATTCTTCTTTATACAAAGCTACACATATTAATCATCCATCTGCTATATGGGTAAGGCAATCAGTGAACAATTATAATTGGTTAATAGATTTGTTGTGTGCAGTATGTAAAGAATATACTTTTCGCTATGAAAAGATTCATAAAGTAGAGAGATCTGGATTATTGAATACTCTTACAATTAATATTCCGAGAAATATTTCTGATAAAGAATTTATTGAGCCTCCACCTGCGATGCCTGATAAATATAAAGTATATGGTAATTCTATTGCATCATATAGAAATTATTATATAGGTGCCAAGAATGGGTTTGCGAAATGGAAGAATCGTTCAAAGCCTATTTGGTTTAATCAACTAACTACAATATAATTATGCCACTTTACGATTACAGATGCAGTACATGTGATAATTCTTTTACACGTATTAGTAATATTTCTACTCGGGATGATCCTGAGAATGAATCTTGTGAGAAATGTGAACAAAAGACAATCAAGAGACAGATTGGAGCTCCTGCTTTAGGCGATTCAGTTCGTTTAGGGTTAAGAACTCATGATGATGGATTTAGGGAGGTATTATCAAAAATAGCTGAAAAAGTTCCAAAGAGTAATATGCGAGATAAACTATCACGATGATTTCTCTTTCCACCCTTTGCAGTTAAACAACATAAGGATAGGCTGATTCAGCCTATCCTTTTTTACTTTCGAGGGCTGTAATGACAAAAAGAGCAGAGAAACTAGAAAAAAAACCAAGATTAACATTAGCTCACAATAGATTAACAGTAACAATTGATAGTTTAAAAATTATCAATCCTCTTACTACAAATCAAAAGAAATTTTTTGAGTATTATAAAAATCAAGAAAAAGCTATAATGTTACATGGAGTAGCGGGAACAGGAAAAACATATATAGCGTTATATAAAGCCCTTGAAGAAGTACTAGATAAAGGTAACTCATTTAAAAAAGTAATTATTGTTAGATCTGCAGTACAGGCGAGAGAGATAGGTCATTTACCCGGTGATGAATCAGAAAAAGTTGAGGTATACAAAAGACCATATATAGATATATGTACTGATTTATTCAATCGCAAAGATGCATTCCAACGATTACAAGAACAAAATATAGCAGAATTTATTATTACTTCTTTTATTAGAGGAGTTACATTAGATAATAGTATTATTATTGTTGATGAAGCACAAAATCTAAACGATTCTGAATTTAATACAATCATGACTCGTGTAGGTAAAAATTCTAAAATAATTTTTTGTGGAGACTTTAGACAGACAGATCTTTGTAAGAAAAGTGATCTTTCAGGTTTGAAGAAATTCTTAGCTATAGCTAAATTAATATCTTCATTTAAGATGATAGAGTTTTCTGTTGATGAAATAGTTAGATCTGATTTAGTGAAAGAATATATATTAGCTAGATTACAATATGAGGAAAAACAAACTTAATTATGCAACATTTTAATCATGTAAATAACTTGAATCTGCCGTTATTGAATCAAATTAATACGGATACAGGTAGATTTTATGAAACGATAGAGGGAGAAAAATTTCCCTCTATCACTACAGTATTAAGTCTTTATAATCAAAAGTACATCACTGAATGGAAGTCTAGAGTGGGTGAAGAATATGCTAATAAGATAGCATCACAGGCAGCTAAAAGAGGAACTATATTACATGAAAATGTAGAACATTATTTAAGTAATCGCACTGTACCATTTGTATCATTTAGACAACAAGAATTATTTAACAGTATACAGCCATTGTTAGATGATATAAATAATATACATTGTTTAGAGCAACGTTTATTTTCTAGACATTTAAAAGTTGCGGGTACTGTTGACTGTATTGCAGAACATGAGAATAGATTAAGTGTAATCGATTTTAAAACATCGTCAAAAACTAAAGAAAAATCTAATATAGAAAACTATTTCATGCAATGTTCTGCATATGCTATTATGTATGAAGAAATGACTGGAATACCTATACAGAAAATTGTTATCATTATAGCGGTTGAAGATGATATTCCACAGATCTTTATTGAGAAACGTGATAATTTTGTAAAAAGTTTATTATATTATCGAAATCTTTATAGAGAAGAGAAAAATGTTTGAATGGTTTTTGTTAAATAACATATCCTATTTAGTTCATATATTGTTTATAATAGGATTAGTTGGATCTATAATAATTAAATTTGTAAAAAGATTTTCTTATATTGCAAAATTTGCAGCACCATTATTTTACATTTTATTTCTTGCTGGAGTATATCTAGAGGGAAATTTAAATGGTACTTCCAATTATCTTAAAGCAGTAGCCGCTTTCAACGAAAAGATAAAGGAAGCAGAGGGAAAATCAAAGGAAGTTAATGAAAGAATAAAAACAGTATATGTTGATAGAGTACAAATTATTAAAGAAAAAGGTAAAGATAATGTTAAATATATTGAGAAGGTTGTTACTAAATATGATAACATGTGTACTTTGTCTAATGCTGCTATCGGGGTGCATAACAGCGCCAGTCAAAATGAAGTGGCCCGAAGTACCACAGGAACTGATGAAGGTGCCTCCGATGTTAAAATCAGTGAACTCCTCAAAACAATCAACGACAACTACTCCATCTATTACCAAACCAGAGAACAAGTAATTGCTTGGCAAACCTGGTATAACGAACAAAAGAAAATTTTTGAAAGTGTGAAATAATGGATATATTTTTCATTCAACTTTTTTTTATATGTTTAATGGAAGATAAAAAATCTTGTAATTTTTATATGTCTAAGATAAAAACAAACCAGGAAATAGAATGTGTAATTCAATTGAAGGAAAATCACAAAATGTTGGAAAGTATGGGGGCTAAATTTATAAAAGGAACTTGTATTGGACCCATTGAAATGGCAGAAATATGATTTTTAATAACTTTGTATTTGCGAGGATCGTAACATGAGATATAAAATTCTATTATTATTAAGTTTTATTTTTCTTAGTGGATGTTCAGTAGTTCAACCAATTGTAGATAGATTTACTATTGCACCATTTGATGCAAATGAATACGCATTAGTAAATAGTTTAAGAACAACCGCTATTCAAGCAAAACCAAATTGTAATACGGAAAAAGATCCATTAATGATCATCTATAATTATGTGGATTCTCTCTATAATACCTCATTACTTTTAAAAAATTATAGCCAACATATTCCTAAAAATGATCAAACTATAAAACCTGTAAATTTAGTATTTAAAATGTCAACAGATTTGAGAGATAGATATTTAAAGGAACAAAAAGTTAGTAAAACTTATTGTGAATTAAAAATTCAATCAATCATTGATGCATCTGAATCAATTCAAAAAGCAATAGGGAAGAGACCACGACCATGACTATACAACAATTAGCAGAACAAGCAGCACAAATAGTTAAAGAATACGAAGCAGGTAATATTTCTGCAGATGAATATAAAGAATTAGTTGCTAATATGAAATTATTAGAAACTATTAATGAACAAACTTCAGATCTTGAAGATAATATTCACTATAGAAATGTTATTCTAACTGCAATAAATATTGCAACTGCTTTAGCATAAGGTACAATCATGGCTGAATTTACATTTGAATTTACAAAACAAAAATTAGCACAATGTATTCCAGGTAATCCATATGTACAAAATTGGTTTGATGCTCTCAATCAATTGTTACCGGAATATGAAATTAATACTCCACATAGAGTAGCAGCTTTTGTTGCTCAATGTGCTCATGAAAGTGCTAATTTTAAATTTCTTAAAGAAAATCTTAATTATAGAGCAGAAACATTAACAAGACTTTGGCCTCGTTTATTTCCACCGGATGTTGCAAGAGATTATGCATCAAGACCCAATAAACAAGAAGCTATAGCAAATCGTGCATATGCTGATAGAATGGGTAATGGAGATGAAGCAAGTGGAGATGGTTATCGTTTTTGTGGGCGGGGATTGATTCAATTAACTGGCAAAAGCAATTACTCATGGTTTGCTGCCTCTTTAGGAATTTCTGTTGAAGAGGCAGCAGAATATTTACAAACATTTGAGGGTGCTGCACAATCCGCTTGCTGGTTCTGGGAAACAAATAATCTAAATCAATGGGCAGATGCAGGTGATATTCTTACTCTAACAAAACGAATTAATGGTGGAACTATTGGTTTAGATGATAGAATTAAACATTATAAACATGCTTTACATGTCTTTGATTCAAATGCTGAACATACAAGTACAGCAACAGAAACTGTTCTTGAAACTGTACAATTAGGTTCTTCTGGTCCAACAGTTCAAAAATTACAACAAGCATTGGGCATTGATGCAGATGGTAGTTTTGGACGTGGTACACAGAAAGCGTTAATTAACTGGCAACTTGCAAATGGATTAACTGCGGATGGTATTGCGGGACCCGTTACATTACAAAAATTATTCGCTAAAACTGATACATAAAAGGATAGTATCGTGAATAATATAAACCAGAGTAATGATGATGATCGTGCAGACGTAGAAGTCTCAAGCCCATGGTTTAAAATGAAACTTGAAGATATAGATTGGAAAACAATCATTGTTGTTGCTATGATTTTATCAACTATTGTTTATTTAGTAAAAGGTTAATATGATAAAATTAATAATAATTTATGCTTTGGTATCACTGTTGCTATCAGGCTGTGAAGAAAGATATAGATATCCTTGTCAAGACCCCAATAATTGGGAAACTAAAGAATGTAAAAAACCATTTTGCAGTGGAAATGGAACTTGTCCAGAAGATATTTCTCATTATTTAAAGGATACGGATAAGGAAAAACAAAAACAGCAGCTCCAACAACAGCAACAGCAACCTCAAAAAAATGTTAAAGGAGGGTGTAAATGATTAAAACTTTATTAGGTGAAAAATATACAACTGAAGAACTAAATGCTCGTTTAAAATTCTTTATTGGTATCATATTGGGTCTCACACTTTTTGGTATTGTATTCGTTGTTTTATATAGTTTAATCTTTGTTACACAACCAATGAATGGAATGAGTCCCGTAGATAATAAATTTTTTGAATTAATTATTCCAATTGCAACATTCTTAACTGGTACCCTGTCAGGTATTATGTTAGCGGGTGATGATAAAGATTTAAGAGCAAAGGCAATGGATGCAGCAACAAAACCACCACCATCAGCACCCACTCCTGCTCCTATTAAACCTTCAATACCAATGGCACCTATCAGTCCAATTGGAGTAAGTACACCATCTAATCCTCTTTCAACACCTGCAACTGCTGCTGCAACTGCTGCAGTTGTTGCTGCAGCACCAATAGTTGCTTCCGTTATGGATTCTACTTCACAGAGTGCTCCTGTGTTAACAGGGTTTGGTGGAAAACCAGCACCCGTTCAACCTCCACAACCAGAAATATAGGAGAAAGTTATTATGCATAGAATTATTTCTTTATTAGTTATTGCTTTATTATCATTTAATGTATATGGAGGTGAAGATAAAACTCCAAAAAAGCCTGAGACTAAAAAAGTATGTGTCGATGAAAGACAAAAAAATGGACAAGTAAAACAAGTTTGTAAAACAATAAAAACACATAAAAAACTTGAAGGAACTGCTATTCCAGGTAAAAAATAAAGTTTATTAATTCATTGACAATTTATAACAGATTTATTATAATAAATAAAAAGCTAGGTTCAGTACTGTGGGAAGTGCAGATCGACAAGACTAGGACAAGGTTCGAATCCAAAATCTAGCTTATTGCTGTATGAAGCAAAGAGAAAAGTGTTTTGGACGCGGGTTCGATTCCCGCCCGGTCCACCAGAAAGAATTCTTCACCCTGTATAGAGACAGACAAGTGCTATAGACTATACTAAAGAGTTCTTTCTAATGGGCCGGACCTGGTTTCGACAGGGCAAAGAGTATTGGAGTGGACAGCACGATAGGCGACTGCCGTAAGCAGAGCAAAATTAATAGAAGCAAACGATGCATTCTATACTGAAGAATACGCTCTAGCAGCTTAATTCTTCTGGGTTTTGCTAGTTGAACCTGGAAACAGAATCAACTAGCATTTTATTAAGGAATAAATATTATGAGAATAGGTTTCACCTGTGGCACTTTTGACCTTTTTCACTCGGGTCATGTAACTATGTTACGTGAGGCAAAGATGGTATGTGATCATCTAATTGTTGGAATACAAACAGATCCAACAATAGATAGACCTGATAAGAATTCACCCGTTCAATCTATTATTGAACGTCAAATTCAAGTCAGCTCATGTAAATATGTAGATGAGATTATAGTTTATACAACAGAAAATGAACTTTTTACTATCTTGAAAACTTTACCTATTGATGTAAGAATTGTTGGTGAGGAATATAGAGATAAAGATTTTACAGGAAAAGATTTAATTACTGTTCACTATAACAAAAGAGCTCACTCATATAGTTCAACCGATTTAAGAACCCGAGTGTATTGTAAAGAAAAGGAAAAACGCGATAAAAGCGTTATTAAAATGGAAAATTAATATGCCAAGTGTATATTTAACAGCTAAATTGGCTGCTGCTGCAGGTGGTCTTCTAGGTGGATTAACCATGATGACTTTTATTAAACCTAAAACAATTCTTGATGCAACTATACGTGGTGGAATTTCAACTGGTTCAGGTATTATCTTTTCAACCCCCTTACTACAGATAATGGAACTATCTATTGATTGGGAATACCAATTATTCTTTGGATTTATTATCGGGTTCTTATCTTGGAGTATTCTTTCTCTAGTAGCTAATGTTTTTATTAAAGCAGAAAAAAATAATGAAGATATTATAGAATTGGCTAAAAAAGTTAAAAAATAATTTTTTGTTATGTGTTTGTCTATTTGATAAAGGAATAGTCTATGTATAAATTTACTAGATTTTTACTAATATTCTTCTTCAGTGTTATATTTGTGATTTCGTTTGATAATTATATTGATTATAAGTTTAAAGTTCTTACATCTAAATCTCAAGAAACTGGTATCACTATGAAAGAACGTGAGCGGCAATTACTTTGTTTGACAAAGAATATCTATTATGAGGCGGGGAATGAATCTTTTGAAGGAAAAGTTGCAGTTGCTCAAGTTACATTAAATAGAGCAGAATCAGAAAATTTCCCTAATGATATTTGTAAAGTAGTTTATCAAAAAAATTCTGTTCTATGTCAATTTTCATGGTGGTGTGAAACTAATACTAAAATTAGACCTATTCATGCAGGAACTTATAAAGAATCCGAAGCTGTAGCTAAAAAAGTATTACTTGAAGGATTTCGTCTAGAAAGTCTCAATGAGGCATTATTCTATCATGCCGATTATGTCAATCCAAAATGGAAGAAACAAAGAATTACTAAAATCGGTAGACATATCTTTTATAAAGGATAAACGCATGAATTATTATGTTCTTTGCAATGCAAAGAAATATCTTGATGAGTATGTTAACACTAAACTAAAACCTAATACAGCAGAAACAATTAGTTGGTTTGGTCTACTTCTTCTTATAACAGCACCAATTCCTTCCTTTCTAGCAGTAATCAATGGATTAACCGACAAATTACCATCTATTGATATTGTACTTATAATTTGGTTCACTTTATTATTATTCTTTTTGCGTTCAATCATATTGAAAGATTTTGTAAGTATTGTTACAATAGGGTTAGGATTTATGATTAATGCTACTATAATGGCTTTTATTTTATTCAATTAAAAAAATATGGATACTATCAATTTAGAAGAAAAATTTAAAACTCCAAACGATTTCTCTTTACATATAGAAGAAAAAGTTAATAAAGGTGAGCTCTCTTATATGGAAGCAATAATTGAATATTGCGAAGATGCTGATTTTGATATAGAATCAGTAAAACCTTTGATCAATACATCTTTACGGGAGAAGATAAGAAATGAAGCAATTGAGAAGAATCTATTACGTAAAATGGGTAGATTAGCTTTATGACAACAATGGAACCTTTTCAAGCATGGAAATGTTACCTAGCACTTAAATTACACTTTACAACAGTAGATTATGATATCGTAAAAAATAAAGGTAGAGTTAAAGCAACTAAAGATTCTTTTGAAAAACGTAAAGATACATATATTTTTAAAAAGTTAACTAAATTATATAAAGATGAAGAAATTATCAATTTCCTTGTTTCTAATTTTATATCTGGAGATCGTTGGGGTGGAGTATTTGATTCCCAATCTAAAGAACGATATATATTTTGGAAAACCAAAATAGATTCTCTTTCATATATCTTTAAAAAAGATATAGAGCATATTATTGAAGGATTAAATCTAAATACATTTGATGAAAGTAAAATTTTTCAAGTTACTTGTTTAGAACATCCATATATAATTAGAGAATATATGGCAAATAATGTTACATTAGAAACTTTAGTCATATTAGATAAAATATTTAATTTTTGTGAAAAATTTGATAAAGATATTAAAGAAAAGATTATTTGGTCAGATATCTCAATATTGATTAGAAAGTATAAACCATTTTTAAAAATAAATAGAGAAAAATACAATGGAATCATTAGAGGATACTACTGATCTACTTACAGAGAAGATTGTTGTAATAGAAAAAAATATTGAATCTGCAGGTAGAAATATTATAGAATTACAAGATACACTCTTATCTTTATCTGCTGAATTAAAAGAAACACAAAAATTTCTTATTAAATTAGCACAAAACCAAGCAATAATTTCTACACAGGTAGCACAATGGCCTTATGTTGCAGTTCCTACACAAAAGAAACAACCTAAAAACAGAAAAAATGATCAATCAGAGTAAAGGAGGATATATTTTATAATGAGTCATACTAAATCATATGCACAAGATTGGGATAAAGAAAAGAAGATTAAAAATCCCAAAAAGAGCAAGCGTTTTATTGACAAATATAGAAAAGCCATTTATAATGGTGATTCAAATGCTTTTGATGAATATCTAGAGCATGAAGTTGTACAAAATAAAACAAAACTACGTTAATACAGCGTTATACATCTAAATACGATTTTAAATAAGGAGAATATTATGGCTTTTACATCTCTATCTGAACTTAAGAAGGCTCGTGGTGGTTTTGAAAATCTAATGAAGGAAGTAGAAAAGATCTCAAAACCAGAAGGTGGTAAATCAGAAGATAATCGCTTTTGGCAACCTGTAGTAGATAAAGTGGGTAATGGTTATGCAGTAATTCGTTTTCTTCCTCCCTCTAAAGGTGAAGATATCCCCTGGGTTCGTATCTGGTCTCATGGATTTCAAGGTCCTACAGGCAAATGGTATATCGAAAATTCTCTAACTACTCTTGGAAAAAATGATCCTGTTAGCGAATATAATACCGAACTTTGGAACTCAGGTAAAGAATCTGATAAAGAAATTGCACGTAAACAAAAACGCAAACTAACATATATTGCTAATATTCTAATCGTTAAAGATCCAGCAAATCCCGATAATGAAGGACAAGTTAAACTCTTCAAATTCGGTAAAAAGATCTTTGATAAGATTAAAGATATTACAGATCCACAATTTGAAGATGAAGATCCTATTAATCCTTTCGATTTTTGGAAGGGGGCTAACTTTAAACTAAAGATTCGTAAAGTTGAAGGTTATCGTAATTATGATAAATCAGAATTCGATTCTTCATCCGAAATTGCTGATTCAGATGAAGAAATTTCAAATATTTGGGAAAAACAATATTCTTTACAAGAGTTTTTAGAAGATAAGAATTTTAAATCATATGATGAGTTAAAGAAGAAACTTAATATGGTATTGGCAGGTGGTGCAATTCCAGCGAAAAGTGCTGCTGAAGAGGATCTTGATGATATGGTCACAGAAACTGTATCTAAACCTCAAGTAGCTAAAAAACAAGTTAAACGTGAAGAAATCGATATCGATGATGATGAAGATTCAATGAGTTATTTCGCTAAACTAGCAAACGAGGAATAATAAGGAACAAAAATGTTATTAAAGAAGTATTGTTCTTTACTACTTTTAACTCTTTTTTCTTTTAATATATTTGCAGCTGAAAAAATTAAAGATATTCCCGTAACAGTTGCAGAAGGAAGAGAAGAGGCGAAAAAAGGAGAACAGAAAAAGAAACAAGAACTAAAAGATTCTAAAAAGTATGTAAAGAAGTAAAAGAAAAGGGGACTAAGTCCCCTTTTCTAATATGATGAGATTTTATCTATATATTTTGAAAATGATGACTCTGTTCTAACTTGTGCTTTTATAGGAATAATACTTTGTGTATTATTGGTCATATTGTTATTATTAATAATTGGTTGTACTGTTGTAGATGATTGTAATGATCTTAATAGATCAGTATTATCTATTGAGGCATTATTTAGTTCAGTACTTAAACTAGGTATATCTACTCCAGGTTTACCCGCATAAAATCTTTCGGTTGCATTGTTAGTCATTTCATATATAGATTTTTCTATATTTGTTTGTGGTTGTATTTGATCTTGAGCTGCAGCCGCAAAAGGTAATATTGTAGCACCAGCTGCAGTTCCTCCAGCAATTACAGGTGAGAGTATTCTTTTTGGAAATGAAAAAATATCCGCAGATTTTGGTATTATTTTTTCACTACCTGCTTTGGGTACAAGATTCGTTAAAGAAGTAATTCCTTTTTTTATCATCTCTTTACCAAAAGTACCAGCTGCAAGAACTCCTCTACCCATTGCTCCTACTGTTCCTAAACCTGGTAATATAAGAGAACCATATTTTATTGTATTTAGAACATTTCTTTCTCTTTCTGTAATTTCTCTAATTGGTTGATTGGGTTTTCTTTGTCGTGGTTTGGCAGAAAAATATGGCTTATCTTCTATTTCTGGAACTTCAGGAGTAGTAACTTTTGGTGTTATAGTTTCAGGATAAGGTCCTATTTCTGGAACTTGTGGAGTAGTAACTTCAGGAGTAGTAACTTTTGGTGTTATAGTTTCAGGATAAAGTCCTATTTCTGGAACTTGTTGAGTAGTAACTTCAGGAGTAGTAACTTTTGGTGTTATAGTTTCAGGATAAGGTCCTATTTCTGGAACTTGTGGTGTAGTAACTTTTGGTGTTATAGTTTCAGGATAAGGTCCTATTTCTGGAACTTGTGGAGTAGTAACTTCTGGTAAAACTCCTGGTAAAACTCCTGGTAAAACTCCTGGTAAAACTCCTGGTAAAACTCCTGGTAAAACTCCTGGTAAAACTCCTGGTAAAACTCCTGGAATTGTATTAGGAATTCTTTGTTGTTGTCTTTGTTGTTGTCTTTGTTGTTGTCTTTGTTGTTGTCTTTGTTGTTGTCTGCGAGAACCACGAGGAGTTCTTCTAAAGTCAAAATCGTTACACGAGCAATAATCCTTAATACAACAATCTTTGAGTAAATCTTCTATTCTATATAAATAATCTTCGATATTTTTAAAGCTCTTATTAGTTTTTTGTTGTAAATAAAAAGAATCGGAAGAAACACGTAACAAAGAGTTTAAAGAAGTTTCTAAAGGTGAAAACATAAGTTTTCTACCTTCTTCTATTTTTGTTTCAGAATCTTTCTTTTGTTTATCTTGCAAAGCACCAGATTTGAAAGAAACTTTTCCTGTTAATGCATCTAAAACACCTAATCCAATTTCTTTCATCACACCAACAATTTTATTAGAAGTTCCAAATGTAGGTTCATTAGAAGCAACTTTAATATTTGTTTTTGGCAATAATGTAGCGCCAATTTTATCGGTATTAAAACTTTTAGCGGAATCATCAAAGAGAGGTTCTAATGTACCTTTTCCTTTAGGTAAACCATAATTAGGTTTTAAAAGTGCGGGAATTTCTTTTTTCATTTCTTAATCTTTTGAAATATAAAAATCTGATACATTATACTTCCTTATTTAGTGGATTTTAACTTTTCATTTTCCTCACGTATATATGCAATAAGCAATGCAACATAGATATCACGTTCCCACGGTATCATATTATCTAATTCTTTTAAACTATACTTATGATGTTGCATCAATCCAAAATTTGTTTTATAGTATTCCTCTAGCGTGTGGTTCGCTAGAGTTAGACGAAAAAATTTTGCAAACCCTCCAAAACAGTATAGTTGTGTGTATTACATTTAGAACAAACAACATCTATTTCTTGTTTCAATTTTGGCATAGTTTCAAAAAATTCTTCAACTTTTTCAAATTGCTCTTTAGTCATACTATATATAAATTCTTCTAATTCCTTTTTATTATCATGTGTAATTTCATAATAATCTTCTTTGGTGTAAATAGATTTTACACATGATATAATTAGATCAAAAATTTTACTCTGATCATTTGTTATGAATATATTCATAGTATCATCAAATTTAGGATAACGCATCTCTAAACCTATATCAGAGGTAATTGAGATTTTAGTGGTATGATTCTTATCTTTTACTATATTCAATTTCGTAATATCCATCGCATAATCAATTTTATTACCACAGTCGCAATTGATAATTAATTCCACTATCTCACCTAAAGATTTAGCTCGTATATTAAGAAATAAGTATTCTAAATCTACACTCGGCAATTCAGAAATTTTTAACTTATTAAATGTACATACATCTACTATCTCACTTATAATTCTTATGGAATCTGAATCCTCAGAGTCTTTTAAAATAAGTAAAGTTTTATGCTCCTTGACTAAAAATGGTCTATATAATACTTTTTTACTCGTTGAAGGTAATGTTAATTCAAATGTTGGAACATCCAATTTCGGTAATGACATAATATCTCCATATTAATAAGTTTTTTATTTTGATTTAGCTACTCCAGTTACAGCACCAGCGGGAGTTTCAGCAAATGTTCTGTTGGTGGGTTGGTTAAATTCCATTGGTTGATCTTGTTCTACTTTAAAACTTGCTAGACTTTGTCTAGGACCTAAAATTGACGGTGTTTCACCATAAGTATTATTGATATAACTTGAATTCCAATATCTATAAGCAAATGTTACTGTAAGCCTATGGAATCCCTGCAGTGAATTGTTTATCTCTTGTTGTGCAATTGCTACAGGAAAAGCATCTATTAGAGTCATTTTATAAACACCAACTTCCTGTTCATCCAATTGAATTAGTTCAATAGGTTTAGCATAATCATTAAAATAACCAACTTCAAAAGAGCCCGGCTTTATTACAGATGATAACCATATCTCAAATAATGCACGAATATTCATATCTCTATCAACAAAAAATGTTAAAGGTATATTACCACCATATTCTACACTTGTTCCTCGTTGATATATAGGTCCTTGAATTTTAGTTTGTCTTGTACTAACAGCAATAGGTGCTAATGCTGTACTCTCACAAAATAAAGATGAAAGTTTGATAATATCATCCCATCCAGGTATATTTAAAGATGGTAAAATTACCTCAAATCTATTAGAACGAGATAAACCTCTAGTACGTATTTCTGATCTGAAATTATCTATCGTGAAATTAGCCATTTAAACTTTACCTAAAGAATCTTTCCAAACTTTATTCTTAGATGCTTTCATGAAACTTTCTGTTGGTAATAAAGCAGCATGCATCCAACTTTCATAGGGAATCTCTAAAAATCTACTCTTTACATGCGAACTCAAGTACTTTTTTATACAAGGTGCAAAATATTTATTCATCTCATTTGAATTTAAAACTCCAAATGTATAAGCCAATTTTTTCTTCTCTAGATCTGTGGACATCTCAATATTCGTCAATACTCCCATCAATTTAAACCGTATTACTGGTGGAAGATAATGTAAATTATATCCAATAAAACCCTGGGAAGTTTTTCTATATGGATATACTAATGGAACAGTATCATAATAGGGTAAAGAATCTTTGAATTTAGGATCATAAAAGTAAAGATATAATCTTCCGGGTCGTAAAGTTTTTGTTAAATAATCTTCCTGGCGCATTAAACTTTGTATAGATAGAGATCTTGCTGCTGAAAGATTATTTATCTGAGTTCTAAACCATTTAATTGAATTATCAACTTGTTCTGGCTTAATTCTTAAATCATCAAATGGATTTTTTTCCATTATACGTTTAATTCCTTTTCTGTTAGAACTAAAAATTTATACCCTCGTTTATGACAAAAATCTTCAGCTGCTTTCCATTTCGCTTGATTTATACCATAAGTATAAACCTCTTCAATAAATTTTTTTGTTATTCTTTGTGGTTTCTTTGGTTCTTCTGTAAATTTTTTAGGCTTAACTTCAATTAGATATTTTTTTATATTACCTTGTTTATCTTCTATCTTAATATAGAAATCTACAAAATATCTATGAACTTTATTATCAACAGGAGATATATATGGTATTACAGCTATTTCTGAACCCCATTCTCTAACTGCTTTGGTATTATCACACCAATTCATTAATTTAAGTTCCCACGAGCTTCTATAAATAATATTGGTTATATCACCACGATATTTCTGTGGATTTTTAATCTTATATTTACCTCTATATGTTTCTTTTGTATACATTTACAATATAAATATTTAATCATCAATCATTATTTATTACTCTTATGGCAATACTAGACAAATATAAAACCTCCGATTACTTAGGCAAATATGCTGATATAGAAAATAGAAATCCAACAGAGATTTCTACTGGTTCTAAAGGGGTTTATAATATAGATCAATATGTATATCCAGAAGATCTTTCTACAAAACCAGATCTACAACATTATGTCGCTTTTTATATTAATGTAAGAGAAAAAACAAAATTTGCACCTGAGCAAAAAGTAGATGTTGATGTTAATGCCGGTAAAAATATTGTCGATCCTACAGATCAAACACAAGCCGCTGCCATAGGAGGAGGATTGTCTGTCGGATTAGCTGCAGCATCAGCAACAAGTAGAGCATTAGGGGGAGTTGATGTAGCCAAAATAGCATCTGCATTAAAAAATGCAGGTTCTATTAGAAGTAGAGCAGGAATTTTAGCAGCAGCAGGATTACCCGCTCTTGTGGGTGGAGCAGCTGGTGCAGCAACATATTATGCTATTAATAAAATTACAAATATGGGAACAATTGTCAAGATTGACACTCCAAGAAGAATACAAGATGCTATTCTTTTACATGTAGAAAAGCCACCATCTGTTAAGTATTCTATGAAATATACTGATTTAGATTTAGGTATATTGGCTGGATTAGCAGGTGGTTCTTCAGCAATTGAAACACAATTTAGTACTAGAGCAACAGAGGCGGGTATAGGAGCAGGTCTTGCTCTAGCTAGTTTACCTAAAGCTGCCATTGCAGCTAAAATTTTAGGACAAGCTAGTCCTATGCAATTAATTGGTTCAGCCGCAAAAATAGCAACTAATCCATTCACTGCAGTTACTTTTGAAACAATTACTCCAAGAACTTTTAATTTTTCTTATACATTTTTGCCTAGATCTGAAAAAGAAGTTACTCAAGTAAAGAATATAATAGATTTATTTAAATTCCATATGCATCCAGAATTATCTTCGGGTTCAATGTTTTACATTTATCCTTCAGAATTTGATATAGTATATTACTATAAAGGTAAAGAAAATGAATTTGTAAATAAGATCTCTACATGTGCTCTTACTGATATGGATGTTAAATATGGAGGAGAATATTTTTCAACGTTTGTTAATGGTGCACCCGCAGAAATTTCTATGACTTTATCATTCAAGGAATTAGAACTATTGACCAAAGAACGTATCGTGAAGGGATATTAATATGGCGTATTTTAACAGATTTCCTTTAACTCCATATTTTTCAAATAATAATATAGATTATTCTATTGTAACTGATATTACAAGAAGATTAGCAGTTAGAGATGAGATAAAACAATTATATACAGTTTATGATGAATATGATGTCTCTGATGATGAAACACCAGAAATTGTTTCATTTAATTTATATGGAACTACACAATATCATTGGATAATTTTATTACTTAACGATATTATAGATCCTCGTTATGATTGGGTCTTGTCGGAATCTAATTTACGAAAATATGTAGAGGCTAAATATGGTTCTGATGATGCTAATGTCTTTGCTACTCATCATTATAAAATATCAAATGATGATGATACTATAGTGGATCCTACACAGGTAACGAATGTTCCTGTACCCTCAAGTAATTTAAAATTTAGTTCTGATGTAAGCACTTTATTTACCTTTGCTGCTAATGGAAGATCTACAATATTTTTATCAGAACCCGAAAAATCTTTTGTAAACTATTTAAGAACAGAAACAACATCTCCTCTTCCATATCCATTATATCGAGGAGATATTACTCCACATTCTGTAGCTTCACAAATTAGCTCAGCGGATTCACTTGATATGCTCAGGTTTGAAGTTGGATCCACCAGTTTATTAGTTGAAAAGCCCGATCATATTACTTATTATATCATTAAAGATTTGGTTGAAACAGGTAATGCAACTTTAATTAACAATTACTTAATAGAATCAGCAACCCCCGTTAATAATTTATATGCTTCTTATTCCTATGTCTCAGATAGTAATTTATATTATTTTCCAAAAATCGGCACACTTTCAAGTAATTCTTTAAGCCAAGCTATATTATCTGTTTCCGCCAGCTCCAATGTTACAGGATTATATGGGTTTTTACGTGAGTATGTACAAACATATTATTTAAAGGGTGATATAACAGGTTCAACATATTTAAGTGGAAATGTTAATATCGCAAATACTGATGCTAATATTTCGTATCTTTCATTCACAAATAATATGACAGATTCTCATATACATTGGGGAAATTTACAAGCATTACTTACAGATATTAGTACAAATTCAACTATTAGTGGATTTGTATCTCCTATATATGAACAAGGAGAAACTACTCCTTATGCTAATGCTGTAGAGGTTACAAATATGGATTATGAGATAGAACAAAATGAAAAGAAGCGTAGAATTAAAGTATTGAGAAAAGAATATTTACCTTCATTTATAGCAGAGTTTGAGAAAAAAATAAATGGCTGAATTTAACTCTTTAGATTATGCTGGACAGGTTGAGATAGAGGAACTGAGATTAGTTTCTGTTTCCTCTTTAGTTGTTGATCTAGAATCTTATTTAGTTGAAATTAGTATCTATGAAGATATATTCAGTAATTTTCTTCATGGACAAATCTTATTATCAGATTCTTTTAATTTAATATCTAAAGCGCCGTTGATAGGAGAAGAATATTTAATTGTAAAATTTAGAACTCCTTCATTAGATATGGCGATTAGTAAAACATTTAAAGTATATTCTATAACTGATAGAAAAACTGTTAGAGATAATAATACACAATTATATGTATTGCATTTTTGTTCATTAGAAGCTATTGTTGATATTGCAAACCCTCTATATAAGCCCTTTGAAGGTAAAATAACAGATGTTATCGAAAATATTTTTAAGGAGTTTTTAGAATTACCAAGAACATATACATTTACAAATAATTCTCTACAGCCTTCAGCTGAAGGAACTCCATTAAACATATTAAATAATGTATCAAACAAAGTAAAATTTATTAGCCCTGGATGGACTTCAGCTAAATGTATAAATTGGTTAGCGTCTAAAGCAATACCCGAAAAAGGTAAAGCATGCGATTATCTTTTTTGGGAATCTACTCAAGCATTCTATTTTGGAAATATAGAAAAGATTTATTCTGATACCATCGAATCAGGACTAAATAAAGGTGTATATATCTATTATCCTCCCAATGTTGGACCTAGAAATAATGTAATCGATAATTTTTTTGCAGTAGAAGAATTTGAAGTAATAAAAACTGTAGATAATTTGAAAAATTATGATAATGGATATCTAGCAAATCGTCTCTATACATTAGACATTTATAATAAAAAATATGAAGTAACGGATTTTGATTATGTAAATCATTTCTATGACTATGACCATACGAATAGATTGGGGCAACATGTACCATTATTTACATTTGATACAATAAGAAATCCAGCAACATATAATAGGTTTTATCCTGTAAATAAAAAAATGTATACAGGTATGAGTGAGAATGTTGATGAAAGAATTAAAGATATACATGGAAATAGAACATCTAGATTGCATGAACTTAATAATTTTATCATTCAACTTACAGTACCGGGAAGAACAGATCTAGAAGCAGGATCAATGATTACATTCATTTATCCTGATGTTGTTGATCATTCTTCATCTAGTGACGAGTATATTGATAAACGTTATTCAGGTAATTATATAATTACAGCAATTAACCATAAAATAAATTTAAAATCACATAAGATGATTATGGAACTTTCTAAAGATTCACTGGAAATAGAAAATGCTGATCAACAATAAATTTAATTGGTGGATAGGTGTAGTAGAAGATCGAGATGATCCTGAAAAATTAGGTAGAGTTCGTGTACGTATTATTGGAATTCATTCTGATGATAAACAAATTCTTCCTACAGCGCAATTACCTTGGTCTTATATTTTACAATCACCAACCTCTGCCGGTATATCTGGTATAGGAACATCACCTTTAGGATTATTACCAGGATCATGGTGTATAGGATTCTTTCTAGATTCTGATGATATGCAACAACCTATTGTAATGGGTAGTATAGGAGGAATTCCACAACAAAGTGAAAAATGTGCTGAAGAAAATATACAAAAAACACAAAATCCACCCAATGTATTAACAACTGAGGATGGTTCTCCTGTTTTAGATTCACAAGGTAATCCTGTACTTACTTCACCTGAACCAACTGATAACGCAGCTATAAGTAGTACTTTACCTCCATTAACCGAAGAACAAATACAAAAATTAATGGATGCGATTGCAGCTAAAGAATCTAGTTCTATACCAGGAGGTAAACAAAATTACTCCGCTGTAAATCAATATAATTATATCGGTAAATATCAATTTGGTGCTCAGGCTTTAGAAACTTTAGGTTATTTAAAAGCAGGATCATCTAAAACATTCGGCAATAATGCTTTAAATGACCCATCGAATTGGACGGGTAAAGATGGTATAAATTCAAAAGAATCATTCTTTAATTCTCCACAAGTTCAAGAAAGTATAATGTTTCAAAACTTAAAGTTTAATTACGGAGTTTTGAACAACAAGAACGCGATTACAACAAATGATAGCCCTGAAAGAATAGCTGGTTTATTAGCATCAGCACATCTTCTTGGAGCAGGAGGGGCTATTGACTTAGCCAATGGAAAAGACGGACAAGATGGTAATAAAACAAGTGGAAGTTCATATTATAATATGGGTGCTTCTGCTGTTGGACCATATGTTCCACCTGTAGTTTCAAATAGAGCATTAATACCCGCAGATAAAAATCCCTCGGGTATTTTAAATACAAGTGGTTCTTTAATAACTAAAGCATTTTCTGATCCAAATAATCAATATCCCAAATGTGATTATACAAGTAAAACTTTGCCGGATACAAATAAATTAGCAGTTGGAGATACATCAGATACTGCAGTTGAAGAAAAATTAAACTCTATTAATCAAATTCAAACTGCAAAAGGACAAACTTGGGAAGAGCCTCCACCCGCATATGCTGCAGTATATCCGTATAATCAAACATTTGAAACAGAGGCTGGGCATTTAGTAGAATTTGATAGTACTCCTGGACAAGAACGTATTCATCTTTATCATAAAGCAGGAACATATTTAGAAATTGATGTTAATGGAACTATGGTTCGTAAAGTTACAGGTGATAATTATGAACTTGTTGAAAACAATAATTATCTCTATGTTAGAGGTGGTTATACATTAACTATTGAAGGTGCTACACAAGTTTTTATAAAAAATGATGTAGATTTACAAGTATTAGGTAAAACAAATGCGATATTTAAAGATGATGTAAAAATTGATGTTGGCGGAAATATGGATCTAAATGTTCGCGGAGATCTAAAAATTCAAAGTAAATCATTAACTATGAATATCGATAATGAATATGAATCCAATGCAAAAACATTTAAATTAAGTGCCAAATCTAGTTATGAGTTACATTCAGGTAGAACATCTATAGATGGTGGAGCTATTAGACTTAATGATGGTGCAGGATTAATGGGTATTGTTTTTTCTGCTGTTACTGCAGGTATTGCATTATCTGGAGGATGGGAAACTCTTACGGGTGAATTAGGTGAACTCGGTGTAGAAGCTGCCGATATGACAGAAGTTTTGGATGATATAAGTGAAGAAATGACTGTAGAATGGGCGGGATTTGCCGATGGAGCATCAGATTTTTCTTTCGATGGGTTAATAGATAAAGTTGGTACAAATTTAGAATCTACATTTACACAAATGTTAACTCCAAAAAATCTATTAGGAGTTGGCGTTAATTTATTAAATGGTAATTTTAAGGGTGCTTTAGGTTCTGTTATTGGTCCTGCTTTAAATTCTGTAGTAAAAACAGTTGGAGATGAAGCATTCAATTTTTTAAAAGAAAATATATCTCTTGGAGATATTAAACCGTTATTTACTAGTGCAATTGAAGAAGGAACTTTAGATATATCTGGATTTTCAGAAAGTATAGGTGAAGCGTTTGATGAAGATTCTTTATCCGATGAGGTATTAGAAAGATTAGAAGAAGAAGATTTTATTAATAAGATTGATAACATTTATATGTCTGATTGGGAAGAAAGTTTACAAAATCAAGGTATTACTGCAGAAGAAGTAGGAATAGATTTAAAAAATACTAGTTTACGAGATTTATTAAAGAATAACAATATACCTTTAAGTACTTTTACAAATGCATTTAAAAATTTCTTAATGCCAAAACCCGCTACATTGAGAGGTGTTGGAGGATTACCACCTAAAACAGTTAATAGACCAGAAATTTCTAGTTTACCATTTACATTAGATGCAGGTGAACCAGGAGCTATAGCTATACATAATGAACAGATTGCATCAGGAGAAATAATAGAATCTATACCAATAGAGAATGGTGAAGCTGTAGTATCTGAACCATATGAAAATATTATTCTTTGTGATTGTAGTGAATTTGCAAGTTTAAATGAATTACCCGATACTGCAATACTTTCTAGATATTATACTTTGGGTGATCTTTCTTCTAGATCAAAAGTTGTTAAAGAAAAAGTTGTAGCACAAAGAGGGCTTTCTGTTAGTGAGATAGTATGTAATCTCAAACAATTAGCAGTAAATTGTTTAGATAAAATTTTAGATCTTTATCCTGATATGGTTGTAATAGATGCTTTTAGACTAGATACAGCGGAAAGAATATCAACAGATCATGGTGCGGGCATGGCAGCTGATATACAATTTACAAATGCAAATCCTAATGATTATTTTATCATAATACAAAATATAGCAAAAAATGTACCCCATAAACAATTATTACTTGAATATGGAGGAGGTGCAAAATATCCATGGATTCATATTGCATTTGATGTTTCTGGACAAAAAGCACCATTAACTTATGCAACAATTAGAAATCATCAAATTTATGCAAAAGATAAATTTGTGAATTTAGTATAAAGGAGAAACTATGCCAAGTATATGTGTAAATTTATCATCTGAGGGTGCGGGATTACAGGCATATCTAACACCTTTAGAAGCATTAATTGCGAATGCTGTAGAAGATTTTGGACAAAATTGCTCAATTTTATCATCACTTGACTCTTTTTTAGAAGATCTAGGTATTAAATCTACTGTAGAGTCTACATTTAAATATGTTATGAAGGCAGCATCTGATCTTTTTAATGGAATAAATAATATAATTAGTACATTAGTTTCTATATATGACGAGGGATTGGCTTTACTTTTAGATGCTATAGATGAAATGTATAACATCATAAATGATGCTTTTACTACTTTATCAGATATAATTAATTCAGCAGCATCTGCTTTAAAGACAGCATTAAATACATTTACTGGTGCTCTTTGTAAAACTTTAAGTGGTTCTGTTTCTGATATTCCAACAAGTATTATAGAGGGTAATGCAGGAGTACAATTTGCCAATTATATGATAGATCAAGCGGCAATTATGACTACTAATGCAATTATTGGTAATATATTAAGAAATCAAAATGTAAGTAATTTTTTATCTTCAGCAAATGCAGTTAGATCTAGTATTTTAAATATGCGAAGATTGCCTAATGTTTCTGCTTATGTTTGCATTGAATCATGAAAGTAGCTAGATTAGGAGATATTGCTTTTGGTATTTGTTATTGCCATATAGTACCTATAACAGTTAAGGGTACTATTATATCAGCATCAACAGATACTTATGCTAATAGTCGAGGTGTAGCTAGATTAGGTGATATTGTTTTTACATCCTGTGGACATTTTGGTACTATTATAACAGCATCGACAAAAACATATGCTAATAGTAGAGGTATAGCTAGATTAGGAGATGTTACTGCAGGTTGTTTTGTAGGAACAATAATAACAGCATCAAATGATGTAGATGCAGGATAAATATTTACATGGCTACTATAAATAGAAAAGTACGTACATTTACAGATCTAAATCTTACTTTTGATAAACATCCCCTAACCGCAGATGTTTTAACAAGAGTAGATGACGATGCTGTAAAAAATTCTATTAAAAACTTGGTTCTTACTAAAAACTTTGAACGACCTTTTCATCCAGAAATCGGATCACAGGTCACTAATTTATTATTTGAAAATTTTACACCAATTACTGTTGAATTAGTTAAGAAAACTATTATAACCGTTATCTCTACATATGAACCCAGAGCTAGATTAATCGATGTTAGAGTAGCAGAAACTAATGATCCTAACGAGATAGCTATTACTATAGAATTTATGACTATAAATACTACAAGACCTATAACAGTAACAACTTTCTTATATAGAGTTAGATAAGATATGGCAAATAGCTTAAGAGTAACAGAATTAGATTTTGATCAGATCAAAAATAATCTAAAAACATATCTACAAGGTCAATCAACTTTCTCAGATTATGACTTTGAAGGATCTGGACTTTCTATTCTTTTAGATGTCTTAGCATATAATACTCATTACAATGCATTCTATTTAAATATGGCATTAAATGAGTTATTTTTAGACACTGCAGTGAAGAGAGAATCTGTTGTATCTCTCGCCAAAATGCTTAACTATACACCAAGATCTATACGTGCAGCTTCCGCTTTAATAAATCTAACTGTAAATAATGTAGGAGCAGCTCCCACTTCACTTATTATTAATCGTTATACACCATTTACTTCATCTATTAATAATACTACATTTACTTTTTATAATATAGAACCTCAAACAATTGAACCTAATGGAGGTGTGTATTCATTAGAAAATCTTGAGATATTTGAAGGTACTTATATAGTAAATAAATTTACCGTTGGCTCAAATCCTGGTCCTAGCGAAAAATTTGAAATTCCTAATGCAAATGTAGATACAACTACTATTCTTGTAACTGTTCAAGATAATCCTACAAGCACAACTAGAACTATATACAATTTATTCGCCGGAGATATTACACAGGTTACAGAAGATAGCAAAATCTTTTTTCTAGATCAAAATATTAATGGATTATATGAAATATATTTTGGTGATGGCGTTTTAGGAACTAAATTAATTACCGGAAAACAAGTAACTATAGAATATTTGACAACCTCTGGTCCAGATGCTAATGTATCTGATAAGATTACTCAATCTTTTACCTTAGGTGGAGCTATTTATGATGGAACTATTGGTTATACAAATGTTTCTGTTACAACAGCAACAAAATCTACAGATGGACAAAATCCCGAAACAATCGATGAAATTAGATTTAATGCTCCAAAAGCTGCTACAGCACAAAATAGATTAGTTTCAAAATACGATTATGAGTCTTTCTTAGTCAAAAATTATAATTACATTGATGCAGTATCAGTTTGGGGTGGAGAAGATAATGATCCACCAGTTTATGGAAAAGTATATATCTCTATAGTACCTAAACCCTCACAATTCTTAACAACAACAAGAAAAAATAGTATAATAGAAACTATTAGAGAGAAAAGAGCATTAGCTATAACACCAACTTTCATCGATCCAGATATCTTTTATCTTAATATTGTTTCTGCAATTAAATATAATCCAAATATTACAAATGAAGGTTCTTCTGATATCACGACCGCAGTAAATACCTCTATACAGAATTATTTTACACAAAATTTAGGAAATTTTAAACAAGATTTTGCTCTCTCAAAACTATTAGCAGCTATAGATGTCGCAAGAGATTCTATTATAGGAAATATTACAGAGATTACAGTACAGAAGAAATTACAGCCCGCTTTAGGTATTGGAATTTCTAATAAGATAAAACTATCTAATAAGATTGAAGAACATAGTTTTTCCTCTACACAATTTTATTATTCTTATTTAGGTACTATATATGCTGCTAGAATAAAAGATATTCCAGATGAAGCTACAGTTAGTTTATCTGGTACTTATCGTAGATCTGGTGCTATTATTACATGTACATTTGAACAAGAACATGGATTAACTGAAGGTGAAAATATTAGTTTAAATTTCTCCGGTTCTTCTATTGACGGAATTTACTCCATCAATACAGTAGAATCTTTAAGAAAATTCACTGTAATATCTGAACACACAGGTAATGATATTGGAACAGTGTCTATTCAATCAGAAGATAGAGGTAGATTACTTGTTTATAGTGTTTCTGATAATGCAACATTAAATAATAATATTGGATTTATATCATATGAATCAGGGTTAATACAATTAACAAGTTTAACTATAACAGGTTATCCTGCTGATCAGACTACATTAAATTTATATTTTAAATTAACAAAAGATTCACAAGATATTATTGTTGCAAGAAATCAAATTATTGAATTAGATACTGAAACCGCAAATAATACTACAAATAGATTGGCAGGTATTACTTTAAGTACACAGGCAATTCCTAAGTAATGGATACAACTTTAATTAAAAAATTATCACATCAGGTAATTAATCAATTACCTGAATTCTTGCGTGTAGATTTATCTGATCCTACATCAAGTAGTGATTACCAAACTTTTATTGCCTTTCTTCAAGCATATTATGAATTCTTAGAACAAGATGGTGAAGCACAATATGCAATTCAAAATGCTAGAGCATATGCTGATATAGATGATACTATAGATACGTTTGTAGATAAATTTTTACAAGAATTTGCATATGATTTACCCAAAACAATTTTTTCAGATCAAAATCCTGGCGATTATGATACATTGTTTTCTGATATAGATCAAACTGAAAGTAAACGTGCTTTAGCTAAAAAAATTGGTCAAATATATGCAACTAAAGGTTCAGAAGCTGCTATAAGATTATTGTTTAGATTATTATTTGATGATGAGATAACTTTTTATTATCCAAAAGAAGATATGTTAAGAGCTTCTGATGGAAGATGGATTACCAGAAAAACTATTAAAATTTATGCACCAGGTAATAGTGTAGATTTATCTACATATAGTGCAAATTTAATTACTGGATTAACTTCTAGTGCATCTGCTGTTGTGGATTCTGTTTCAAGATTAGGTTATGAAATACCTAATAAAGATGTTTATGAATTAACATTAGAGCAAGATACTATTAATGGTACATTTTCTGGTGGAGAAACGATTAAATTTGAATATGGTAATTTGATTACCGGTAATTTAGATATTACTGGTGAAGCTGTTGTACTAAATGTAATTACTGGTTTTGATATAGTAGATTCAGGTTATGGATATAATGTTGGTACTGCAGTTTCTGTAAGTGGAACAACAGGTAATTCATTTTCTGGTTCTATTGGTGCTATAGGTGATGGGGGTAAAATAAAAAGAATTTCTATATCAAACTTTGGAGCTGATTATTCAACAGCAACTGCATCTATAACTCTTCCAACTACAATACAGGATGGTAAATATTCTTTAGAATCTAATGTAATTACAGCAACTTTAATTGATTCGTCTGGTAATGTAGCAAATCATGGTTTAGCTGCAAATGATACTATTAATGTGACTTTTACATCAAATTTATCTAGTTCATATGATGGATTGTATACTGTAATATCAGCACCATCAACAAAGAGATTTAGATTTGCTTTATCTAATTCAAATGTAATAGTAGGTAATCTTTCGTTAAATAGTATACAGGGTAATATAACACCTATTATTGGTACACTGTGTAATTATGAAGGTTATTATACAGGAAAAGAAGGTCAACTAGATGAAAAAATAAAGGTACAGGATAGTTATTATTATCAAGATTATTCTTATGTAATTCGCACTACTCAATCATCTATATACTGGAAAGATTTAGTTAAAAAGATTTTACATCCCGCAGGTATGGAACTTTTTGGTGAAGTATACGTTGAATTTACTCCCGATGTTACAGAGGCTGCTTATTCTGGAGTAATGAATGTTTATGATTCGATTATATTTTTAATAAAACAAATAACAGAATCTGCTTTTGTTAGAATTCCAACTACAGCATCAACTGTTGTTGAAATTTCGTCATATGCTAGATTATCAAGAGATTTTAGATATAGAATTGGACCATCATATGAAACATTAGAAAGATTTAAATACGATTATGATGATTTAAGAATTTATGATATAGAGTATTTGACAATTGAAGATATAAAAGAAAGTACACCTTCATTAATTCCTCCACCAATTTATATATCGATAGAAGAAGTTTAATTATATAAATATTACAAATAGTTTTGGAGATTTTAGATGGCTGCTATAATTACAAAAGATATGAGGCTTCACAATGCAAGACAATTTGTGGAGGCTGTATCAGAACCCGCAAATACTAAATTATATGTATTTGTAGGAAAACCAGAAGAATGGGCAACTGAAAGTGCACCAGATACTCCTATAGATACTTATCGTTCTCAGGTAGATGTTTGGGATAATATGATCGCTCTTAAGAAAGTTACGGATAGCGATATTACACATGTTATTCCAAGGAATTCTTGGACCTCAGGTACAGTTTATTCACAATATAATGACTCAATTACTGCATCTAATTTATTTGCATCAAATTTTGTTGTTATGAATTCTAGTTATTTTGTTTATAAATGTTTAAATAATGCAAATGCTTCCTTAGCTTCAACAACAGAACCCACAGGTACAGGATTAACAGGTAACAATCTTGTTTATACTGCTGATGGCTATACATGGAAGTATATGTATACAATTGATACAGGTAATGTTCTAAAATTTTCAACACCAACATTTATTCCAGTTTTATCAGATTCTACAGTTACAACAAATGCCGCAAATACTAAAGGTATCTATGCTTATAATATAGTATCTGCCAATGTAGATAATGGATCACTTGCAGATAATACTGTTATAACTATTGTAGGTGATGGTAGTGGAGCAACTGCCAATATTCGTGTTACATCCGGTAATATTTGGAAAGTTAATGTATTAAATCCTGGTTCAGGTTATACTGTTGCCAATATTACTACAGATATTGGTAATGCAGTAATTGAACCAATTATTGCACCAGTAGATGGGCATGGTTATGATGCTATTGATGAAGTCGGTGGTGTATATTCAATGATTAATGTTCGTTTAGAGCAAACTGATACTGATATACCTGCAAATACAAAATTTAGACAAGTTGGAGTAATCAAAGATCCTTATAATTATGGTACAACTACAATTGCAACTGCTTCAACATTAAGAAACTATGGTAATTTACTACTAACATCAGCTGATGCTGAATCAGCTAGTATTCTTCCAGGTGTAGTTTTAAAGGATACTACTACAGGTGCAAATGCAATTGTTGTAAATTATGCGGGTTCAGATGTAATCAATTACATTAGAACAAGAACAGCATCATCTAATATTCAAGCAAATTTTGCTACCATTAAGGATGGAGATACAATTCAGATAAGTGGCACAAGTTTGGGTACAATATCAGCAAATGCTACTGCTACAGTGGCACAAAATTCTGGTGAAATTTTATATGTTGATAATAGAAATGTAATTTCACGTTCTACTGATCAAGTAGAATCGTTATATATTGTTCTAGAATTTTAAAAGAGATATAAATGACAGTTAACTTTAATGTAGAGCCCTATTACGACGATTACGATGAAACTAAGGGGTTTCATCGTGTTTTGTTTAAACCAGGTGTAGCTGTACAAGCAAGAGAATTAACGCAGTTACAAACAATTTTACAGAAACAAATTGAAAGATTTGGTAGACACTTCTTTAAAGAAGGTTCTATGGTCATACCAGGACAACTTTCAATTGATACCAATGTCAATGCTGTAAAACTTGAAGCTACCAGTGTTAATTTACCTTCTGTATTTAGTGAAAAAGGCATTATTGTAACAGGTTCTTCATCTGGTGTTAAAGCTACTGTTCTTAAAGGAATAAATGCAGAGGGTTCTGATTCACCAACTATAATAGTAAAATTTATAAGATCGGGTACAGAATTTCTTACATTTGATGATGGAGAAGAATTAACAATCTCCGGTTCTAGTTCTACATTAACTACAATTTCCTCTGATGCCATAACTAATAGTTCTATAGCATCTATTGATACCGGAGTTTATTATATTGCAAATAACTTTGTACAAGTTCTTGCACAAACTATAGTTTTAGAAAAATATTCTAGTCTTCCTTCATATAGAGTAGGTTTAGCATTATCTGAAAATTTTATTACTGAAGAAGATGATTCTTCATTAGTAGATAATGCTCAAGGTTCTTATAACGAAACTGCTCCAGGAGCACATCGTTATAAGATTAGTTTAACATTAGATAAACTTTCTCTTACATCTACATTAGATCAAGATTTTATAGAATTATCTAGAATTGAGAATGGATTAATTAAAAATTTAGTTAATAGAACAGAATATTCTGTTTTAGAAAAAACACTTGCACGTAGAACATATGATGAATCAGGAAATTATACAGTAAGACCTTTTGCAATTCAAATAAAAGAGCATAGAAATAATAATCGTGGAGTATGGACTTCAGGTAAAGGTAATATTTTAGTTGGCGATAATATTGTTTATAATGGTAATACTTATATTGCTTTTGATGATCCAGGGGCTACATATACAGCAGGTTCCACAGCACCTACACATACTTATGGTTCAGCATCTGATGGATCTATTGAATGGTTATATACAGAAACTCCTACATATAATCAAGGACTTTATAGTGCAGATGCAGGTGGAGATGAAAGTAAATTAGTAGTAGCACTTGAACCCGGTAAAGCATATGTTGAAGGTTATGAAATAGAAAAAATAGCTACTCAATATCTCACGGTTTCAAAAGCAAGATCTTATAATTCAGTTACTAATGATATTGTTCCTACAACTGTAGGTAATTATGTTAGAGTTTCTAATGTATTTGCAAATGCAACTGCAACATTAGGTATTACAGAATTTGGTACTGTAAATCTTTATGATGCATTTACAGTAACTAGAGGTGCAGTGACAGCAAATGTTGTTGGTACAGCAAGAGTTAGAGATTTATATTACGATTCGGGTAATCCTTCTGCAACATCTGGAGTATTTAAATTATCAATATTTGATATAAAAATGAATTCTGGTAAGTCTTTTACTAGAAATGTAAAACAATTAGGTAATGTTGCTACTGGAGTAGCATTTACTGCTGATATAGAACCAGAATTAGTACAACTTTCTGGAACTATTACAGCATCAGCAGCTACTACTGTAACAGGCTCTGGTACAAAATTTACTACAGAATTAGTTGTTGGTGATTGGATATATTTTAACAATCCAACAACCGATAAACGTAAAGTTATATCAATTACAAATGATTATAGTTTAACTGTAGATCTTTCAGTTACTATAACAAATTCTATTCCTTATAGAATTCAGACATCTATTTATGAACCTCAACTACAACCATTAATTTTTGAATTACCTTATGTTTCAATTAAAGAAACAAGTTCACCCTCTTATACAGTAACTAAAGTTGTTGAAGGAACATCATCGGGTAGTGGAGGATTAACTATTACGGGTGATACTTATAATGCATCTGCACTTTCTACAGATTATGTGGTTATTAATAGAGATACTGGTGCAATTGAAAATCCAACTATTGGTACAACTTCAGGTTCTGTTACTCTTTCTGGATTAACAGCTTCAGATAATTTCACTATTATATTGCCTATTGTTAAAACTTTAACAGCAAAAGATAAGACACCAACTATAGGGTCTTTAACTATAACAAATGCTAATACATATCAACAAAATTCTATTTTATTAAATGAAGCAGATGTTTATAGAATTGATAGTGTAAAGATGTCTGGTAATACAATAGATATCACTGATTGGTTTACTTTAGACAATGGGCAACGCTTAACTCATTATGATGTTTCTAGATTGATTAGAAAACCAAGTTATCCTATTCCATCAGGAAATATCACGGTATCATTTAGATATTTTGAACATGGTGCTGGAGATTATTTCTCAGCTAATTCTTATATTAATATTCAAGATATTGATGTTCCAATATTTTATGGTGAAGGATATTCATTAAAACTTACTGATGTTTTAGATTTTAGACCAAGAAAAGCAGACAATAATTTAAACTTTTCAACATCAGGGGGAGCATCTTTAACACAGATTCCAAGAAGAGGGTTTCAAACAAATTTTAGTTATGATTATTATTTAGGTAGAAAAGATAAACTTGCATTAAGTCCAGCAGGTGATTTTTTTGTTGTATCAGGAGCACCCGCAATAACTGCACCTGAGCCAAATGACCCTGATTTAGGGATGACTTTATATAAATTAAGTTTAACCCCATATACAGCATCTACTTCTACACCAGATGTAATTATTACTCCTGTTGATAATAAACGTTATACAATGCGTGATATCGGTACATTGGAAAAACGTTTAAATCAAGTCGAATATTATACTGCTTTAAATTTACTTGAACAAGAAACTAAATCTTTAACTATATTAGATGCAGATGGTTTAAATAGATTTAAAAATGGATTTATTGTAGATAATTTTGAAGGACATGGAGTAGGTGACGTATATTCACCTGATTATAGATGTGCTGTTGATATGCAGAATAATCAGTTACGTCCTCTTTTCTACATGGATAATATTAATTTAGTGGAAAAGAATAATACTGATGTTGCTAGAATATCATCTAAATATCAAGTTACTGGAGATTTAGTAACTTTACGTTATTCTCATACACCATTAATAGAACAACCTTATGCATCACAAACTGAGAATGTTAATCCTTTTTCAGTTGCATATTTTACTGGTAGATTTACATTAACACCATCATCAGATGAATGGTTTGAAACTACAACTACACCAGATTTAATTGTAAATGATGAAGGTAATTTTGATGCAATAAAATCAGTTGTAGATAATTCTTTAGGTACAGTTTGGAATTCTTGGGAAACACAATGGGTTGGTTCTCCACAAGTTGAGACTATTAATCTCGGAACACAACAAATAAATGCTAATGATAATATTTCAACTATTTTACAGCGTGAGACAACACAAATAGGACAATCTAGAACAGGAGTACGCACTTCTGTTGTATCTAAAATAGACACAAGAAGTTTAGGTGATAGAGTAGTTTCTGTAGCAGCAATACCTTATATACGTGCTCGTGATGTTATGTTCTTAACACGAGGTATGAAACCAAATTCTAATATCTATGGTTTCTTTGATAATATACCTGTTTCAACGTATATTACGCCTGCAACAAAAGCAACATTAACTTCTGTATCTGGTACATTTGATTATCAAACAAATGCTGAAACTTATGATACTGCTGCCGCTAGAAATAGAAGAAGAACCAATAATGATTCAGAGCCTGCATTTAATAAAGGTGATGTAGTTTATATTTCTTCAAATTCATATACAATAGAAACATCAAATGGTTCTGCAGTTGTAGCTTTTGTAGAAAATAGTAGTGCTGGTAATATATTACATTTGGTCAATATACAGGGAGAATTAAAAGCTAATAATCCTATTACTGGTTCTATTTCTGGTGCAACTGCAACATTAGTTTCAGATGTAACTGCTGAAACACAGGGCAATCAATTAGTAACAAATATCAATGGTGATATTGCTGGTATATTTAGTATACCAAATTCCGAAGAATTAAGATTCCGTACAGGTACAAGAGATTTTACTCTATCTGATTCTCCTACAAATTCAATAACACGTTCAACGAGAGGCAGAACAACTTATACTGCATCTGGAACATTAGAAACACGACAAGGAACTATTCTTTCAACAAGAGTAGCAGAGATTGCACAGGAATATATTTCAGGGCAACAAACTATAACTCAAACAAATGAGAAAGTATTTTCTAATAGAAACACTACAAATATTATAGAAAATGAACTAATTAGAGAAGTTCCTGTATATGTAGAAGTACCCATATTTGTGGGTATAGAAGAACCGGATGAAGATGGAGGTGATGATGGTGGTGATGATGAACCATTAGCACAAACATTCTTAGTAGATCAACGAGGAGGTTGTTTCTTAACTAAGGTTGATTTATTCTTCTCTAATAAAGATGATGTATTACCGGTAAAACTTGAAGTTAGAGATGTTGTAAATGGCTATCCAGGAAAACGTGTTCTACCTTTTGGAAGAGTATTCAAAACTCCTGAACAAGTTGCTACTTCTGAAGATGGAAGTGTTGCCACTACATTTACTTTTGATAGTCCTATTTACTTACAGAATGGAGTAGAATATTGTATAGTTGTATTAACAGATTCATTTAATTATAGAATGTGGATTTCACAAGTTGGTGAAACAATGGTTGGAACTGATAGAATTATTTCGGCACAACCAGCTTTAGGATCATTATTTAAATCTCAAAATGCATCTACATGGACTGCAGATCAATTACAAGATTTGAAATTTACATTGTATAGAGCAGTGTTTGATACTGCAAATTCTGATGCAACAATATCATTTGTAAATGAAAAAGTTCCTTCAGTAACGTTACAAAGAAATCCATTATTATTTTATAATGGATCTAATGTAATTACAGTCGTCCATACTGATCATGGTTTTGTAGATGGATCATCTGTAACGTTAACAGGATTTAGTACACAAAGTGGAATTCATACAACAGATGTAAACAAATCTCATACTGTAGGTAATGTAGAGGTTAATTCTTATAGTATTACTTTAGCAAATACAGCTACAACTACATCATTTGTAGGTGGAAGCTCTATTAGAGCAACTAATAGTAAAAAATATAGTATAATACAACCAATTATACAATATCAAACTTTCTCTGATACTGTTATTAATTTTACAGGTAAAACAACAAATTCTTCAGATACGACTATGGGTACTGCAGTTTCTCTTGTACCTAATAGAAATAATTATTACACAACAGAAAAAATTATTCTTTCGGATGAGAATCAAAATTCACCATCGGTTGCAGATAAATCATTAGAAATTTCTGCAATATTTTCATCATCAAATGATAGTGTATCGCCAGTTATTGACTTTAATAGAAACTCTGTAATTGTAGTTAAAAATTCCATTAATGATGTAACTGCTTCTAGTATTAATTTTGCACATACTTATAGAAATGTAGTTGATGGAAATACCACGATATCATTTAGTGGAAATACAATTAGTACTACAAATGGTATTACAGCAAACTTATTAGGAACTATTGATTCGGGTAAATCGGTTGTAATTACGGGTGCTGGTAATCCTTCAAATAATGTTGAAGTTATAATATCATCAGTTGTTAATGAAAATGGTTCTGCCAATATTACAACATATTCTTCATTTGTTACAGAGGGAACAGGTAATTCTATTACTTTAGTAGTAAAAGATAATTTTGTTGATGAAAGAGCACCAAAGAATGGTAGTGCAGCTGCAAAGTATGTAACTAGACAACTAAATTTAAAAAATCCTTCAAAATTCTTAAAAGTTATGTTCTCAGCATCAGTTCCTTCGCAAGGTGATATTGATGTTTATTATCGTTCTGGTACTGATACTTTATCATCTGAAAATTGGAAACAAATGACTCCTCTTTCATCAATTGTAAAGACACAGGATCAAACATATTTTACAGATGTTGAATATGAAGAAGATGATATTGCAGCATTCACTATAGTTGCAATTAAGATTGTATTTAGAAGCACATCATCAGCATGGATTCCATTAGTTAAAGATTTGAGAATTATTGCATGTCCATAAAAGTTAAAAATGAACCTGGTCTAATTAGAGATGATTTTTCTAAAGGCATAATTAGCACTGATTCAGGTGAATATAAAAAATACCTTTTACAACGTGAACAACTTCGCCGTACTAGAGAGCAAAACTTTAGTACGGCAAGTGAAATTTCAGATATAAAACAAGAACTAAAAGAATTAAAAGATTTAGTTTTTAGTTTAATAACAATAATAAATAATAAGACAAAATAACGGGTAGGGAAAAATGTCTATATTTGTAGAAAGAACAGACACATTTGAACAATGGCGAGTTAAAACTAACTCTATAGGAAATTCTAGTAACGTATTTTTAGGTGAATGCGCGGGTGCTAATTCTTCTGGTAATTATAATAATTTTATTGGTTATCTAGCTGGATCTTGTAATACCACAGGTTCTAATAATAACTTTTTTGGTTATCGGGCTGGATATAATAATTGTACAGGTAGTTGTAATAACTTTTTTGGTACTGCTGCTGGATGTTCTGTATCCACGGGTACAGATAATACAATTATAGGATCTTATTCTGGAACTGCAGGATTAACAAATACAATCTATATTAAAGGTGGAACAAGTACACTTCAAGTTACAAGCGGTGGATTAGAAGTTAATGGTTCTCTTACTGCTACATCCGTAGGTACTTTCACGGGTGCAGTTTCCAATGCTAATTTGTTAAGTAGTATTTTAGATGTTGATGGTACTAGTTCTGGATTAGATGCTGATTTATTAGATGGTCAACAAGGTAGCTACTATTTACCTGCAGGATCATATACAGCAGCAGATGTACTGAGTAAGTTAATAACAGTTGATGGAGCTGGTACTAATCTAGATGCTGATTTATTAGATGGTCAACAAGGTAGCTACTATTTACCTGCAGGATCATATACAGCAGCAGATGTACTGAGTAAGTTAATAACAGTTGATGGAGCTGGTACTAATCTAGATGCTGATTTATTAGATGGTCAACAAGGTAGCTACTATTTAGATTATACAAATACAACTAATAAACCATTTGCAGTAACTGCTACTGACAATATCATTAGCTGTACATCTGGTTCTACAACTACTGGCAGCTACAATTTCTTTGTTGGTACTAATGCTGGATTATGTACCACCACAGGTTCTAATAATAACTTTATTGGTTATCTAGCTGGATATAGTAATACCACAGGTTCTAATAATAACTTTATTGGTAGTCAAGCTGGACATTTTAATACCTCAGGTGGTTGTAATAACTTTTTTGGTTATCAAGCTGGATATTGTAATACCACAGGTTGTTATAATAACTTTTTTGGTCTTCTAGCTGGATATAGTAATACCACAGGTGGTTGTAATAACTTTATTGGTTATTATGCTGGATGTAGTAATACCACAGGTACAAATAATAACTTTATTGGTAATTGTGCTGGACATAAAAATACCACAGGTTGTTATAATAACTTTTTTGGTTATTGGGCTGGATATTGGAATATCACAGGTTGTTATAATACCTTTATTGGTTATTTTGCTGGATATTGTAATACCACAGGTACTGATAATAACTTTATTGGTTATGGAGCTGGATATAAAAATACCTACGGTTGTTATAATACCTTTGTAGGTTCTAATACTGGATTTTATAATACAACGGGTAATTCTAATACATTTTATGGATTTTGCGCTGGAGTTAATAATTCTACAGGTTGTTGTAATACTTTTTTAGGACCTTATAGTGGACTCAGTGCAACAACAGGAACTAATAATTCTACATTAGGTTATTATGCAGGTGGAGATGGAACAACTGGTCTATGTAATTTAGCAGGAGTAAGCAATCACGTTGTAATTGGCAATTCTAGTATTACAAATGCATTAGTACAAGTTGGTTGGACAACAGTTTCTGATATTAGAGATAAACATATATTTGGCAATGTACCACATGGTAGATGTTTTCTACAAGGTATTACACCAATTGAATTCTCTTTTAAAAATAGAACAACTGACGAAATTACTGATACAAAACGTAGATATGGTTTCTCAGCACAAGAAATACGTGAATTAGAAGGTGATAAGAAGATCTTAGTATCAAATCTATCAGAAGAAAAATTAGGATTAACTAGTGATTACTTAGTACCAATTTTAGTCAATGCAATAAAAGAAGTTAATAGTGAGATTGATTCTCTAAAAAATACAATTCAAGAATTGAGGAATGAGATTGCAGTATTGAAAAATAATTAATTTTAGAAATGGATAATATGATTAGAAAATATACACTTACATTGAAGAAAGAAGATATCGAAGTACTGTTAACAATTCTTTCTGAAAAACCTTTTAATATAGTATCACCATTAATTTTAGAGATAGCTAAACAAATACAAGAGCAAAAATTAGATGGCGACGATTAATAATCTTTTCATAGATCAAGGTGCTACCTTCTCCGTAAATATTCAAGTATTTGATAGAGAAGGTATACCTTTAAATATCGCTGGTTATAATGCAAATGCACAAATAAGAAAATCTTATTCATCTGCAAATGCAGCAGCAACTTTTACAGCCAATGTTTCAAATCCCGCTAATGGTACAGTTACTTTATCTTTAACCGCATCTCAAACAACTTCTTTAAAATATGGCAGATATCTTTATGATTTAACTTTAGATACAGGTACCGTTATTTTAAGAGCATCTGAGGGAATCGTTACAGTATATCCTCAAATAACTAAATAAAAGAGTAAGTTACTGTGACTCTAAAATCTATAATATCTCTGGCAAATGAGATCTCTTCAACTATAACAGAGAATTCTCTTATCGGCAATTCTATACGCCAAAATCAAGATATTATAGGGTATTCTGTACTCACAGAAAACGATCTATCTAAATTAAAAGTTCTTAGAGTAACTGCAACAGATCTTATAGAATTCGCAGATTCTCTCTTTTCTATTATCGGCAAAAATATCTCCGATGATGTAACCATTAATGATGTTCTTTCATTTATTATAAAATATCAAAGAGATTTTTCAGATGTAACTACAATTATAGAACAATTAAGCCTTTCTTCAGCAAAAATATTTACTGATGTAACTACAATAACAGATCTTTCTTCTCTATCAACTCTTAAACATTTTGCAGATTCTTTATCTACAACAGATGCATTCTCTACATTAATAAAGTTTAATAGATCTTTTAGTGATTTAATCAGTTTCTATGATACCGACACAAGTTTTAATATAAAGAAACAATTAACCGACCAATCTACTATAATTGAACAGTTAACTAAAGTATTTTCATCAACAATATCTGATAACTTTACTTCTTTAGATGATAGATATTTTATCTTTAATAAATCTGAATTAGATGATGTTACATCTACAGATGATATATCATTACTTGTATCATTTATAAGATCTTTTAATGATTATTATACCAATTTAGATACACTTAAATATGATCTAAATAAAATTTTAAGTGATTCATATTCAATAACAGATGTTTTAACAAGAACAGCATTGTTTCAACGTGAGTTGACAGATTCTATATCAACATTTGATGTTATAGATCTAACTTTTGCTGGGTTGTTTATCAAATCATTAGAAGATTCTTATAATATATTTGATGATCTAAATATAGCTTTTAATAAACAATTAGCGGATTCCATATCAACTGTTGATGAGTTAACTAAATTTATAGCAATTGTAAAGGTGGATAGTTACTCTATTGAAGAATTATTGGCAAAAAATATAAGTAAAGAGTTACAAGATTCTATATCAACATTTGATGTTATAGATCTGCTTTTTGCTGGATTGTTTATCAAATCATTAGAAGATTCTTATACTACATTAGATGAATTTACGACAATAGTAAAGTATAATAGAACTTTTGATATTGATTATTTCACTAGTACAGATAACAATTATTTTGATTTCTTAAAAACAGCGGATGATTCTATATCTTTTAATGATTCTTATAATAGAGTTATAGATTATAATAGAGAATTACAAGATTCATTAAACTTCACTGATGAATTGATACTATTGCTTGCTGGTTTTATACAAAAACAGTTAGAAGATTCTTATACTACATTAGATGAATTTACGAGAATTGCAAAATATAGTAGAACATTTAGTGAATTAGTAGAATTCACAGAAACTGCAGAAAAAACTTATATAAAAAGTATAACAGTAGATACTTTTGAATTATTAGACACAATAAATAAACAGATAATAAAGAATTTTAATGATTCTTATTCTATAGATAGTTTTGGTTCATTAATTTCACAAAACTATACAATAGATAATTCTTATTTTTTAGAAGATTATGTCGGAGAATCTAGAACTTTCACATAGGAGAAGTAAATGTTACGAGATGATTTTAAGTTAAAAGGTAGAGTAGATTTAGTTCTCTCTGATCCTACAGGAGCAGTGAAGGAAGTTATCACTGTTCCTAATCTTGTTGTAAATACAGGTAAAAATTTTATTGCACATAGAATGGCAGATGCAGGTAATACTGTAATGTCTCATATGGCAGTAGGAACTGATAATACTGCTGCAGCTTTAACGGATACTGCACTAATCACAGAATCAGCACGTGTTTCATTAACAGGAAATGCTGCTTCTGCTAATTCGGTTGTTTATACTGCAAGTTTTCCACCAGGTACAGCAACAGATGCTCTTGTGGAAGCAGGTATCTTCAATAATTCATCGGGTGGTGAGATGCTTTGTCGTACAGTATTCGCTGTAGTTAATAAAGGTGCATCAGATACTTTAAATGTTACTTGGACTGTATCAACAACATAAGAAATTAATAAATGACTGATATCACTTTAAGACTTGTTAAAGGCTCCCCACTAACTAACAGCGAGGTAGATAATAACTTCTCCAATCTCAATATAACAAAAGTTGAGTTAGGGGGAGATCTTACAAATACAATATCTGTTCCTTTAGTGGGTGGCTTACAGGGTAGAACTGTTGCAAATGTAGATCCTTCTACCGGACAAGCACTTATTTGGATATCAAGTGAAAGCTCTTGGAAACCAGGAAATATACTCTATAACAATATAGAAAATGCTCCTGCAGCAAATATATTACTTACAGGCGATGTAACAGGATCAGCTAATGCAATTTTAGAAGCTAATTCTACTATAATAAGCATTAGTACTACAATAGCTCCCAATAGTATTGATTTAGGTACTGACACTACTGGTGCTTATGTTGCAAACTTGGTACAAGGTTCTGGTATTACATTATCAGGGTTAACAGGTGAGGGTGCTACACCAACTATAGCAGCTAATGTGATTTCTGTAGGTACTTTTACAGGGGCTGTTTCTAATGTTAACTTATTAAATAGTATTTTACAAGTTGATGGAACGGGATCTACTTTAGATGCTGATTTATTAGATGGACAACAAGGTACATACTATTTAGATTTTACAAATACGACTAATAAACCAGATCCTGTTGTAACTGTAACAATGACTGGTGATGTAACTGGTTCAGCATCAGCAACATTACAGGATTTAGCTTCAAATACTATTTCTATAGCAACTACAATAGCTGCTGATAGTGTAGCTTTAGGTACTGATACTACTGGTGCTTATGTTGCAAACTTAATCCAGGGGTCTGGTATTACATTAACTGGATTAACAGGTGAGGGTGCTACACCAACTATAGCAGCTAATGTAATTTCTGTAGGAACATTTACAGGTACTGTTTCTAATACTAACTTGTTAAGTAGTATTTTACAAGAAGATGGAACTGGTTCTGGTCTAGATGCTGATTTATTAGATGGACAACAAGGTAGCTATTATTTAGATTTTACAAATGCAACTAATAAACCAGATCCTGTTGTAACTGTAACAATGACTGGTGATGTAACTGGTTCAGCATCAGCAACATTACAGGATTTAGCTTCAAACACTATTTCTATAGCAACTACAATAGCAGCTGATAGTGTAGCTTTAGGTACTGATACTACTGGTGCTTATGTCGCAAACTTGGTACAAGGTTCTGGTATTACATTATCAGAGTTAACAGGTGAAGGTGCTACTCCTACTATAGCAGCTAATGTAATTTCTGTAGGTACTTTCATAGGTACTGTTTCTAATACTAACTTGTTAAGTAGTATTTTACAAGTTGATGGAACTGGTTCTGGTCTAGATGCTGATTTATTAGATGGACAACAAGGTACATACTATTTAGATTATACAAATACGACTAATAAACCTGCAGCGAATATAGTATTGACGGGTGATGTAACTGGTTCTGCCAATGCAATATTAACGGCTAGTAGTACAATAATTTCTTTATCAACAAGTGTTAGTCCAACTCTTTTTGATACAGAGAGTTGGACTAACACTTGTTCAAGCCCACAAATTGTTACAGGTAATGTTACATTTGAAGGTAATGTTAATTTTACTGGTAATGTAACAACAATTAGTGCAAATAATTTAATTATTCAAGATAACTTCATTTATCTTAACAATGCATCTGAAGAAACAAATATTGACTTAGGGTTTGCAGGCAATTACAACGATGGGACATATCGTCATGCAGGATTCTTTAGAGATGCGTCTGATGATGGAATATGGAAAGTATTTGATCAATATTTGCCCGAACCTGATGCAGAAGTAAATGTTGATACATCAAATGCTTCTTTTAGATTAGCAAATTTTGCTGCCAATATTGTTTACACAAACAGTATTAATGTTACATCTTCTGCGGTTGTAGAGAATTTAAATTCTGATTTACTAGATGGACAACAAGGTACATATTATTTAGATTTTACAAATGCAACCAATAAGCCAGATCCAGTAATCACTGTAACAATGACTGGTGATGTAACTGGTTCAGCATCAGCAACATTACAGGATTTAGCTTCAAATACTATTTCTATAGCAACTACAATAGCTGCTGATAGTGTAGCTTTAGGTAGTGATACTACTGGTACATATGTCGCAAACTTAATCCAGGGGTCTGGTATTACATTAACTGGATTAACAGGTGAGGGTGCTACACCAACTATAGCAGCTAATGTAATTTCTGTAGGAACATTTACAGGTACTGTTTCTAATACTAACTTGTTAAGTAGTATTTTACAAGTTGATGGAACGGGATCTACTCTAGATGCTGATTTACTAGATGGACAACAGGGTACATACTATTTAGATTTTACAAATGCAACCAATAAGCCAGATCCTGTTGTAACTGTAACAATGACTGGTGATGTAACTGGTTCAGCATCAGCAACATTACAGGATTTAGCTTCAAACACTATTTCTATAGCAACTACAATAGCATCCAATTCAGTTGATTTAGGTACTGACACTACTGGTGCTTATGTCGCAAGCTTGGTACAAGGTTCTGGTATTACATTATCAGGGTTAACAGGTGAGGGTGCTACACCAACTATAGCAGCTAATGTTACATCGGTAGGTACTTTCATAGGTGCTGTTTCCAATGTTAACTTATTAAATAGTATTTTACAAGTTGATGGAACTGGTTCTGGTCTAGATGCTGATTTACTAGATGGACAACAGGGTACATACTATTTAGATTTTACAAATGCAACCAATAAGCCAGATCCTGTTGTAACTGTAACAATGACTGGTGATGTAACTGGTTCAGCATCAGCAACATTACAGGATTTAGCTTCAAACACTATTTCTATAGCAACTACAATAGCATCCAATTCAGTTGATTTAGGTACTGATACTACTGGAGCTTATGTTGCAAACTTAGTTCAGGGGTCTGGTATTACATTGACTGGATTAACAGGTGAAGGTGCTACTCCTACTATAGCAGCTAATGTTACATCGGTAGGTACTTTCATAGGTACTGTTTCTAATACTAACTTGTTAAGTAGTATTTTACAAGTTGATGGAACGGGATCTACTTTAGATGCTGATTTACTAGATGGAGAACAGGGTACATATTATTTAGATTTTACAAATGCAACTAATAAACCAGATCCAGTAATCACAGTAACAATGACCGGAGATGTAACTGGTTCAGCATCAGCAACATTACAGGATTTAGCTTCAAACACTATTTCTATAGCAACTACAATAGCTGCTGATAGTGTAGCTTTAGGTACTGATACTACTGGATCTTATACAGATCGAGTTATTCAAGGTACAGGTATTACAGCTACTGGAACAGCAGATGAAGGAAATGTAATAACTGTTGGACTTACTAATACTGGGGTTTCTGCTGCCACATATGGTAATGCAACTATTGTACCAGTTATAACAGTAGATGCACAAGGTAGAATTACAACAGCAGCGAATGTTTCTATTTCATTCCCTGAAAGTACAACAGATTATAATGATTTAACTAATAAACCAGCAGCAAATATATTATTAACAGGTGATGTAACTGGTTCTGCTAATGCTCTTTTAACAGCAGATTCAACAATTTTATCTATTAATACAGCTTTAAATGCAACAGGAGTTTCTGCTACCACATATGGTAATGCAACTATTGTTCCTGTATTTACTGTAGGTTCTGATGGTCGTATAACATCAGCAGCTAATGTTGAAATATCTGCTGGTGGTGGTTCTTCAGTTTTTGCTGTTACTGCTACTGATAATATAGCTAGTTGTACATCTGGTTCTTCAACTACTGGTAGCTATAATTTCTTTGCCGGTACTTGTGCTGGATTAAGTACTACTACAGGTAGTTATAATAACTTTATTGGTTTTAATTCTGGGTATTGTAATACCACAGGTAGTGATAATAACTTTTTTGGTAATCAAGCTGGATATAATAACACCACAGGTATTCACAATTTCTTTGCTGGTATGTGTGCTGGTTATGGTAACACTACTGGTTCATATAATACGTTTATAGGTCGAGAAGCTGGGGATAGTAATACATTTGGTTGCCATAATAACTTTATTGGGTTCCAGGCTGGATATTGTAATACCACAGGTAGTTGTAATAACTTTATTGGTCGAGAAGCTGGAAGTAGTAATACATTTGGTTGTTATAATAACTTTTTTGGTTTTCTTGCTGGATTTTATAATATTACAGGTAGTTGTAATAACTTTATAGGTTATCAAGCTGGATATTGTAATACCACAGGTAATAATAATAACTTCTTTGGTTTATTTGCTGGATGTTTTAATACCACAGGTAGTAATAATAACTTTATAGGTACTTGTGCTGGATATTGTAATACCACAGGTTCTACTAATAACTTTATGGGGTGTGCAGCTGGATATAAAAATACCACAGGTTCTAGTAATACCTTTTTTGGTAATCAAGCTGGATATAATAACACCACAGGAGTAAATAATACCTTTATTAGTTCTCAAGCTGGATATTGTAATACCACGGGGAATGATAATAACTTTTTTGGTAGACAAACGGGTTATAGTAATACCACAGGTTGTTATAATACCTTTATCGGTTTTTGTGCTGGATATAGTAATACCATAGGTAACTATAATAACTTTATTGGTTATTGTGCTGGATATAATAATTCTACAGGAGGAGCTAATAACTTTTTTGGTCTATGTGCTGGATATTCTAATACCACAGGTTGTTGTAATAACTTTATTGGTCATTCTGCTGGATCTTGTAATACCATAGGTAATAATAATAACTTTATTGGTCAGAATACTGGATATTGTAATACCACGGGGAGTGATAATAACTTTATAGGTTCTCAAGCTGGATATTTTAATACCACAGGTAGTTGTAATAACTTTTTTGGTGCATGTGCTGGACGTGCTAATACCACAGGCTGTTATAATAACTTTTTTGGTAATCAAGCTGGACGTTCTAATACCACAGGTTGTTATAATAACTTTATTGGTTTTTATTCTGGATATTTTAATACCACAGGTAATCATAATAACTTTTTTGGTATTTTTGCAGGAAATTATAATACCACAGGTAGTAATAATAACTTTTCTGGTTATTATGCTGGATTTTGTAATACCACAGGTAGTTGTAATAACTTTTTTGGTAGACAAACGGGTTATAGTAATACTACAGGTTGTTACAATAATTTTATAGGTTCTTGTGCTGGATATAGTAATACCACAGGTAATTGTAATTTCTTCGCCGGTTTTTGTGCTGCTTATAATAATACAACAGCATCTAATGCAATCGCTATAGGAAATTCAGTTGATATTGCAGATGATAATTCTGTAGCAATTGGTTACCAATCATCATCACCAACAAAAGGTAAATATAGTTTTGCTTCTGGTAGATTTGCTAGCAATGGAGATGCACAAACAGGTTCTTATGTATTAAGATCAGATACTATAAACGCAACTTCTGAAGTAGTAACTACTAATAATAGTGCAGCAGATGCAACAAATCAAATCATTTTACCTGACAACTCAGCATATTCATTCTTAGGTTCTATTATTGCAAGACAACAAGCTGCTGGCGGATCAGATTATGCTGCATGGGAAATTAAAGGTGCTATCATAAGAAATGGAAATGCCGCAGCAACTACATTAGGAAGCTACAATATCAATACATTAAGCAAAACAGCAGGAGCTACTAGTTGGAGCATTGCATTATCCGCTGATACTACAAATGGTGGACTTGCTATAACTGTTACCGGTGCAGCATCAACTAATATTAGATGGGTTGCTTCAATAAATACTAGCGAAGTTGTATATGCATAGGGGAATTAGATGGGTTCAATAAACATTGATAATACAGGATCTGGAAGTGCTATTACTTTAAGTAGTGATGGTACTGATCTTCTTGTTAATGGCTCTACTGTAGGTGGTGGTGGTTCTTCAGATTATAATGATTTAACTAATAAACCAGCAGCAAATATATTATTAACAGGTAATATCACAGGTTCTTCTAATGTTTTATTAGAAGCTAATACAAATATAATTAGTATCGATACTACTTTAGAAAATACAGGAGTAACAGCTACCACATATGGTAATGCAACTATTGTTCCTGTTATAACAGTAGATGAACAAGGTAGAATTACATCAGCAGCTAATGTAGAGATATCTGCTGGTGGTGGTGGAGGTTCTTCAGTTTTTTCAGTAACAGCTACTGATAATATCATTAGCTGTACATCTGGTTCTACAACTACTGGCAGCTACAATTTCTTTGTTGGTACTAGTGCTGGATTATGTACCACTACAGGTAGCTATAACACATTTATTGGTTATCAAGCTGGATGCAAAATTTCATATGGTACCAATAACACATTTATTGGTTATCAAGCTGGATTAAGTAGTACAAATGCATGTAATAATAACTTTTTTGGTTATCAAGCTGGAACTAGTAATACTGGAGGTGATTTTAATAACTTTTTTGGTTATCAAGCTGGATGTGCTAATACTTCAGGTAATTTAAATAACTTTTTTGGTTGTCAAACTGGATATTGTAATACCACAGGTGATTGTAATAACTTTTTTGGTCCTCAAGCGGGATATTGTAATACCTCAGGTGCACATAATAACTTTTTTGGTTATCGTGCTGGATATCGTAATACTACAGGTAGCTGTAACACATTTATTGGTGCTAGTTCTGGATATGATAATACCACAGGTATTTATAATAACTTTATTGGTGTTAATGCTGGATCTAATAATACCTACGGTTCTGATAATAACTTTATTGGTTCTAATGCTGGATTTTGTAATACCACAGGTTGTTATAATAACTTTTTTGGTAGTTGTGCTGGATATAAAAATACCACAGGTAATTATAATAACTTTTTTGGACTTAATGCTGGATCTTGTAATACCACAGGTAGTGATAATAACTTTTTTGGTTATAACGCTGGATGTTCTAATACCACAGGTAGTAATAATATCTTTATAGGTACTTTTGCTGGAGAAGGTAATACTACAGGTAGTAATAATACCTTTATAGGTGATCAAGCTGGACGTAATAATACCTACGGTTGTTATAATAACTTTTTTGGTTGGCGAGCTGGACTTAATGTAACCACGGGTAGTAACAACCTTGCCGCTGGTACATGTGCTCTTATAAACGCAACAGGAAATTATAATACAGTTATAGGTAATTTTGCACGAGGTTGTGGCTGTCGTAATGTTATTGCCGGTTATTGCGCTTCTAGTGACAGCTCTACTAATGTTGATAATGTAATTATAGGTTTTAATGCAGGAAGCACCAGTGGATCTGGAGCTAATTATAATACAATTATTGGTTCTTGTGCTGGTGCGTGTTCTACAGGTACAGTATGTAGTGCTTTTTATGGATTTGAAGCAGGTTTTGCACAAAACGGGTTAGAATGCCATAATAGTTTTTTTGGTACTCAAGCTGGACGCAATAGTTGCGGATCATTTAATACTTTTGTTGGTTCTTGTGCGGGTTATAATTCTGCATATGGTGACTATACTACCGCGGTAGGATTTAATGCGGGTAGAAATAATGCTGGTTATGGTAGTTATTTGGGTGCATATGCTGGATATTCTGATACAGGTGATAGCTATAATAGTTTTATAGGTTATCAAGCTGGATATTATACTACAGGTAGTTATAATACCTTTATTGGTAGTTGTGCTGGATATTGTAATACCTCAGGTAGTTATAATAACTTTTTTGGGTTTTGTGCTGGATTTTCTAATACCACAGGTAGTTGTAATAACTTTTTTGGTTATAATGCTGGATCTAGTAATACCACAGGTAGTTATAATAACTTTTTTGGTCTGAATGCTGGATGTTCTAATTGCATAGGTAGTTATAATAACTTTATTGGTTATAACGTTGGATATTGTAATACCACAGGTTGTTATAATAACTTTTTTGGTTATTATGCTGGATTTTCTAATACCACAGGTTCTTGTAATAATTTTATTGGTTTTCTAGCTGGATGTAAAAATACCACAGGTAATTGTAATAACTTTATCGGTTTATGGGCTGGATTTTATAATTCTACAGGTAGTAGTAATAACTTTATTGGTCGAGGAACTGGATATAATAATACCACAGGTAGTTGTAATAACTTTTTTGGTTTTTGTGCTGGATATGATAATTCTTCAGGGTGTTATAATAACTTTATGGGTTATCAAGCTGGGGCTAATAATACCACAGGTTGTTATAATAACTTTTTTGGTTATTATGCTGGACTTTGTAATACCACAGGTAGTAGTAATAACTTTTTTGGTATTTATGCTGGATATAAAAATACCACAGGTAGTAATAATAACTTTATTGGTTCTAATGCTGGTTATTGTAATACTTCAGGTTATTATAATAACTTTATTGGTTATAGTGCTGGAAATTATAATACCATAGGTGGTTCTAATAACTTTATTGGGCCAAGTGCTGGATATTGTAATACTACAGGTGGTTTTAATAACTTTATTGGTAATAATGCTGGATTTTCTAATACTACAGGTACAAATAATAACTTTATTGGTTATTTTGCTGGATATAGTAATACCACAGGTAGTGATAATAACTTTTTTGGTACTAGTGCTGGATATTGTAATACCACAGGTAGTGATAATAATTTTATTGGTTATCTAGCTGGATATGCTAATACCACAGGTTATTTTAATAACTTTATTGGTAATCAAGCTGGATGTTCTAATACCACAGGTTGTTATAATAACTTTATTGGTTCTAATGCTGGACAGTATAATACCGAAGGTGGAGCTAATAACTTTTATGGTAATGCTGCTGGATATTGTAATACTACAGGTTGTTATAATACCTTTATCGGTTCTAATGCTGGATATTTTAACACAATTGGGGCTTATAATGCATCTTTTGGATTTTGTGCTGGACATTGTAATACCACAGGAAATTGTAATACTTTTATAGGACCTTATAGTGGACTCAGCGCAACAACTGGAGAAAATAATTCTACATTAGGTTATTATGCAGGTGGTGATGGAACAACTGGACTATGTAATCTAGCAGGAGTAAGCAATCACGTTGTAATTGGTAATTCTAGTATTACAAATGCATTAATACAAGTTGGTTGGACAACAGTTTCTGATATTAGAGATAAACATATCTTTGGCAATGTACCACATGGTAGATGTTTTCTACAAGGTATTACACCAATTGAATTTTCATTCAAAAATAGAACAACTAATGAAATCACAGACAACAAACGTAGATATGGTTTTTCAGCACAAGAAATACGTAAATTAGAAGATGATAAGAAGATCTTAGTATCAGATCTATCAGAAGAAAAATTAGGTTTAACTGGTGATTACTTAATACCGATTTTAGTTAATGCAATCAAAGAATTAAACAATGAAATTGACTCATTAAAAACAAGGATAAATACATTAGAAACTAAATAAAATAATGAGAATTTGATGAAAAAAATATTAATTGCTACACCATGTTTAGATCAAAAAGTTGATGCTTATTTTGTTCATAGTTTATGTGAGTCAATAAAACTTGGACTAAAACACGATTTAGATATCAAATGTGTATTCCTAGCCAATGAGAGCATACTTCCCATGGCTAGGAATGAATTGTTCAATCTTGCATATATAGAACAATATGATTGTATGGTTTTTATTGATGATGATGAATATTGGAATGAACAATATCTAATTGATATCATTCTATCAGAAAAAGATGTTATATCTTTACCTGTAGTAAATAAAGGTGATAAAAATATTCAATATAACATCTTTTTAGAAACAACTTCTCCAGAATCTGATTCTACAGATGGATATATAAAAACAAACAAAGCAGGAACTGGATTTCTAAAACTTTCAAAAAAAGTAATAGAAGATTTATGGATCTCCAACCCCGAGATATTTTTTAGAAATAAAGTACTAAAAAATATATGTGAATATGGATTCCATAAAGGATCTTTTGTTGGAGAAGATATAACTTTATCTAGAAAGATAATTGAATTAGGTTATACTATTTGGGTCAATCCACATCATACAGTTTCACATATTGGTAATAAAATGTATAAAGGTAATTTTAAAAGTAGCATAAAATGAATACAATTGATATTGCTATGCCAACAATGTGGTTTGTTGATGGTTTTACAGATCTTCTCAATTCTTATATACAATCAGAATATATAAACAATATATTTTTAATTGATAATAATAGAAACCATCGCCCAAAAAATCTACCAAAACATGAAAAATTAAATCTGATAGATTATGGTAGAAATATATATTGTAATCCAGCATGGAATGAAGGATATTATAGATCACAAGCTGATATAATAGGATTATTTAGTGATGATGTTATAGTTCATGATGATATCTTTAAATTAGTAGCAGAGGCTGATATTACAGATATTGATCTTATTGGAGTAGCTTTAAAAGGCACAGAAGATAATTTTCATATAGATGATTCATTTTATAACTCTGATACACTTTCCAAATTAGAAGTATTAAAGAGTCGTCCAATAGGTGAACAAGCATGGGCTTTTGGAACCTGTATGTTCGCTAAAAGAAAAACATATAAAGTTATACCTAGTCTATATCAAATTTGGTATGGTGATGATTATCTAGTACAAAAAAGTAAAAACATTTATGTGTTAAAAACAAATAAGATAATAGGTGAAGTTTCTAAAACTTTAATGTGTCTACATGATGATGAAGATGTGCAAAGAAGAATAGCATTGGATGCTTTAAATGTGTATAATTTTAATCATTTTAAAAATGGTAAGAATTGGGAAAATGTAACTGATACATTGAAAGCAAGAACTAAATTTATATTGAAAAGGTAATTATAATGAAATACAGTATTTTTCATGTACAAGGTGGAATTGGTAAACATGTTGCTGCAACTGCAGTTGCACAAACAATCAAAAATAATTATCCAGATAGAAAACTTATTGTTGTATGTGCCTATACAGATATCTTTATAAATTTAAAGTTTGTTGATAGAGTATATCAGTTGGGAAATACACAATACTTCTATCAAAATTATATCAAAGGTAAAGATTCTTTAATCTTTCATCATGAACCATATTTTACTACAGATCATATCCATCAAAAAATGCCTTTAATTCAAAATTGGTGTAAGATGTATGGTCTTACTTATAATAACGAAAAACCCATTGTGAGGTTTAATAATATCCAAAAAGATTTATCAAGAAAATTTTGGAAGGTTAGTAATAAACCTATCATGGTTATTCATACAAATGGAGGATTGATTTCTTTAGATGCTAAACCCTATGCATGGACTCGTGATATGCCAGAAAATTTAGCACAAAGAATAGTTGATCATTATAAAGATCAATATTACATTTATCAAATAACAAAACTCAATTCTCCTAAGTTAAATGGTGCTACACATATATTTGCTACTCCAGAAAAATCTTTAACTATAATGGAGCTATTTAGCTTATTGATAAATACCAAAAAACGTGTATTAATAGATTCATGTATGCAACATGCTGCTGCAGCATTAGATTGTAAGTCCACTGTATTGTGGAACGGAACAAGTCCAAAAGTATTTGGATATAAATTACATGATAATATTGAGACACAGATACCATATGAGTTTAAGTTACCAAAAAGTTATCTCTTCGATTTTGATTTTAATGGAAATGAAGTAGAATATCCTTTTGGTGAACAAGAAGAATTATTTAATTTTAACGATATAATACAATCAATAGATAACCAATGAGGTATAAACATGCAAGAGATGATTAAACAAATTGTAAAAGAAGAGATGTATCGTAGTTATAAACAATACTATTTTATTGCTGGGTTACCAAGATCTGGAAGCAGTCTTATTTCTGCTATTCTAAATCAAAATCCAAAGTTTTATGCTGGACCAAATTCTCCTGTATTGCATCTAATGACTCAAATGGAGCAAAGTTTAAGCCAAGATGCTTTTTTCAATGCTTATCCTAAACCAGGGCAAGCAGCATTAATCATTGGTTCAATTATCAATAATTGGTATAGAGATGTTGAGCAGAATGTTATCTTTGATAAAAATAGTTTTTGGTTAAATCATATTCCATATATTAATGGATATATAGATCAAAAACCAAAGATCATTTGCCCAGTTAGAAATGTTGAAGAAATTTTAGCATCTTATATGGATATGATTAATAGAACTCAATTAATCAGTACTGAAGGCAAACTTAATATGTTTGATGATATTTTAGTGAAAAACAATTTACCTATTACTAATGATAATAGATGTATGTTGTTAGCAAACAATGGTGTATTTGGTCAAGTGTTTACATCATTGAAGAATGCTTATGAACGTGGTGAAGATGAACATTTACATATCGTTGAATATGAAAACTTAATTTCTGATCCTAAAGGTACAATTGAAAAAATTTACGAATTTATTGAACAGCCTTATTATGAGGGACACAAATTTACAGATATCTCTACAGATATTAAAGAAAAAGATGCAGAGGTATATGGATTCTCTGATATGCATGAAGTAAGATCCACTATTGCAAAACGAAATATAAATATTGAAGAACTTTTATCAGAACAGATTAGAACTCTATGTCAAAATCAAGAATTTTGGCGTGTTTCTAAAGAAACTAGTGAAGAAACAGAGGAAAACTTTGATATAAATAACAAAGATGATGAAACCACGGAAACAAATTTAATTTAAGGAGTAAAAAATGCCAGCATTAATTACAGATACAATTTCTTCTCTTTCAGAAGTTGTTTTAGTTGAAAGAAGAACTTCTAGTGAATTCAAAGTTAGAGAGATTCAAGAAAGTATTGAAGATCGCAGAGTGCGTGCTGAGATTGAATTTGGTCCTTTTGTTGAAGATGATGGTCCTATTTCTCGTATTAGAGGAAGTGGCGGAAGAGGTATCACTGTATGGGAAGGTGAAGAATATGATGCTATTCGTGATTCGTGGACAAATGCCGATCTACTAGAAGCAATTAAAGCAAAACTATAATAAAAAAATTCTCCTTATAAATATTCATATAAGGAGAATCTATTATGGCTATTGCATCTAGACAAGATTTAATCGATTACTGTTTAAGAAGACTTGGTCATCCCGTTATAGAAATTAACGTAGATGATGACCAAGTTAGTGACCGTATTGATGATGCTTTACAATTTTATCGTGAATATCATTTCGATGCCACTGAAAAAGTATATTTAAAGACTGAAGTTACAGCATCAGATTTTGTTTTAGGTTCATCGGTTGCTAATTCTTTTGTCAGCGGAGATATAATCACCGGACAAACATCGGGTGCTACTACTCAATGGTTTGCTGCAAATACAGCAACAGCAATTAAATCTTATAATACATCTGAAACTGATTTTATAAATGGAGAAACTGTTGTTGGTTCAGTTTCTAGCACAACATCTACTTTTTCATCTATAACTAAAGGTTCTTATGATAAGAGATATTTTGATATCTCCGATGCTGTTATTGGTGTAGAACGTGTATTACCATTCTATAACAAAACTTCTGGTATAAATCTCTTTGATATTCGTTATCAGATGTTAGTGCAAGATCTATATAATCTTATGTCAGTTGATATGATCCATTATACTATGATACAGAATCATTTACAGATGATTAATATGCTTCTAGTTGGTCAAAAACCAATTAGATTTAATCGCCATATGAATAGACTTTTTGTTGATATGGATTGGGGCAGAGATGCTTCTATCGGTGATTTATTGATTGTTGAATGTTATAGAATTCTTGATCCGGATACATTCACAGATGTTTATAATGATATGTTTTTGAAAAGATATGCTACTGCTCAAATAAAAAGACAATGGGGTGATAATCTTAAGAAGTTTCAAGGAGTACAATTACCTGGTGGTGTAATTCTTAATGGACAGGTGATTTACGATGAAGCTGTAACTGAAATTGAAAAAATTGAAGCAGAAATACAATCAAGATTTGAGTTACCAGTAGATTTCTTTTTGGGATAAAGAAACAGTATTAGTGTTGTTATCATCATTCGCCACATAGCGAAGTATATACGGTTGTCAATGATTAATCAATAGAGAAGATAACTTTTTAAAAGTTTAAAAGAATAGTGTCTACAAATTTCTATTTTCAATCAGGTATTCCAATGGGTCGCCGTTCGGAATCGAATCTTCAAGAAGATTTGATTATCGAATGTTTAAAGATCTATGGATTTGATGTATACTATTTACCTAGATCTGCAGTAAATAGAGATTATATTCTTAATGAAGATTCTTTAAACGAATTTAAGAATGCATATCCAATAGAAGTTTATCTAGAAAATGTAAATGGATTTGGTGGAACTGAACTTTTATCTAAGTTTGGAATAGAATTACAAGACACAGCAACATTTGTTATGGCACGTAGACGATGGGATCAACTTATTCGTAGAAGCGGCAATACAGTATTAACAACAAGACCTGCTGAAGGTGATATATTATTCTTTCCTCTAACTAAATCGTTTTTTGAAATAAAATATGTAGAAGCCACAGATCCTTTCTTTCAGGTAGGAAAGTTATATGTTTATAAACTTCAATGCGAACTATATCAATTTAGTCATGAAACTATTGATACTGGAATAGAAGAAATTGATGATGTATCGGATGCATTGAATATAGATATACTTTCTTATGAACTTACTTTAGAAACAGGGGATTCATTCTTATTGGAATCAGAAAGAGCATCAAGTCTTATATTAGAGAGTTATGATGAAGAGGAAATTGATCCTATTGCAGATAACGTAAGATATGATGCTGAAGCTATTGATATATTGGACTTCACTGAAAGAAATCCTTTTGGAGAGGTATTTAACCGATAATGTTAAATAATAAATTTTACTGGGGGACAATTAGAAAGTGTATTGTTGCATTTGGAAATATGTTCAACAATATAACTATAGATAGATTAGATGAGAACAATGTTCCACAAAAATCTATTCGTGTACCACTATCTTATGCGCCTAAACAAAAATTCTTAGCTAGAATAGATCAGATTTCAGGTCCAGCTGAAGAACGAAAAGTAGAGATTTCTTTACCAAGAATGTCATTTGAGATGATTGGTATTAATTATGATTCTGCAAGAAGAATATCTTTAATGCAACAAAACCGAGTAGTGAATTCAACATCAACTACACTTACTACTCAATATTCACCTACACCTTACGAAATAAAAGTTAATCTTTATGTTTATACAAAGAATATAGAGGATGCTCATCAAATAATTGAACAGATATTACCATATTTTAATCCAGAGTTTAATCTTACAGTTAAAGCAGTACCAGATCTAGATCTAAAACACGATCTACCTATAATTTTAGATAATGTAACATTTGAAGATAATTATGAAGGTAGTCTGATAGAACAAAGAAAAATTATCTGGACTTTATCATTTACATTAAAGACAAACTTTTATGGTCCTTCGTCCAAACAAGGATTTATACGTAAAGCAATTACTGATGTTTATAATAACAAAGAACTTAGTAATCTTCATGGAACATATTCTGTTGAAGTTAGTCCCTCAACAGCACAACCAGGTGATACGAATATTACATTAGTAGAAACATTTGAGGGCTTTGGTGATTAATTATGGAGAAGTTAAATACTATCTTTAATATAAGTTCTGACATTCCAAAACAAGATTCTTTACCTGTTATAATACAACAAGACGATGTTATAGATAGTGAAAGTGACTATGAACTTGCAAGAAATACACTTAGAGAAGTAATAACTAAAGGTACTTCTGCTTTAGATGATATAATTTCATTGGCGAGAAGTTCAGAACATCCTCGTGGATTTGAAGTTGCCGGACAACTTATGAAAACTATGTCCGAGGTCTCTAAAGATTTGTTACAGTTGCATAAACAAAAACAAGAGATTGATAAACCTACAGCAAATGTAATGCAACAATCTATAGGGCAACAAAATAATATTGTTTTTGCTGGCTCTACACAAGATCTTTTACAAATGATTGAACAAAAAAATACAGAGCGGTTAATTGATTCCACAGATTCTTAATACTGTAAGAAATCGTTATAAAGGTAATTCCAATTTAAAACAAATTGGTTATATTATCCCCTATACAGAAGATCATATTGCAGAAATTATTCGATGTAAAAATGATCCTATTTATTTTATAGAGAAGTATTGTTTAATTGTTTCTCTCGATAAAGGTTTAATACCATTTTTATTATATGGTTATCAAAAAAAGTTTATAAATGTTTTATTGAATAAGCGTAAGATTATAAGTATGCAGCCACGACAGATGGGTAAAAGTCAAACTGTGGCAGCCTTTATACTATGGTATACATTATTTGAAAAGAATAAAACGGTTGCTATTCTTGCAAATAAAGCACCTGCAGCGAGAGAAATTTTATATCGTTATCAACTAATGTATGAAAATTTACCTTTATGGTTACAACAAGGTATAAAGACATGGAATAAAGGTGATGTGGAATTAGAAAACGGTTCTATTGTTTTTACAGCAGCAACTAGTGCATCAGGAATTCGTGGTAAATCAGTTAATTTATTATATGTAGATGAAACTGCAATCATTCCAAATAATATAGCAGAGGATTTCTTTACATCGGTATATCCTGTTGTCTCTGCTGGTGAAACAACTAAAATTGTGTTAACATCTACTCCATTGGGTTATAATCATTTTTGGAAGTTTTGGAATGATGCACTGCAGGGATTAAATGGATTTTTTCCTTTTGAGGTTAAATATTTTGAACATCCAAATAGAAATGAATATTGGGCTGCGGAGCAAAAGAAACTTCTAGGTGAGATTAAGTTTAATCAAGAAGTTTTATGTTCTTTTATTGGAAGCTCTTATTCTCTTATTTCAGGTGATGTATTAGCTCAGATGTCATCTCTACCTAATGTATATTCTACAGATGATGGATTAGACATTTTAGAGGAACCATTATTAAACAAACAATATTCTATAATTGTCGATACATCTAGAGGAGTGGGTGGAGATTATTCCGCATTTACTGTTATAGATGTTACTCAAATTCCTTATAAAGTAGTTGGTAAATATAGAAATAATAAGATTAGCCCATTACTTTATCCTAATATAATTTATAAAATTGCTAAAGATTATAACGATGCATATATATTAGTTGAAGTGAATGATAATGGGCAACAAATTGCCGATATCTTACATTCCGAATTAGAGTATGAAAATATTTTTAGAATTGGATCAGATGCAAAGAAGGGTCAATTTATATCTATTGGATTTAAAGGTAAAACTTTATTAGGTGTTAGAACAACAAAACAAGTTAAACGAATTGGTTGTTCAAACTTAAAAACTTTAATAGAATCTAAAAAATTACAAGTTTTCGATAAAGATATAATATCTGAACTCTCAACATTTATAGAGCAGAGGGGTTCATATGCTGCCGATGAAGGATATCATGATGATTTAGTCATGACCCTTGTTCTTTTTGCATGGATAGTTAGAGATCCGGTTTTTAAAGAATTAACAAACTTTGATCTTCGGCATGCAATTTTTGAGCAACAAATGAAACAGATTGAAGATGAGCTTACACCTTTTGGATTTAAAACAGATGAACTTTCTGATGAAGAAAAACCAATGATAATGGCAGGAGATTTATGGGTTTCTGGAGGAGAAAATCCACAAGATTATTTCAGAAAAACATACGATGAAATTATAGGAAGTTGAAATTGAGAAAAATATAAATAAATTATAGATTATTATAAACTATTTGAAGATTTTGTTATATTTCTAATTAAGGAGAATTATATGGCTTTTCAACTTTCACCTGGAGTTTTAGTTAAAGAAGCTGATCTCACTACAGTAGTGCCATCAGTTTCTACTAGCGCAGGGGGATTTGTAGGTAATTTTGCATGGGGTCCAGCAAATGTAGTCACATATATTAGTTCTGAAAATGAACTAGCATCTGTGTTTGGAAAACCAAATGCAAACACTTATTTATCTTTCTTTACAGCAGCTAACTTTTTATCATATTCTAATCAACTTTTAACTATTAGAGCTGTTGGTAGCAATGCAAAAAACTCTGTTGCAAATGCAAATGTTGGGGCAGCATCTAGCGCCGAACTTATCGAAAATAGAGATGCATATGATGCATTATCAGTTAGTACTAGTAACTTTGTAACATCAAAATATCCTGGTACCTTAGGTAATTCACTAAAGGTTCTTATTGCATCAAACGCTAATTGGTCAAATATAGGTAACACAAACCAAGCTATATTTGACACTCAACCTGGTACATCAACATATGCAGCAAAGTTTGGTTCAACCAATGATGAAGTACACGTTGCTATAGTTGATGAAGATGGATTAATTACAGGTACACAGGGTGCAGTATTAGAAAGATATCAATATCTTTCTCTTGCTCCTGATGCTGTTGGTGCTCAAGGTGAATCAATTTATTATCAAAATGTTATAAATGACTCACAATATTTGTATTGGAGAGGTCATCCGGTACCTAATTCTAATGCCGGTAATGCTGCATCAGGTAATCTTACTTATTCTTTAACTTATGCCGGAAATCTTTCATTATCTGGTGGAGTTGATGCAGACCCAACAGATGGGCAGATCTTAACTCAATATGATCTATTTTTAAATACTGATCTTTATGATGTCTCCTTATTACCAATGGGTAATTTATCATTAACTAATGTCAAAACAGTTGTTGAGAATATTGCTGAAGTAAGAAAAGATTGTGTAGTATTTTTATCACCAACATATGATGCAGTTAAAGCAGGGACAGCGGATTCAGCGAAAGTTACTGCTGTTGTAAGTGACAGAACAACTGATCTTTCTAATCTTTCATCATCTTATGCGGTGATGGATTCTGGTTGGAAGTATCAATATGATCGTTACAATGATGTATATAGATGGATTCCATTAAATGGTGATATTGCTGGTCTTTGTGCAAGAACAGATTTAGTATCGGATCCATGGTTTTCTCCTGGTGGATTGAATCGTGGACAAGTTAAGAATGTTGTTAAACTAGCATTTAATCCAAATCAATCACAGCGCGATACTTTATATAAAAACGGTATCAATCCTGTAATTTCTGTAGCAGGACAAGGGACTGTTCTTTTTGGTGATAAGACATTATTATCTAAACCAAGTGCTTTTGATCGTATTAATGTACGTAGATTGTTTATTGTTTTAGAAAAAGCAATAGCAATTGCATCAAAATATTCTTTATTTGAATTTAATGATCCTTTTACACGATCACAGTTTAAGAACTTGGTTGAGCCATTTTTAAGAGATGTAAAAGGTCGTCGCGGAATTACTGATTTTCTTGTTGTTTGTGATGAAACAAATAATACAGGTGAAGTTATAGATAGAAATGAATTTGTGGCTGATATATATGTTAAGCCTGCACGTTCAATTAACTTTATAACACTTAATTTCGTAGCTACAAGAACATCAGTGTCATTTACAGAAATTGGCGCCTAATAGGAGAATTAAATGCCAGCATTTAATATAGATCAATTTAGAAGTACACTTCAAGGTGGAGCAAGACCTAATCAGTTTGAAGTGACACTTACATTTCCTTCGGGTATTGAAAATGGTGCAGGCGCAGTTGCACCATTTTTAGTCACGGCTGCATCATTACCAGGACAAACTATTCCTCCTGCTACTGTTCTTTATAGAGGTCGTGAAGTTCATCTAGCAGGTGATAGAACATTTGTCCCTTGGACAACAACAATTATCAATGATAGTACTTTTATTGTAAGAGCTGCTCTTGAAAGATGGATGAATACAATTGAAGATATGGGTACAAAGGTAGGTAGAATTGAGCCAAGAAATTATTTGGCAACATTATATGTCACACAATTAGATAAAAACGGTACCGATTTAAGAACATATCAATTTATCGATGCTTATCCTACAGATATCTCTGAAGTTGGATTAAGTTTCGGTGCTAATAATGATATTAGTACATTTACCTGTACTTGGCAGTATCAGCACTTTTATCCATATGAGGGGACGGGATTAGTTAGCGAAAATAATGTTTCTTCAGCATCTCTATTTAGACGGTAATTATTAAAATTTATGGACTTATCATTATTTGGTTTTAGAATAACTAAACCCAAGAAAGAAGAGCCAGCCAAAAATCAGGGGTTTGTAACACCAACCCCTGATGATGGTGCAACTACAATTTCTGCGGGTGGATATTATGGTACATATGTTGATTTAGATGCTACTTCTAAAACAGAGTCTGAACTTATTACAAGATACAGACAGATGGCTATTTATCCTGAATGTGATATGGCAATTGAAGATATTGTAACGGAGGCTATTGCTAATATAGACGAAGAGCCTCCGGTACAACTTGATTTAGAAGAATTAGAAATATCTCCAAGTATAAAGAAAACAATTGAGAATGAATTTGAAGAGATATTAAAACTTTTAGATTTCAATTCTAAATCGCATGATATATTTCGTCGATGGTATGTAGATGGTAGAGTTTACTATCAAAAGATTATTGATACAAAAAATACTAAACGAGGAATAACTGAACTTAGATATATCGATCCAAGGAAAATTAAAAAAGTCCGCGATATAAAGAAGGAAAAGTTACCTAGTGGAGTAGAAGTAATTAAGACTATTGATGAGTTCTATATCTACAATGAAAAAGGTATTAATCATTCAGTATCTTTTGCTAGTAGTCAAACTGTTGCAAGTGGAACAGGTATTCGTATAACACCCGATACTATTACGTATTGTCATTCTGGTTTAATAGATTTGGATAAAAATATTGTAGTAGGTTATTTACATAAAGCTATTAAACCAGTTAATCAATTAAAAATGATGGAGGATGCTTTAGTAATTTATCGTTTAGCTAGAGCACCAGAACGTAGAATTTTTTACATTGATGTGGGAAATCTACCAAAACTAAAAGCGGAACAATATTTAAAAGATATCATGGCTAGATATCGTAATAAAATTGTTTATGATTCATCTACAGGTGAAATACGTGATGATAGAAAATTTACATCAATGCTTGAAGATTTTTGGTTACCTCGTAGAGAAGGTGGACGAGGAACTGAAATTACCACTTTACCTGGTGGTGAAAATTTAGGACAAATTGATGATATAGAATATTTTAAGATGAAGATGTATCAAGCATTAAATGTACCTATTACACGTTTACAACCACAACAAGGTTTAAATTTTGGTAGACAAGTAGAAGTTACAAGAGATGAATTAAAATTTGCCAAATTTATTGGTAGATTGCGTAATAAATTTTCAGATTTATTTAGAGATCTTTTAAAGACACAACTTATTTTAAAAGGTGTTATAGTAGAACCAGATTGGAATGAGATTAAAGAATCTATTCGCTTTAAATTTGCTGAAGATCAATATTTTGTTGAAGCAAAAACAGCAGAGATGTTACGCAATCGTATAGATTTACTTAATCAAGTTCAACCATATGTAGGTGTATATTTTAGTCAAGATTATGTTAAGAAGAATATTCTATATATGACAGAAGATGAAATTGAAAATGTAGCTAAAGAGATATCACAAGAGCCACCTATAGAAGCACCTATAGTTCCAGGACAAAGTGCAATAAATAATACACAACAAGGAAAAGGTTAAGATTATGGATTATGCAGATGGTATTAGACAAATGTTAGATAATATTTTAAATGGTGATAATGTATCGGCGCAGAATAATTTTGATGATTTAATATCTGCTAAAGTATCTACAGAGCTTGATGCTAAAAAAGTAGATCTAGCTCAAACTATCTATAATAGAGGATCCGAAGATGTCTAGCAAATCGTTTAAAAGTTTTGTCTTAGAAGATGCAGAAGAAATTGATGAAGTATTATCACAGAGCGATCCTGCGTCTAAATGGATCCATGATTTTGTAAAATCTGATAATCCAAAATTTAAAGGTAAGACAAAGAAAGAACGCATAAAGATGGCTCTTGGAGCATATTATGCTAAGCAGCGTAATGAAGAAGTTGAATCTATTGATGAAATTTCTCAACAAACTAAAGCATCATATACTGCTAAAGCAAAAGCACAGGTAAAGGAATTAAAACCCTTTACACAGAAAAAATCTGAATATCATGATTTAGCAAAGAATCTAATTGCAAAAAGAACTGCTGGTATTGCTAAAGCTAACGAAGAATTACAAGATGTGGCGGAAACCACAGGTGTTACAAACTATAATCCTCCAAGTCAAGGTGGAACCCGAAAAGAGTTATTAGCAAAATATCATAAAACCAAAAATGCCAAAGATGCTGAAGCTGCTCGTAAAGCAGGAGCTACACAAAAAGAACTACAAGGTGTGGCGGAAGGCAGAGTTGACCAACTTCCAACTAAAGGTGCTGATTATAGTGATTATGATACAGAACACTTACGAACTTTATTGAAGCCAGGCATCTTACATCGTAATGAAGCAAGATTCAAAGCATTGATTCGCAAAGAATTAAAAAAGCGTGAACAACAAAGTCAGCAAGGTGTGGCGGAAGGCTTGAATGAAATGGACAAATCACAAACACCACCTGGTCGTGATGGTGGACACCAATTCCCTGAACCAAAAGTATCTAAAAAAGATAGAGACGCAGTAAAGAAAGATCCAGCAAAGCATCTTTCAGACCTTTTTGCTAAGTATGATAAGAAAAAGAAAGGTGTGGCGAAAGAAGTAATTGAATCATCAGCTAGATCACGTATATCACGTATGATGCAAGATAAAGCAATGGTTAAAAATCCACCAAAGATACCAAGTCATGCGGAACGTAGAGCAGAACTTGAAACTAAAGAAAAAGAATCTAAAAAAGCGGAATAAGGTAGAGATAAATGCCTATTACAAAGACTATACTTAAGAAGCAACGTCAACAAGCAGTTATCGAATTGGTTGGAGATGGTACTGCTAATATTGATCTTAATGCAGATTTAACAATGGCAGATGAAACATTTAGAGGATATGCTAATTGTAATGTAAATATAACATCAGTTGTATATTCTGTTCCCGAATCATCGGGTGGATTATCTTCTATTAATAGAGATGGAAGTAATATTTTACTATTTTATAGTAATGATAATTGGGCATTTTCACAACAATTTGGCTATGTATTAAGTCAAAACAATACTGCAAATATTTCAGTCACTATACCTTCACCTGGTGGTACAGTATTATTAGGTTTATCTAAAACTGCTGGGTACGAAGAACCTGATCAACAATCAGTACCAAGGTAAAATACAATGAAATTAATTACAGAAATTACACAAGAGCTTCAATATATTACTGAAGCTAAAGAAAACGGAGGTAAAAGTACTTTCATTGAAGGTATTTTTATGCAAGCCGAACAACCCAATCGTAATGGTAGAATATATCGTAAAAATATTCTTGAAAAAGAAGTTGACAGATATCAACAATTAATATCAGAAAAACGTGCTCTAGGTGAATTAGGTCATCCAGCCAATCCTTCAATTAATTTGGATAAAGTATCGCATCTAATTACTAATTTAAGATTTGAAGGCAACGATGTTATTGGAAGAGCAAAGATCCTTGATACTCCTATGGGAAAGATTGCAAAGAATTTTGTTGAAGAGGGTGTTCGTTTAGGAGTTTCTTCAAGAGGATTAGGTTCTTTAAAGATGAATAAAGAGGGTGTTAATGAAGTACAAGATGATTTTCATCTTGCTACTGTAGATATAGTTGCGGATCCTTCAGCCCCTCAAGCCTTTGTCCAAGGTATTATGGAGGATGCTTCATGGCTTTATGTAGAAGGAAAAGGTTGGGTACTGGAGCAGATTAAAAATGAGATTAAACAACATAAATTAACTGAAGAAAAGAAATTACAATTATTCAGTAAATTTATTACTTTAATCTCTAAAAATTAATTTTTATAAATAATATTTGTCAATTCAATTAGGAGAATTTCTATGTCTGTTGAACAGAAAATTAAAGATTTGTTAGCACGTTCAGGTGCTCAACAAATTGATGAGGCTGAGGAAATGGGAGCAGCTTCTGTAAAGAAAGATACATCTGTAAAAACTGCTGTTGCGGGTGATACAAGCATGCCTAAACAAGGTTCATCACAAGAAGCTTCTTATGATGAAAGAGAAGAAGATGAAGAGAACCAAGGTGCCAAGGCAGCTGCTTCTATTAAACCTAATAATTTACAAGCTCAAGGTGCTGGACAAGCTCCTAACTATACAACAGTCGCAGATGCAACATCTGTAGTCAATATGCAAGCATCTTCTGGAAATGTTGCTAAAGAAGAAACAGAAACAGAAGAAGACCAAATTTCTGAACAGCCATCAGTAGATGTTAAATCAGAACTTAATGCAATTTTTGGTGAAGATTTATCTGAAGATTTTCGTAATAAAGCAACATCAATTTTTGAAGCAGCAGTAATCGCTCGCGTAAACTCTGAAATGGAAAAAATTAGTGAACAACTACAAGAGCAAAAAGAAGCTGAAGTAACAGAGCTTAAAGAAGCACTTGTTGAAAAAATTGATTCATTCCTCAACTATGTCGTCGAACAATGGATGCAAGAAAATGAGCTAGCAGTTGAGAATGGATTAAGAACTGAAATCGCCGAAGATTTTATTGGCGGTCTAAAGAATCTCTTCCAAGAGCATTATATCGAAGTACCAGAAGAGAAATACAATGTGTTAGAGCAGTTAAATGATAAAGTTGCATCACTTGAAGAACAATTAAATACTATAGTAGAAAAAAATATTGAGCTAGTAAAAGAATCATCAGAACTTAAGAAAGATAAGATTCTTAGTGAAATGTCTGGCGATTTAGCTGATACAGAAACAGAAAAACTTTCAAAACTTCTTGAAGGTATTAGCTATGAGTCAGATGAATTGTTTAGAGAGAAGGTTAAAGTCGTTAAGGAAAACTATTTCCCCAAGATTCAAACAGCTTCTCCCGAAGAACAAATTCTAAGTGAAGAAGCACCACTCGATACATCAAATGATACAATTGCACGCTATGCTCAGGCTTTATCAAGAGCTGTTAAGGCACGATAATTTATAAATAATTAAACAATTTATTTTTCCATTAAGGAGTAACAAAAAGATGTTAATGACAGAAGGACTACAACAAAAATGGGGAGCTATTCTAGAGCACCCCGATCTTCCTGAAATTAAGGATACTTATAAGCGTGCAGTTACCTCCGTTCTACTCGAGAACCAAGAAAAGGCTCTAAGAGAAGAAAGAGCTGCACTTTTTGAAACCGCCCCAGCTAATAACATCGCTGCAACAAGCGGCATCGATAAGTACGATCCAATTCTTATTGGTCTCGTTCGTCGCGCTATGCCTAATCTAATGGCATATGATGTTTGTGGCGTTCAACCAATGACAGGCCCAACAGGTCTTATCTTTGCAATGCGTTCTATTTACGGTACAGAGCGTGCAAACACCTCAACCCGTATAGAAGCACTATTTAATGAAGCTGATACCGATTTCTCAGGTGCAGCTTCTCCTGTACATGCTGGTTCAAATCCAGTAAATGGTACTTATACCACAGGTACAGCTAACGTTACAGCATGGGCAGAACAACTAGGTTCAACCGGTTATGACTTTGGCGAAATGTCTTTTGCAATCGATAAGACAACAGTTACCGCTAAGTCACGTGCTCTAAAGGCAGAATACACCATCGAACTCGCTCAAGATCTTAAGGCAGTTCATGGTCTTGATGCCGAGTCAGAACTTTCAAATATTCTTTCACAAGAAATTATGTTTGAAATTAATCGTGAAGTTATTCGTACCATTTATAAAGTTGCTAAGACAGGTTCTCAAGCAACAGCAACACCCGGTACTTTTGACCTAGATATCGACTCCAATGGTCGTTGGTCAGTAGAGCGTTTCAAGGGTCTTCTATTCAATATCGAACGCGATGCTAATCACATTGCACAAGATACACGTAGAGGAAAAGGTAACTTCATCGTTTGCTCAGCAGACGTTGCTTCAGCTCTAGCAATGGCTGGTGTTCTTGATTATGCCCCCGCATTATCAACTAGCCTAAATGTCGATGATACTAGCAATACCTTTGCAGGCGTTCTAAATGGTCGCTTCCGCGTTTATATCGATCCTTATTCTGCAAATCTAGGCGCTCAGTATCAGTTCTATGTCGTAGGATACAAAGGCACAAGCCCATATGACGCAGGTCTTTTCTACTGCCCATATGTTCCTCTACAAATGGTTCGTGCTGTCGATCCTAATACTTTCCAACCTAAGGTTGGTTTCAAGACACGTTATGGGATGATTGCAAACCCATACGTTACAAGTTCTTCTAGCTTAAGTGATGCTGATGGATCAACATTCACAGCTAATCGCAATCAATACTACAGAAGAACCGCAGTTCTAAATATTATGTAATTTGTAGTATCCTGTTCGAGAGAAATAGGGACCTTCGGGTCCCTATTTTTTTGGTATATATTTACAAAGTTTTGTTTGTAATATATAATACATATATCTTAAATCTAATTTAAATATAATGAATACATGTATTACTTGCAGTAATCCTATACCGAGTTCTAATTCCAAATATTGTAACTTTGATTGTTACAAATCTGATCTGTTAAAAAGAAATGAAGAAACACAAACTAAATTTGTTCGAGTTAATGGAGAAGTATTGCCTTTAACACATGCTGCCAAAAAGTATAACAGTAATCATTATTCTATAGTTAGAAGTATTATAACGGGTGGAGAATTTGAAGCAGTCATAGGTAGAGATAAATTTATTGAGAAAGAGCTCATCAAATTTTATCAAAAGTATACTACAGCGCCGTCTAAGGAAGAAATACTACAACATAAAAATAGTAATAAGCCACTAAAAGAATTGGCTAAGAATTCAAATATATCGTATAATAATTTAAACTTCCTGTGTATATTATATGGTATATCTACAAAGTTTGATCAAGTTCCACAAGAAACACATGATTTATATCTAACTGAAGAAAGTTTAAAGAAAAAACTAAAAGAGGGTTGGTCTGCAGAAAAAATAGCACAATCAATTAATGTTTCGCCATCTTTGGTTTTGCAAAAGATACATTCTTATGGTTTATATGTTTCCCCATCATTTACTTCTACAGGTGAGCAAGAGGTAACAGATTATATAAAAACATTAGGATTTACTGTAAAAAAACATAAAACAAAAAGATATGAAATTGATATCTTCATTCCGGAGTTAAAGATTGGTATAGAATTTAATGGAGTATATTGGCATTCAAGATATACTAGATCGTATCATTTCGACAAATATATAATGTGCCGAGAAGATGGTATTCGGTTAATACAGTTTTGGGATGTAGATTGGAATGAAAAGAAGGATCTAATAAAAAAGAAACTTTGTCATATTTTGGGTGCTAGAACGGAAAAGATTTTTGCAAGAAAATGTTCTATTCAGTCTATAAGAAGTGGAGACTTAAGAACTTTCTATAATGAAAATCATATTCAAGGTTATAAACCTTGTAAAAATAATTTTGTTTTAAGATATAATAATACTATAGTAGCTGCAATATCAATACAAAAGAATAAAATTGAAAGATATGCCTCCTCGATTCATGTGGTAGGAGGATTTACTAGATTACTTAAATATGCAATTGAAACTTTGAATCTAATCTCTATAGAAACATTTGCAGATTTATTTTGGTCAGATCATGAACAGAATCAATATATGAAAAATGGCTTTAAGTTCATTTCCATTACCGAACCCAATTACTATTGGTGTAAAAGCGGTAAAATGTATTCTCGAGTAAAGTTTCAAAAACATAAACTAACAAACATGCCACATTATGATATAAATAAAACAGAGAAACAAATTATGGAGGCGAATAAATATTATAAAGTCCATGATGCAGGAAATGCTAAATTTCTTCTTATTGTAAATAGAGATTAAAAATGTATACAGGAAACTCTTTCGTTGCTTCAACATCATATTTAGATAATAGACCATCTACATATGATTTCTTAAAACCCAATGGATTTAGATTTGTCTTAGAAAATTATCCCCAAGTTTCTTATACATGCCAATCTGTTACTCTTCCTTCTATTGGATTGGGTTCAGGAGTACATTCAACCCCTTTTATAGACTATCCGATAGTAGGTGAAAAAGTTTCTTTTGGTGATCTTGATATAAACTTTATTGTATCAGAAGATATGAGTAATTATATAGAGTTATATAATTGGATGACTGCTTTAGGTGATTTTAAAGATTACTCTAAGATACAAGAGTTTATAGAAAACAGAAAAAATAGAATAACGCCTTCTTCTATTGACAAAAAAGATAATGATCATGTAAAATATAGTGATGCTACTTTAGTAATTCTTAATTCATCGTATAATGCAAATATAAATATAAAATTCACGGATGCTTTTCCTGTGGATTTAAGTCCTTTAACTTTCGATACTACAGTAACCAATATACAATATTTTACTTGTAGAGCATCTTTTAAATTTAGAATGTTTGAGGTAGAACCACTTTAATAATATTGAGGTAAATTATGTCTGAAACTCGTGTTGAACAAAAATCAATCTCTGTAGCAGAATTACAAAAAAATAAACTTTTTATTGCCACACCTTGTTATGGTGGAGCATTAACAGAACCATATTTTAAAAGTATTTTACGTTTAGTTTTCTTTTGTGATAAACATAATATTCCTTTGCAGTTTGGAACTATTGCAAATGAAAGTCTAGTTCCTAGAGCACGAAATACATTAACTGCTTTCTTTTTAAAATCTGATTGTACACATTTATTTTTTATTGATGCTGATATTGAATTTAAGGTAGACGATGTAATCCGTTTACTTGCAGCTGATAAAGATGTTGCTGTTGGAGCATATCCCAAAAAGGGTATTAATTGGACTGCAGTAAAAGAAAGTGTTTTACGTGATCCAGAAGTAACTGATGATGTTCTTGCTTGTGCGGGTAGTGAATATGCTATCAATTTTAATTTCTCATCTTTAGAAGATAGAACAGTTGCCATTACTAATGGCTTAATGTCTTTAAAAGATGCGGGAACTGGATTTATGATGATTAAGCGTGAAGTTATACAAAAAATGACTGAAGCATATCCCGAACTTCAATATAATAATGATATCAATGTTGATAAAGAATTAGATAAATATACATATGCATTATTTGATACTATTATCGAAGAAGAATCGAAGCGGTATTTGTCAGAGGATTATACATTCTGCCGGCGATGGCAAAAACTTGGTGGTGACATTTGGCTTGATCCAAATGTTTCATTGAATCATTTTGGTACAATTCCCTTTAGAGGTAATCCTTTTGTTATTTTTGAAAAAACAAAAATTTCTTAATTATGAAATTAACAGAGCTTCAAAATCTTTGGGAAAAAGACTCAAAGATTGATGAAACAAATTTAGGTAAAGAAGCAACAAGGATTCCCACATTACATGCCAAATATTTAAATTTTCTTTCTTCTGCAAAACTTAGTTTAAGAAAAGCAGAATCAAATTACTTTTTTATGCGAAGAAAGAAATTTAGATATTATCGTGGTGAGATGACACAGGCAGAATTACTTTCTGAAGAATGGGAACAATGGCAAGGAACTAAACCATTGAAAAATGAAATGGATGAGTTTCTTTCCCATGATCAAGATCTTGTAGAGCTACAAGATAAAGTAGAATATTTTAAAACTGTCATCTATCATCTGGAGCAAATCATTAGATCACTTAATTCAAGAACATGGGATATTAAAAACCATATAGAATGGCTTAAGTGGACTAATGGTTCATTTTAATGACCGATATAATAAAGATACATAAAAAGGATGAAGTCCATCTAAAAGTAGATGCTTCGCCTTCAATTTTACAGGAACTACAAGAGTATTTTACTTTTGATGTACCTGGAGCAAAATTCCATCCACTATATAGAAATAAAATGTGGGATGGAAAAGTTCGCCTCATTACTCCTTTTACACGAGAACTATATATCGGATTAAAAGATTATCTGCAAAAATTTGCTGAAAATAATGACTATAGTTTTGATCAAACCGCATATATACCTATAGCAGATATTGTAACATATGAAGAAGTAAAAGAATTTTGTAATTCCCTTGTACCAACATCTAATGAAAAAAGAATTGATTATAGAGATTATCAACTTGATGCTATTTATCAAGGTATAAAAGAAGGACGAAAATTATTATTATCACCTACAGGTTCAGGGAAATCTCTTATAATATATAGTTTAATTCGTTGGCATCATCTTAGAAATAGAAAACAACTTGTTATAGTACCCACTACATCATTAGTGGAACAGATGTTTACAGATTTCAAAGATTATTCATATGAAAATAAATGGAATACAGATGAATACTGTTATAAAATTTATGGTGGATCGGAAAAAACTGCAGATCATGATGTAACAATATCAACATGGCAATCTTTACAAAGATTACCAAAAAGTTTCTTTGAACAGTTTGATTGTGTTTATGGAGATGAATGCCATCAATATAAAGCAAAATCTCTATCAGGTATAATTACAAAATGTATTAAAACTCCTTATAAAATTGGAACAACAGGAACATTAGATGGTACACAAACACATAAATTAGTACTAGAAGGTCTTTTTGGTTCTGTTTATAAAGTTACTACTACGAAAGAGTTAATGACAAATAAACAGTTAGCCGAGTTAAGAATCTATTGTATTACATTAAGTTATGATGATAATACAAGAAAGCTATTATCTAAAGCGGATTATCAAACTGAAATAGATTTTTTAGTAACTAATTCAAAAAGAAATACCTTTATAAAGAATTTAGCTCTTTCTCGTAAAGGTAATACGTTAGTGTTATTTCAATATGTAGAGAAGCATGGAAAAGTTCTTTATGAAATGATTAAAGAAAAAGGTGAAGAGAGTAGAAAAATTTTCTTTATACATGGTGGAACAGAAGCTGAGCAACGTGAATCTATTAGAGCTATAACTGAAAAAGAACTTGATTCTATTATTGTAGCATCTTATGGTACATTTTCGGCAGGAGTAAATATTAAAAATCTTCATAATATTATTTTTGCTAGCCCCTCTAAATCTCGTATAAGAAATTTACAATCAATTGGTAGAGGATTACGTATATCAGATACAAAAACCGAATGTAATTTATATGATATAGGTGATGATCTTAGTTGGAAAAGAAGAAAAAATTTTACATTACAACATTTGGTTGAACGTGTTAAAATCTATACAAGTGAATCTTTCAATTACAAGTTAATAGAGGTAAAATTAAATGAATAACGAAACAGATACAGAAGAAATAGAATTCCTTTTTGTTAAACTTGTTAATGGAGAAAATCTTCTTTGTGCATCAAAAAAAATAACTAAAACAGATTATCCTTTCTTAGAGGCAATAGAACCCATAGAAGTAGTTTCATTCAAAATGCCAATTAATGGTGTTATTATGGAACGTTATATTATGCAAAAATGGATACCTTTTTGTGATGCAAATATTATACAGATTCCACATAAAAATATACTTTTTATTGGTGAGCTTTCAAATATGTTTAAAGAAAGATATTTGGAATATTTAAAGACAACACCCAATGAAGATTTTATGAATTCTGAAGAAGATGATGAAGATTTTGATGAAATAGATGAGATGTTACAAAGAGAAATAACAGAAACTAAGAAATGGTTACATTGATGAAAAAAGAAGCAAATTATATAGATAATAAAAAGTTTTTACAAGCATTGATTGATTATAAAGAAACATGTAAAATAGCAGAAGAATCTAACAAAGATACTCCTATAGTTACAGAATATTTGGGTGAATGCTTTATAAAGATCTCAACTCATCTAAGTTATAAGATGAACTTTATTAATTATACTTTTAAAGATGATATGATTTCTGATGGCATAGAAAATTGTTTAGTTGCAGTTAGAAAATTTGATCCAACTAAATCTGAAAACCCATTCGCATATTTTACACAAATAGTTTTCTATGCTTTTGTTAGACGAATACAAAAAGAAAAACGTCAACAAGTTACTAAATACAAGATGATGGAAAATTTTGATCTAGAAGAAATCATTACTCAGGAACAAGATTTTGGTGATTTTGATAGTCAAATTTTAGATAATATTAGAAAGCAAATGGAATATTTAGATATAGAAAAGAAACATAATGTAGATAGAAAACAAAAAGTACCTGAGGTGAAAAAAACTTCTTTAAATTTTGACGAACTGTGAGATGAACTTCTATGAGTAAAATTAAAGTTTCAGAATTATTCTATTCAATACAAGGTGAAGGTAGATATATGGGAGTACCAAGTATCTTTCTTCGTACTTTTGGATGTAATTTTAGTTGTGGTGGATTTGGAATGCCCAAAGGAGAATTAAGTGCAGAACGACTTAAAATCGCAGCTAATGGAAAGACTTACGCAACTTATAGGGATCTTCCTCTTGTTAGTACTGGCTGTGATAGTTATGCTTCTTGGGATCCTGCTTTTAAGCATCTTAGCCCTGTTCTTAGTATCGATACTATTGTTAACACCATTATGGGGCTCTTACCACATGGTATGTGGAGGGAGGAACATCTGGTAATTACAGGCGGAGAACCATTACTTGGATGGCAAAGAGCATATAAAGATCTTTTATCACATGAAATGATGTATGATCTTGCCGAATTGACTTTTGAAACAAATGGAACACAGTCTTTACATGAGGATCTATACGATTATCTTTGTAATTGGGCAACTCCAGATAATATTACATTTTCAGTCTCACCTAAATTATCTGAATCAGGTGAAAAATGGTCTGAAGCAGTTATTCCTGATATTGTTGTAGAATATCAAAGTATTGGTTATACTTATTTAAAGTTTGTTATCTCAAGAGAAGAAAGTCTTGAAGAAGTAGAACAAGCTGTAAGTGAATATGTTAAAGCAGGATTTGGGGGTCCAGTGTATTTGATGCCCGTTGGAGGAACAGAGGAAGTATATTCGCTAAATAATCGTAAAGTTGCAGAGATGGCAATGAAACGAGGATGGAGATATTCAGATAGATTGCAAGTTCCTTTATTTAAAAATGAATGGGGAACCTAGATGAATTATACCTTTGACATGTTTAGTGATGATATAAACAATATTGTTAAACAAATTAAAGAAGATAAGTTTGAGCCATTTACAGTAATAGGGATTACACGAGGTGGATTGATCCCTGCTACAATGTTAGCACATGCTCTTAATATTAAGAATGTTGAGGCTTTAAATTTTAATGATGATTTAAAACTCAATCCCATATTTAGAGTAATAAACAAGTACAATTTAGAAGTTCTCGTTGTGGATGATATTGTTGATACGGGTGATACTTTTTTAAAAGTTAAAAAACTTTTTCCTAATTGCAAATATACCTCATTGATTTATAATAGAGGTCAGATATTAGGTGAACCAGATTTTTATGGTAGAACAATTGACAAGACATTAGATCCTAGTTGGATTACTTTTTGGTGGGAAAATGAATAAACAGAATGTGATGATTGACTTAGAAACTATGTCAACTAGATCTAATGCTGCAATTTGTTCTATTGGTGCAGTAAAATTTACAATTGAGAGTGGCATTATAGACACATTCTATTGTACAATAGAGGCTCAATCATGTAAGAATTATGGATTGCACTTTTCAAAAGATACAATTGAATGGTGGATGAAGCAAAATAAAGAAGCACTTAAAGCATTGACTATAGATTGTATATCTTTAGATGATGCTTTAACAAAGTTTAAAGAATGGTATGGTGAAAAAAGTTTATTTACATGGGGTAATGGTGCTGGATTTGATAATGTAATTATGGAAAATGCTTATTTTGCTATAGGAAATATACGTCCATGGAATTGGTGGGATGATAGATGTTATAGAACAATTAAAAATATTATTGTTCTTCCTGAAGATGAAAGAGAAGGTGTTTATCATAATGCTTTAGATGATGCAATCCATCAAACAAAACATTTACTTAAAATAATGAGGTCATAATGGCAATTTCTGATAAAATTCGTGCTCGTATCAATGAAGCAGGTGCATCATTTGTTTCTAATGATAATATTTCAGAATATTTGAAACCTGGTGAAAAAGAAAAATTAATTGAAGAGATTGAAAAGAAGATGCGCGGTATCTTACAATCTCTTGTTATCGATATTGATAACGATCATAATACGAAAGAAACTGCTCATAGAGTAGCGAAGATGTGGATTAATGAAGTATTTGGTGGTAGATATGATCCTGCACCCGATGTAACAAGTTTTCCAAATATAGGTTATAAAAATTTATATACTTGTGGACCTATTTCTATTCGTAGTACATGTGCTCATCATTTTCAAAATATTGTTGGAAGTTGTTGGGTAGGAGTTTTACCTAATGAAAAAGTTATTGGTTTGTCAAAGTTTAATCGAATTGTACATCATATTGCTGAAAGACCACAGATTCAAGAGGAGATGACTACTCAAATTGCTGACGCTCTTGTAAAATTCGCGGAGACACCTGATATTGCTGTTGTTATTAAAGCAGAGCATCATTGTATGACTCATAGAGGAGTTAGAGAACATGAGTCAGATATGACCACTGCAGTTATGCGTGGTTGTTTTTTAGAAGATAAAAGCATTAAAGAAGAATTTTATCAAATTTTAAATCTGAGGCAAAAGTAATTATGCAAAATGTTAAATTTGAATATGTTGCCTCAGGTTTTAGTTATTTTAGAATCAATAAGAAGAATGGATTAACTCCAAATATTCTAGATTTTTTCAAAAAAACATATGCATCTATAAACGATAAACACAATCATAAAGTTTCATTACTTTATAATGCCTTTGTTGAAACTGCTCATGGTGAGATGTTTCAAGATACTGTAAGACCTTTAGTTCATCAAATTCATGCTGATTCGGGTGGATTGCAGATGATTACTTTAGGTAAAACTATTACTGAACAACTTAAGATGGATATTTATGCTAATCAAGCAAAATATAGTGATGTTGCTATGTCTTTTGATATGATTCCAGTAAAAGTTTTAGGTGATCGATCTGTAAGATTAGATACTACTACAAGAAAATTTGATCCAGAATCATTAGAGTCATGTGCTAAAGAATCTGGTAAAAATTTAGAAAAACAAATACAATATTTCTTAGATCAAAAATCTAAAACTAAACCTTTTCTAATTGCTCAAGGTAATTGTTATGATTCTTATATGAAATGGGTTGAATTAATGTTAAAAGAAATTCCATCTAATCATGTAAAGTATATTGGTGGAATTGCTATGGGAGCCGCTGCTTTAGGTAAAGGAACATTAGAAGATATTAAACGAGCATTTTACTTTACTCAATTACCCATTGAATTAGAACATAATCATATGCATCTTTTAGGTGTAGGTGCATTTCCTAGAATGATTCCTACTTTAGTATTTGTTCAAAATGAACTATATAAAAATATGGTTATCAGTTATGATTCAACCACACATACTGCTTCTATAACAAGAGGATTATATTTTTATAAAACAAAAATGTTAAATTATCCTAGATATCTTAATTTAGATTATGAGACTATTCATAAAGATATAAATAGTAATTTTCCTAATGTTTTTAACCACGATGTGCATCTCTTGCATGAATGTTTAAATAATCCACCATCTGTTATAGCAAAGAAATATGGTTCAACAGATCCTTCTATAGAAACAGCAGTTGCATATATTTCATCCGCTATTAAAAATTTTGCTAAATGTGTAGATCATATGGTTAATAATGAAGAAGATATGTTAAAACTTTTATCTCCGATTTATCAAAGTGCATTTAGATCTTTAAAAGAAGTACAAACTTTAGAAGATTTCAATAAATGGTTAAGTTCTGTTGGTAAATATATTGACAGTGATGCGTTAGGGATTTATAATCCTACTCCAGCACTTGAAGCATTATTTGGAGAATAAGATGGTTAAAAGACGAATTGAAGTTAAGTTTACAAAAGAGGGAGTACATAGTTATCCAGCCGCTGCTATAGATTCCAATTTAAAGACTGGTGATTATTTAGATGTATCTTTTTTAGCTAATGCTCATAGACACATCTTTCATTTTTATGTATCACTTGAAGTAACACATAATGATAGAGAAGTTGAATTTATACAATTTAAGAGATGGTTGGAAAATTTATATAGAGTAGGTACTCAATATATAGATTTTAAATCTTGTGAGATGTTAGCTGAAGATTTATATAATCAAATACAAACTCATCCCGTTTATAGTAATAGAGAAACAGTTATTAAAGTTTATGAAGATGATGAAAATGGAGCCATTTTAGAGTTTAAACCATGAAAACTATTTATATTGTACCTATAGAACCTATAGAACAACGTTATACTAAACAATGGTATGATAATATACCTAAGATCTTAGAAAAAGAAATCAAAAAAAATAAATTACAAATTAGAATTGAGAATATAGATGGCACTTTAATTTCTTCTAGCACTACAAAAGGTGCTTTCTTAGATTTTGGCTCTACAAACCTTTATAAAGCATCTCAAGTAGAAAGAATTTCTTCACTATTTAGTTTTGGACAAGTTAAACCAGGAGATAAGTTTCTTGTCACTGATGCATGGAATTTTGTAATAACTTCTATCAAATATATGAGTGAATTACTAAATATACCTGTAGAAATTCATTCAATTTGGCATGCCGGCAATTATGATCCTTCAGATATTCTTGGTATGAAGATGACAACAGGTTGGGCATCTAATCAAGAGCGAGCATGGTATTATGCAAGTGATTATAATTACTTTGCCACAAATTTTCATAAAGATATGTTTTGTGAAAATTTATGTGTAGGTGCTTTAAAAGCATATAGATCAGGGCAACCACATACTCCTATTATTGAAGAATTAGTTTGTTATAAAGATAACAAAGAACGAAAAAATGTTATCATGTTTCCACATAGATTAAATGAAGATAAACAACCCGAGATAGTTACAGATTTAAAAACAGATTTCGATATTCTCATTACTCAAGAAAAACATCTCTCCAAAGAACTTTATTATAAGAACTTAAGTGAAGTTAAAGCTGTATTTAGTTGTTCTTTGCATGAAAATCTTGGTATCAGTATGATGGAGGGAACATTAGCAGGTGCTATACCTATTGTTCCTAATAGATGTTCATATCAAGAAATGTACCTCGATATATTTAAATATCCATCAGAATGGACTTCATCATTTGATAATTATAAAAAATATAAAAAGAATCTAATCAATTTTATAAACAATCTTATAAACAATTATGATAATCTATATCAAAGTATGGAGGAACAAAGAAAAGATCTAATTGATAATTATTTAACTCCTACAATTATGATTAATAAACTTTTAAAGGATTGATATGAGTAAATATATTTCAACAAAAACCTATGGACATGAAAGAGGTTATGCCGTAGCATATCGCCAATGGAGAGCAGATACTCATTGTAATAAAATTCATGGTTATGCTTTGGCTTTTCATTTTGAATTTGAATGTACTGAACTAGATAATAGAAATTGGTGCGTTGACTTCGGAGGATTCAAATCTCTAAAAGAAAAATTAGATGATTGGTTTGATCATACTTTATTAGTAGCAGAAGATGATCCCGAATTCAAAACCTTTGAAATGTTACATGAAAAGAAACTATGCAAAATGGTTGTTGTTGAAAAAACTGGATGTGAAGGATTAGCAAAGTTTCTTGCAGATTATATCCAAGATATTTGGATGGAAGAAAATGGTTATAATGATGGTCGTGTTAAATTAAGAATGGTTAAAGTAATGGAAACTCCTTCAAATTCGGCAATGTGGATTAATGAATAATGCAAATAGCATTAGTTACCGATACGCACTTCGGAGCACGTTCCGATTCTATAATATACGATAAGTTTTTTGAAAAATTCTATACAGAGGTTTTCTTCCCCGAACTTGAAAAACGAGAAATAGATACTATCATTCATCTAGGCGACGTTTTTGATAGAAGAAAATATATCAATTATGTTACTCTTAGATCCTGTAAACGATACTTCTTTGATGAACTAGAATCTAGAGGTATTACAGCACATGTACTTACAGGTAACCATGATACAACATATAAAAATTCAAATGAGATTAATTCACCAGATATTCTTTTAATGGGTTATTCTAATATTATTACTTATGCTAAACCTGAAGTAGTTAGAATAGGTGGAATCGATATTCTTATGATGCCATGGATCTGTGCAGCAACACATGATGAATCTATACAAATAATAAAAGAAGGTGCAGCTTCGGTATGTCTAGGACATTTTGAGTTCTCTGGATTCCCTATGTATAGAGGACAAGTAAGTGAAGATGGAATGGATCCTTCTCTTCTTGCGGATTATAAATTGGTTTGTTCAGGACATTATCATCATAGATCAGCTAATAAGAATATAGTTTATTTAGGCAATCCATATGAATTTACTTGGCAAGATCATGGTGATCAAAGAGGATTTAATATTCTTGATACTGATACTTTGCAACTTGAATTTGTACTAAACCCTAATACAATTTTTGAAAAGATTTATTATAATGATGAAAACACCGATTATAGCAAAGTATCAGTGAATAAGTATTCAAATAAAAATGTAAAACTTATTGTAGAAAAGAAAACAGATTTTTATATGTTTGATAAGTTTATTGATTCTTTGTATTCTTCTATACCATTAGATTTAAAGATTGTTGAAGATTTTTCTGATTTTGAATCGACAGAGGATAATGAATCTGTTAGTATAGAGGATACGATGTCTTTACTTTCTTCATATGTTGATGCAGTGGAAACTCCTATGAATAAAGATAAAATAAAAACAATTTTAAAAAGTCTTTATGTGGAAGCACAGGTGTTAAACGAATGAGTGTAAATTTTGAAAAAATTAGATGGCGTAACTTTTTATCTACAGGTAACTCTTTTACAGAGATTCAATTAAATAGAAGCACAACTACATTAATTCTTGGCGAAAATGGTGCAGGCAAAAGTACTATTCTCGATGCCATTTGTTTTGCCCTTTTTGGTAAAGCATTTCGCAATATCAATAAACCACAATTGATCAATTCTATTAATCAAAAAGAATTGATTGTTGAAGTAGAGTTTATAACTAATAAGAAGAAATATATTGTAACAAGAGGAATTAAACCTAATATCTTCACTATATTTTGTAATGGGGTATTAGTTAATCAAGATGCTGCATCTAAAGATTATCAAAAAGTACTTGAGGAGCAAATTTTAAAATTTAATTATAAAGCATTTACACAGATAGGTATTCTCGGTAGTGCATCTTTTACTCCTTTTATGCAGTTGCCTTTAGCACATCGTAGAGAAGTTATTGAAGATATTCTTGATATTCAGATCTTCTCTGTAATGAATACTTTACTTAAAGAAAAATTATCATTTAATAAAGATACTATTCGGGATCTTGATAGTAAAATAGAATTACAGAAACAAAAAGCGAAGATGCAAAAAGATTTTATTAAAAAGATCGAAGATACAAGAGATAAAAAAGCAGAAGAAGTTCGTAATGAGATAGAAAAAACTACTACAGAAATAGAAACTGCTCAAAAAACCATCGATCTATTAATGAATGATGTTACTGAAAAAAGAAAGAAAACTGACAGAAAAGATACATTAGAAAGTAAACTAGTTAAAGTAAAAACAATGCAGCAGAAACTAGACACATGTAATGTAAAGTTATCAACTGAAATTGTTTTCTATAAAAATAATGATGAATGTCCAACATGCAAACAATCTATTACACAGGAATACAAAGAAGATATCATTCAACAAAAACAAACTAAATATAAAGAAGTAGAAGAAGCAATTAAAAAATTAAATAAAGATTTGAAAAAGATAACAAGAAGTATAGATACTATTGATCATCTTAATGATGAAATTGATGAACTAAACAAAAAGATCCATGAGCACAATAGTATCATTCTTGCGAGTGAACGATACTTAACCAAATTACGAAAACAAGAAACTCAACCAACAGATGATATAGTAAATAATTTAGATCAGGAGAAGAAGAAGTTAAAGGAACTCGCTAAAGAAGTACTCAATTTATCCAATGAAAAAACATCTTTAAAAGAAGAACAAGAATATTACAATATCTGCACTCTATTGTTGAAAGATACAGGAATTAAGACAAAAGTAATACGACAATATCTTCCTATCATTAACAAATTAGTAAATAAATATTTAACATTGATGGATTTCTTTGTTCATTTTGAATTAGATGAAGCCTTCAATGAAGTGATAAAATCCCGTCATAGAGATGAATTTAGTTATGCATCATTTAGTGAGGGTGAAAAACAACGTATAGATCTATCACTTTTATTTACATGGAGAACAATAGCTAAAATGAAGAATTCAGTAAGTACAAATATTTTAATACTTGATGAAATCTTCGATAGTTCATTAGACAATAATGGTACAGATTTTCTTATGTCTCTTTTGAATACTTTGGGTGAAGAGACAAATCTTTTTGTAATCAGCCATAAACCAGATGCACTCTACGACAAGTTTCGTTCTGTAATCAGATTCGAGAAACACAATAACTTCTCAGTAGTTAGAAGTGCTTGACATTCCTCTTAATACATGTATAATATTCGTTCACTCGTTAGGAGATGTACATGAAAAAGACTCTTTTTGTTGCATTGATGTTGGCAGCAGGTGTTGTAAACGCACAACATCGAGGACATAATTATCATAGATATAACCATGGTCATCATCATGGTCATCATCATGGTCATCATCATGGTCATCATTACAAATGGATAGGTCCTATGGTTGCTGGTGCTATAATCGGTGGTGCGGTAGTGTATACTCAGAGACAGTATATACAACCTTCCACTATATACGTGGAAAAAGTACCGGAAAATCAAGTAGTTTGTGATTCTTGGATAGAAAAAATCGATCAAGATGGTAATGTTTCCCGCGAACGAATTTGCTATCAACGATAACTCATTGATTATAAAGTATATTATGAAAAGTGTTGAAATTCAACAAGTTATTTACGATTGGGCAATGACTCAAGATTTCACTGCCCCATATGGTGTTCTGATGGGTAAGCATACAAATAAAAAAGGTAAACAATATCTTAGTGTTACATTCGGACGTGCAAGAACCCTTGATGCTACAGTAGAAATTTACAATCGTAACTTCATGATTCTACGAACAAATCTTCATGGTAATAAAATCTTTAAAGATTTCAATGAGTTACAAGAGGCATTAAATCTTCTTTAAACTGCTTGACAATTAGTTCAGACTCTGTATAATCTCAGTATACGTTGATTAATTGATGAGGGAAAATATGCAAGCAGCGAAGATCGTTTTTAGCAAGTCACTGAACAAGTATACTGCTATTGTCGGTTCTAAGATCATTGCAAAGTCGAGGAATCAGGACTATCTGGTCATGCGTATTGCTTCGATGGGTTACACTCTCGCATCTGCACCTTCGATAGCAGAGCAGCAGAAGAAAGCAGATGAATTTGGCATTAATAAGCGGTTCGACTTTGTTGGTAAAATGGTCGATATGGTATCAAGCAAGACCATCGCCTCTGCCGTAATTACAGGTCAAGGTGGTTTGGGTAAGACGCATTCGGTGCTGAAGGCTCTCGAAGAGTCTGGTATGCAGAACGTGACTGAACTCGCATCGTTCGAGGTCGGTGCCAAGGTTCAATCGTCAAATTCCTATCGCATCATCAAGGGATTTTCGACTGCTAAAGGTTTGTATCGAACCCTGTTTGAGGGTAACGGTATGGTGCTGGTGTTTGATGATTGCGACAGTGTTCTTAAGGATCCTGTTGCATTGAATTTGCTTAAGGGTGCTCTTGATTCTTACTCGGAGCGTTATATCAGCTGGAATGCTGACATTCGAGATGAAGATCTTCCTCGTTCATTCAAGTTCACGGGCTCTGTTATCTTTATCTCTAATATGGATCTGGACTCAATCGATCAGGCAGTTCGTTCCCGCGCTCTTTGCGTGGATGTATCGATGACAGAAGAGCAGAAGGTTGAGCGGATGGAGAAGATCATCGAGGACAAGGAGTTTCTGCCAGAATATTCGATGGAACAAAAGATTGAATCTATCGCATTCATCAAGATGTGTCTCAAAGAGATTAGCAATTTGTCTCTGCGGTCGTTGATTGCGACAGTTAAAATTCGTTCGCGGGGTGGAGATTGGAAGTCTCTTGCAAAATATATTCTCACCCAAGGAGCTTAATGTAATGGTAATAAAAGTAATTGAGCGTAAGTTACAAAAAAATCTAGTTAAAGAAACTATATGCCATTGTTGTAATAACACTCTAGAATATACATCTGAAGATGTACATGAATATAGAGAATATGACTTCGATCTGCGCGGTGATATAGTATACTATATCGAATGCCCAGCTTGTTTTCAGAGAACTCATGTAACAGGAAAAGTTTAAAATGCTGCTTGACATCTTCTCTTGTAGCATTTATAATATAAAAAATTGTTAAGGAGTTAAGAGTGATTTTATCCCAATCAAAGTCAATTCTAGCAAAGCTTCTTGCTGAAGAAGATATTAATGTGCAACATAAGAATGTCTCAACTGCCTACTTTGAGTTGAAGAATAGAACACTTGTCTGCCCTATATGGAAAGACATGACTGCAGATGTATATGATCTTCTAATGGGGCATGAAGTCGGACATGCTCTCTTTACTCCTGCTGAAGGGTGGCATAATGCCATTGATAAGAAGAATTCAAAGGGATTTAAAACCTATCTAAATGTAGTTGAGGATGCTCGAATTGAGAGGATGATTAGAGGAAAATTTCCTGGGCTTCGTAAATCCTTTTACTCCGCATATAGAATTCTATTTGATAATGATTTCTTTGGAGTGAAAAAATATAATCTAGATGTAGAGAAGTTGCCTTTGATTGATAGAATCAATCTTCATTTTAAACTTGGTTCTATTCTCAATCTAAAATTCAATACAGCAGAACAATATTATGTAGATAAGGTTGATACTTGTCAGACGTGGAGTGATGTAGAGAAAGTATCTACTGAGATATATGATTATGCGAAAAAGACTGAATCTAATCTTCTCCACTTTGATATCATGGATGAGATGATGGATCAGGATGGAGAAGATGCTGATTCAGATTATTATGAAGAAGTAGATGAAGAAGTAGATGAAGAAATAGATCCTATATCTATCACGGATCAAGAATTTAGAAATCGTGAGAGTGATCTGAGAGAAGAATCTTCTGAAGATACTATTTATCTTACTTTACCTAAGATGAATTGGAGACCTCGAATTATTGGCTATAAAACAGTATATAAGAATATTGCTCAAAGTTATTATGATGTCTACAAAAACTATGATCTCGCAATTCTTTCCGATATCGAAGTAGAAAGAAACAAACTATTTTCAGAGTTTAAAAAGAAAAATGAGAAATATGTTGCTTATATGGTCAAGGAATTTGAGTTGAGGAAAAATGCTCAGCAATTTGCAAGAGCAGCAGTATCAAAGACAGGTGAGCTTGATACCAAGAAACTTTTTTCATATAAAATTGCTGATGATCTCTTTAAACGCATGACTATCATCCCTAATGGTAAAAATCATGGGTTGATTATGTTTATTGATTTTTCTATGTCAATGCATGATCATTTTAAGGCAACAATAGAACAAACTATTCTATTAGCAATGTTCTGCAGAAAAATTAATATCCCCTTTCATGTTTACTCGTTTACTAATGCCGCAGACCTATATAAGGAAATCCCCACAGTAGCAGAAGAACAAAAAATTCCATTATTCCCTAATGTAGAAGATGGTAATCCTATCTTCCCAGAACGAGGATTTAGACTACGTGAGTATATTAATTCAAGAATGTCTAGCCGTGAATTTAAACATGCGTTGAAAGTTCTTCTACTTATTGCTGAATCCTATACATATAACAATAAATTTGTAATGCCTTATTCAGAAAAACTAAATTCTACTCCTTTGGATGAAGCTATTATCGCCGCTATTCCTCTGGTAAAAGAATTTAAAAAAGTTAATAAACTTGATATTGTGAATACTATCTTTCTTTCAGATGGAGAGTCTGATGGTTGCACATCATATAATGTTATAAACAATAACGGGGCAACATATCTGCCTAGATATTCTTCAACTCGTATAATCACTGATCCAGAAACTAAACTACAAGGGCTATCACATAGTAAGCAACCTCTTACGTGTGCTTTACTTCAACTATTTAAACAGTTAACCGATTCTAATGTTGTTGGATTCTTCTTGGCAGGTAATACAAGATCTAAGATCCATAAATATATCTCAATTTATAGTTCTAAACTTCTTACAGAAGAAAATTTTAAGAAATTTAGAAAACAAAAATATTATGAGATCAATGGTGGAGGTTATGATAGTTTCTTTATTCTTACAGGTGGAAAGGATCTAGAAATTAATGATGATGGTATAGAGGTATCTGAAAAAGCATCTAAGAATGAATTGAAAAAGGCATTTATTCTCAACAGAAATAAAAAGAATTTTAATCGTATGTTTCTTAACAGATTTGCTGAGATTATCTCCTAAGATTTTGCTTGACATCTGATTCTAGTTATATTATAATATATTTTTAACATTGAAGAAGGGATATACATTATGGCACGCACTAGTTTTTATACTCCTGAGCAACAAAAGAAAGTTATTTCTCAACTAGTTGAGAAGTTTGGTCCAATTGTTACTAGGAAACAGATTCTTTCTTTTATTGAAGAAAACAAATATCCCTTTCCATTCTTCATCTTTAATTTTGGTACATATAAAAGTGGTCATGGATTGTATAATTTTATCGTCAATGCACCTGTGGCCAAGAGTGAAGAAAAAGTTATTGAAACTGAACCCGCAATGGCAGTAGTTCCTCTACGGCAGAAACGTATGCATACAGAAGTAGACAATCTTGTTCCTGAAAAAGATTCGACATATGTTCCTTTTGGATTTTTCAAGGATCTAGAATCGATTATTCGTTCATATGAATTCTATCCCGTGTTTATCACTGGACTTTCTGGTAACGGTAAGACAACAATGGTTGAGCAAATCTGTGCTCGTATTAAGAGGGAATGTATTCGTATCAATGTATCAATTGAGACAGATGAAGATGATCTAATTGGTGGAAATACTCTTGTAGATGGCAATATCGTTTATCGTGAAGGACCATTTCTAACTGCAATGAAACGTGGTGCTGTAGTCATTCTAGATGAAATTGATCGTGGATCTAATAAACTAATGTGCTTGCAAGCTATTCTAGAAGGTAAACCATATTTCAATAAAAAGACAGGTGAGGTTGTACATGCAGCTAGGGGCTTTAATGTAATTGCAACAGCAAATACTAAAGGACGAGGTACTGAAGATGGAAAGTTTATTGCTGCTCAGATTCTCGATGAAGCATTTCTAGAACGGTTTCCCATTACAATTGAACAAGAATATCCTTCTTCATCAGTAGAAAAAAAGATTATTATTAATAATATGGATGTACATAATTGCACAGATGAAAGTTTTGCAGATAAACTGGTAACATGGGCAGATATCATTCGCAAAACCTTCCAAGAAGGTGCTATCGATGAACTCATTTCTACTCGTCGTCTAGTTCATATTGTTAAAGCCTATAGCATGTTTAAAGATAAACAGAAAGCAATTCAACTTTGTATCAATAGGTTCGATGAAGAAACTAAAGGTGCTTTTTTAGATCTTTATTCTAAAATTGATACTGAAACACAACCTATTCAAGAACAACCACAACAAGAAGTAACACCTGAAAATACTGCAGTATAAATAACAAGGAAGTTAAAGGAAGCGGGCTTAAGCCCGCTTCCTTTATTATATAAAAACAATGTGGAAAATATAATGAAGAAAGTTGCTTTAATTACAGGTATTACAGGTCAAGATGGATCTTATCTAGCAGAACTTTTACTTGAAAAAAATTATGAAGTACATGGTATAATTCGCCGTAGTTCTTCTATTAATACAAGTAGAATTGATCATGTATATGAGCATCCAAATCTAAAATTACATTATGGTGATGTTACTGATTCTCTTTCTCTAACTTCTATTATTCAAAAAGTATGTCCTAATGAGATATACAATTTAGCGGCTCAGAGTCATGTTAAAGTCTCCTTTGAGATACCTGAATATACAGCTCAAGTTGATGCTGTAGGGACATTGAGAATATTAGAAGCAGTTAGATTTCTAAAATTAGAAAAAGTAACAAAAATTTATCAAGCATCGACATCTGAACTATATGGATTGGTGCAAGAGACTCCTCAAAAAGAAACTACTCCGTTCTATCCTCGTTCCCCCTATGGAGTGGCGAAACTATATGGATATTGGATAGTAAAAAATTACCGAGAAGCATATAATATGTTTGCTTGTACTGGTATACTTTTCAACCATGAGTCACCTCGCCGTGGACATAATTTTGTGACTAAGAAGATTGTAGATGGATTAAGAAATATCTGTAAGGGTAAACAAGATGTATTATATTTGGGCAATTTAAATGCAAAGCGTGATTGGGGACATGCAAAAGACTATGCTAGAGCAATGTGGTTAATGATGCAACAAGAAACACCTGATGATTATGTTATTGCAACAGGGGAGCAGTATTCAGTTAAAGAATTTATTGAAGAGTGTGCTCCTCATTTCAAAATGAGTATATATTGGGAGGGCGAGAGTGAAAACGAAGTGGGTTATGATCGTTTTACTGGTCAACCAGTAATTAGAGTTGATCCGAGATATTTTCGACCATCAGAAGTAGATTCTTTATTAGGTGATGCCACAAAAGCAAGAGATGTATTGGGATGGAAACCTGAATATACATTTGAAAAATTAGTGAATGAGATGTGCAATGAATAAACATGAGAAAATTTTTGTTGCAGGACATAGAGGTTTAGTTGGATCTTCATTAGTTAGACGTCTAACTGAACTAGGTTATAGTAATATACTAGTGGTGGATAAAGAAAAAGTAGATCTTAGATTCCAAACAGCAGTTAATCAATTTTTTGAAAAAGAAAAACCCGATTATGTTTTCTTAGCTGCAGCTAAAGTAGGTGGCATTAACTACAATGCCACTCATCCAGCTGATTTTATCTTCGATAATCTTGCTATACAGAACAATGTAATCAATGCAGCTTGGCATGTAAATTGTAAAAAGTTATTATTTTTAGGTAGTGCATGTATCTATCCTAAAGTCACACCACAACCTATTAAAGAAGAGTATTTACTCACTGCACCATTAGAACCTACTAATGAACCATACGCACTAGCAAAGATTGCAGGTCTACGCATGTGTCAGGCGTATCATAAACAATTTGGTTTCAATGCTATCAGTGTTATGCCTGCTAATCTGTATGGTATTAATGATAATTTTCACCCTGATAGATGCCACGTAATTCCTGGTATGATTAACAAGTTTTACAATGCTAAAGTAAACAATCTACCACAAGTTGAGGCATGGGGAGATGGAACACCTACGCGAGAATTTTTGTATGTAGATGATTTAGCAGATGCTTGTATTTTTCTTATGAATTATTATGATTCACCCGATCATATTAACATTGGTAGTGATGTTGAAATTACTATCAAAGATCTTTCTGATATCATTAAAAAGAAGATTGGTTATGAAGGTGAAATCTTTTGGAACATCAATAAACCTAATGGTACTCCTCGTCGTAAAATTGACAATGAAAAGTTATTTTCTCTTGGGTGGAGACCAAAAGTGTCATTTGAAGAAGGATTAGAGAGATCTGTAAATTGGTTTATTGCTAATAAGGATAGATTTCTATGAGATGGCCTTTGATGGGTGAAACAATTACCTTTATGGATAGAGTCAAGATGGCTAAGTTCGTACTTACTACCAAAAGATTTACTAATGGTAAAAAAGTATATGATTTTGAAAAACAATGGAGTGAGTGGTTAGGGTGTAAACATTCACTTTTTGTTTCAAGTGGTAGTACAGCAAACTTTCTTCTCATTGCTGCAGTAAAAGAACATTTTAAGTTACAGCCCGGTGATAAAGTTTTGCTACCCGGATGTACTTGGATGACTAATGTCGCACCAATTATTCAATTGGGGTTACAACCTATCTTTTGTGATATCAATTTACAAGATTTTAGTTTTGATTATAACGAAGTTTGTGCAATAGAAAAAGTTCATCGAGATATTAAACTAATTTTTACCACACATTTACTAGGTTTTCCTAGTGATTGCTCTGTATTAAGAACTATTTTTCCAAAAGCTCTTATACTAGAAGATATATGTGAATCACATGGGTGTATTATACGTAGTAATTTTCCAGAAAAAGTTGGATCAAAAAGTTTAGGTGCCACATTTAGTTTTTATTTTGGTCATCATATGTCCACAATTGAAGGTGGAATGGTATGCACAAATAATGAAGATCTTTATGATCTCATGAGAATGAAACGTAGCCATGGATTAGCGCGTGAATCAACTTGGTACGATGTTTATGCTAATGCTTATCCACATATCGACAAACAGTTTCTTTTTATGACGGATGGTTATAACTTTAGAAATCATGAGATCTGTGCTGTTTTAGGTATTGAACAACTTAAACGTTTAGATCGCATGAATGAACAACGTGAAAGAAATTATAAAAATTATTGTGAAATAATTAAGTATTATGATAGATTATTCTATCCACACCAGAGAGATTTTTATGCTAGTAGTTTTTGCTTTCCCTTCATTTGTAGAAAAGAAGATACAATGAAGAAACTTAAACAAGTATTCATTAAGAACGGTATTGAGTATAGACCAATTGTGAGTGGCAATCTTTTGGAACAACCTTTCTTAAAATCTTATTCATTAACAACTACAAAGAAGATTACCAATCTTGATATTATTCAGAAAAAAGGTGTGTATATTGGTAACAATCACTTTGTCAAAGATAAAGATATGCAGTTTCTTCACAAAATTATTGGAGAAGTATTATGATAGGTGTTTCAATAGAGGAAACAATTAAGCAAGCAGTAGAGAAAACTCTAACACAAAGAACTCTACCCGATACTGAATATGTTGCTACAGACAATTTGGGTGAGGTTATAGAGAAGTTAGTAATTCTTCACATTCGTACTTGGATGTTAGAGGATGCAATTCAAGGAGCAAAGACTGATGCTGAGATTGCAGAGCTAAAGCGCAAAATAGATATTTGCTTTAAAGTAAAAAGACCAAAATTTGTTCAAGCTATTAATCTAATGATCGATGATTGTATTGTAAGAAACAAAAGTTTAGTTGAAGATTCAGTTAAACTTTATAAAGGTATCGATAGTGTTTAACAGAATAGTATTCTTCAATCACTTTCACCGTGGTGATCTTTTTACTCATAAAGAGTTCGTTCGTGAGATAAAAAAATCATTAAAAAATGTGGACTATGAGTATTGGCATTTTAACCATCCTAAAGTTAATCTTGATCTACAAATTCCATTGACTGGTGTTCCTAAAGTACCCAAAAATCATTTATTTTATAGACATGAAGATACTCTTCTGATTAATACTTGGATTGGTGTGCATTCACAGATTTTTAATGAATGTGGAGGAGTAAATCTACAATCGTTATCTAGAAGTTGGACAACAATATATGAGACCATTAATAGTTTATTTAATGTTAATCTGGTTACTTACAACGACATTACTAAGTATCTTCCCACAGTTAATTACTCTTTTTTCAATTTAGAATCTATTGAAGTATACTTGAAGCAAAGATCATCACAAAAAAAGGTGCTAATCTGTAATGGTATACCAATGTCGGGTCAATCTTTTCAATCCTCAATGGAGGCTGAGATTCAAGAGTTTGCCCTTAAGTATAAAGATATAGATTTCATTTGTACTAAAAAGTTTAATTGTAGTATTCCTAATATATGTTTCACAGATGAAATTATTGCTGATAAAGAAGAATACACTTATAAGACTCCATGGAATGATAGAAGTTTAAACAATTGTGATCTAAACGAGATATCGTATTTGAGTACAAAATGTGATATGATTATAGGGAAGAACTCAGGTCCATTCGTTTTCTGTGAAACCTATAATAATCTGATGGATTCCACAAAAAAGATTATCTCGTTTAGTCGTGGTGAAAGAGAATCGATGTCTAACGGAATAGATAAGAAGTGTGATTACCATTTAGTTACAGATCATTCACCTGACAATATAAAGTACATTATTGAAAGAGAGTTGAATAAATTATGAAACAAAAACTGAAACTAGGATTTACTGATACACATGACCATCTAGCATCATTCTTTTATCACATTCTCTCTAAAAGATATGATATTGAGATTGATAATGAGAAACCAGAGTTTCTCATCTTTGGTGATGAAAATTTTGGTACAAATAACAAAAACTTTTCAAAGCTGGATTGTATTAAAATTTTTTACACTGGTGAAAATCGTAGACCAGAAAATTATGATTGCCATTATGCAATAACTTTTGATCATAACTTTAATCCATGGCATTATCGGTTGCCTCTGTTTATGATCTATATTTGGTCTTTAGAGAATATACATAAAGCACCTTATCCCCAGGACTATATTCTAGAGAATCATATTCAACCTAAGACAGATTTCTGTTCTTTTGTTGTAAGTAATGGTGGATGTAAGGAGAGAAATGATTTTTTTCAAAAATTAAATGAAAGAAAACTAGTTCATAGTGCAGGTAGACATTTAAAGAATGTTGATGTACAATTAGATACTGAAGTAGATAAGATCAACTACTTAGCTAAACATAAGTTTAATATTTGCTTTGAAAGCGGATCTCATCCTGGTTATGTAACAGAAAAGATTCTTCATGCTTTTTATGCTGGTACAGTGCCAATCTATTGGGGTAGTCCTACAGTATCACTTGACTTCAATCCAAATGCTTTTATCAATGTTCACAGTTATAAAGATATAAACCATTGTATTGAAACAATTATGGCTATATATAATGATGATGAACTGTATAATAGAATTTTGACTCAACCAAAGTTTCCTTTTAACATTCCTCCTTCTTATTATCTTTATGATAATTTTTTAAATTGGTTTGATGCTATTGTTTATAGAAAGATTGAATCGAGAGATGCAAATACACTCATTTATTTTTAATTGGCGAGGTCAATATGAAAAAGCCAAATATAAAGAAAAACAATTAAAAGATCTTGGATTAAAAGTTACTGTTATTAATAGTGATGATACAGTAACTGCACAAGAGGTTGATTGGATCAATATAGGAGAATGTTCTTATTTTACATCTCAATTTTTAATGGCGTTAAAATTATTTGATGGTGATATTTTATTCCATATTCAGGCAGATGCATCTTATGATAATTGGAATAAATTGATTGAAGATGCAAAGATATATTATGAAAAGTATAAATGGGGGATATATGCACCTAATGTAGACTATACATGGTATGATTCTACGAGAACAGATATTTCTCAAGTAAAGTTTAGAGATGATGCCAATTTGAGATTAATATCTTGTCCTGATTGTACCTGTTGGTTTATACATAAAGATATAATAGAAGAGTTTAATAATAGACAGATTGATATGAGTCCATATAAAATGGGGTGGGGTTGGGATATTATTTTTCCAGGAATAAGTTTTCTGAAGAGTAGATTGGTCATTAGAGACTATAATCATACGATAGAGCATCCTCCGGGAACCAACTATAATAAGAACCAAGCTGAAGTTGAGATGCAGCAGCTTTTCAATTCTCTCCCCAATGATCTAAAAGTTATGTTTAGTTTGATTAAAGGTGATCGTCAACAAATTTTACAAATGTTCAAAAAATAGATATGAAAAAACTATTATCCTTTTCTGTGTGGGGAAATAATCCTCGTTATGTGGTGGGAGCACATCGTCAAATTGAACTTGCTAATAAGTATTTTCCTGATTGGAATATTAGAATTTATACTGATAATTATTCAAACTTTAAGAAATATCAGTATGTTGAGTTAGTAAGATGTGAAGATGGTTCACCAGGATTATTTTGGAGATTCTTTCCTTTATTTGAAGATACTTATGACATTATAGCGAGTAGGGACTCAGATAGTAGGTTTTCATTCAGAGAATGCAAAGCTATGAAAGAGTTTGTTGAGAGTGGTAAACGATTTCATGTTATTCGAGATCACGAAGCACATTTTCAATTTCCAATCATGGGGGGGATGTTTGCATGTAAGGGTGGATTACCTATCTCTCTAAGAGAGGTGATGATTGACTTTATGCTAAAACAAAAAGAATATTTAAGTGATCAAATTTTTCTGCGCGACTTTGTTTGGAAAGATGTTGAAAGTGATACGCTTATTCATAGTATGAATGAAGGTTGGTTCGGTGAAACAAGAGCAAAGTTAAAGAATCGCTTTTCTTTTTGTGGAAACGGATATGATGAGCATGACATGCCTTTGTATGCTCCAACACTAAAGGAATGTGTTGGGTTTAACCCAAAAAATGTACAAACACAGTATAGGTTTGATTTTGGGCAACTAAATGACTAAAGTTATAGTTCATCATCATTTGGGACTAGGTGATCATTTTATATGTAATGGTATAGTCAATGCCCTTTCAAAACAGGTGAAAATTTATCTAGTCTGCAAAGAAAATTATTATGAAACTGTTAGTTATCTATATACAGATAATTTCAATGTAAAATTAATACCTCTATATAACGATAGCTACTTTGGTGAATTTGAACAGGTATCTCATATTCAAAAAGTTCTACAGAAAGACTTAATAAGAATAGGATTTCAAAACATAGAACATACACATTTTGATAGAAATTTTTATGAGTCAGTTGAAATGCCTTTCGAGTATAGATATACAATGTTTAGATTGCCTAAAGTTAATCAAAAGGCATCTAAACTATATCAACAGCTATCACATGGGCAAGAATATGTACTGGCACATCGTCAATCGAGCGAATCTAAATATAATATAAATATAGACACACATTTGCCTGTAATTGATGTTGATCTTAGAGTTTCTCAAAATATGTTGAATTGGATTGATCTAATAAAGGGTGCTTCTCAGATTCACTGTGTTCCTAGCAGCTTTTACTGCTTAGTTGATAGTATAGCGTCTACTCTCGAGGGTAAGTTGTTTTATCATGATATTAGAAAGGGTACCCTTCTAAATCCAAATAACGAGTTTAATAATAACTGTTGGAATGTAATATCTTATGCTTCCAAACTATAACTGTGATAACAACGGGGTTATCTTTCAACAAACCAAGGTTCCAACCAAATATGACAAAACCTATGTTATAGATAGATACGATTCATATGGAGAGTTATCTAACTATATGGGTTATCTTAGACTAGGATATATTGTCGGGGCTTTGGGACGTATACCAGAATCGATTCTTGATGTGGGATATGGAAATGGCGCCTTTCTAAAGGTATGCACGAACATAATATCAGAATGCTACGGAAACGATGTAAGTGGATATAATCTGCCCCCCTCTTGCTCATTCATTTCAGAAATTACTTCAAAACATTTTGATGTTATAACATTTTTTGATTCTCTTGAACACTTTGAGGATATAAGCATTGTAGGTGAGCTGAAGTGTAACTATTTAGTTATTAGCGTACCTTGGTGTCACTATTATAATGACAGTTGGTTTGAGAACTGGAAACACAGACGTCCGAATGAACATCTCTTTCATTTCAATGAAAATTCATTAGTTAAGTTTATGTCGGAACATAAGTTTGATCTTTTGTCTTTTTCACATATAGAGGATACTATCAGAAAAGGTGAGCAAAGAAATATCTTAAGTGCTATTTTTCAAAAGAGAATTAGATGAAAATCATCGCACATAGAGGAAATATATTCGGTCCCAGTAGAGATGAAAACCGCCCCGAACATATTGACAGAGCCATCTCTTTAGGTTATGATGTTGAAGTTGATATTCATGTAGATCAAGAAACTCTTCTTCTGGGTCATGATAGTGGTATCTATAAAGTTGATATGGCTTGGCTTACAGAACGTAAGAATAGGTTGTGGATTCATTGTAAAAATTTTAATGCTTTAAGTTTGTTATCAGCCACAGACTTTAATTATTTTTATCATATTGATGATCCTTATACTATAACAAGCTTAGGTTATATTTGGACATATCCGGGACAGCAATTTACCCAAAACTTTGTATTGGTTATTCCTGAAATAGCAAATATTATTCCTCAAAAAAATATTGAGTGTTGTGCAGTATGCACAGACTATGCACATGATTGGAGGCTGCAGTGAAAGATTTTTTGTTTATTTACTTTTCCCATCTGCCCGGACCAGAGTTTTTTTTTAGAAGCATTGAAAATTGCGGGTATTCATGTGACTTTGTGACTGAAAAATATGTGCATGAATTTGTCCCCAACAATGAATATAAAGTAGTAATATGTTATTTACATGAACATCCTTATGTATCTCATGTGAATAGAATATTGAGACATCCTCATCTATCTAAAACTTTTATGGTACAGCATGATGATAGTGACTTTGAGCATGTTCAAGTATATTATTCTAAAAGACCACAACTTGTTATTCAGCGTGAATTAACAACTGAAAGTAATTCTCCTTTTGATGCTGCACTAGAGCCGATGCATTTTTCATTCCCATCAATTTACAATGTAGAATTACAAAAAAAAGACATCGATATATCATTCATCGGAAGACAAACTAATCCGAGAAGAGAAACCTTCATTAATTATATCATGCATCTTTCAAAAAATGACCTTAGACATTTTAATTGGTTTATTGACAATGGTAACTGCCGAAACCATGGTGAGTTTGTTAGGATAACTAATCAATCTAAAATATGTTTGCACTTCCCTGGGAATTCACAAGATAGTATCAGAATTTGGGAACTAGCTAGCGCAAACACTTGTTTATTGATGCCTCCAAACAACCTATTATCATTGTCTGATAAACATATGCCTCTCAAAAATTATGTTAAGTATAATGAAGATATGCATGACCTTAAGGATATCCTAACATATTATCTAGCAGAAAATAGATATGAGTATGTTGCAAGAATGCTTCGTGATGAATACAATGAATATCACACACCTAAAAGATGTTTTGAAGCATACTATCAACAAATACTAAATCATGCTCCGGTTGAAAAGAAACCCTGCATTCCAGTCGAATGCGATGATATCTATAGAAGGTTTTGGAATGAGGAAGAGGCTTATTGGAAAGATAAAAGATAGGTAGATATGTTAAGATTTTAACATCCATTACTTTGAACTAAATTGGGTTACACAATAAAAACTAACGTTAAAACATATCAAACAGGTGGTATATGAATAAATTGGTTATTTTTGATTTAGATGGTGTTCTGATAGACAGTAAAGAAATTCATTATAGAACACTAAATACTGCGCTTGGGCAGTTTAATCCCTCCTATATCATTGAGAGAGAAGAACATCTAAAATATTATGACGGGCTAACTACTCAGACAAAATTAGATTTACTTTCAGAGCGAAAGCAGTTGCCTAAGGCTCTTCATTCTCAAATATGGGAACTGAAGCAGCATTTAACATCTGAGTCATTTAGCAGCCTGCTATCTGATGTTAAGATAATTGAAATCTGCAAATGGTTGAAAGCGCAGGACTTCAAAATTGCAGTAGCGACTAATAGTATTCGTCAAACAACAAAGATAATATTACTTCGCTTAGGAATCATGGAATATGTAGATGTGTTTGTCACAAATCAAGATGTTTCAAAACCAAAACCTCATCCTGAAATGTATTGGAGATGCATGACTTTGACTGGCTGTATCCCTAAAAATACACTCATAGTTGAGGATAGCCCTGTAGGTAGAGAGGGGGCAAGGAATAGCGGAGCTCATGTATGTGAAGTCAATGATACTAATGATGTAACTTTAGAGCGTATACAGCATTCTCTGAATAAAATTAATAATGTGCAAGATACTGAACCTTGGGTTGACGAAACTCTAAATGTTCTTATTCCCATGGCAGGGCTAGGTAGTAGATTTGTTTCTGCAGGATACTCCTTACCCAAACCCCTTATTGATGTAAAGGGGAAACCTATGATTCAACTAGTTGTAGAGAATCTAAACATAAAAGCAAACTATATTTTTATTATTCAGCGGGAGCATTATGAGAAGTTTAACTTGAAGTACCTTTTCAACATAATGACACCAAATAACCAAGTTATTTTAGTTGATACGATAACAGACGGAGCCGCACGCACCACTTTACTTGCAAAAGGACTCCTAGATAATAATAACCCTCTTCTTATTGCTAACAGTGATCAGTTTGTTGAATGGTCTCCAAAAGATATCATGTATAGGGCTGTAACAGATAAAGTTGATGCAGGT